GTGAAGTCGCTGTTGAACAATTAACAATTAACGTATTTGGCGTTGGTGTTGATGTAGGAGTACTAGTTGGTGTTTCCTCTGGTGTTATTGTTGGGGTAGGAGTACTAGTTGGTGTTTCTTCTGGTGTAATAGTTGGCGTTGGTGTTGATGTAGGAGTACTAGTTGGTGTTTCTTCTGGTGTAATAGTTGGCGTTGGTGTTGGTGTTGGTATATTTACTACGGTACAAACAGGAAGAACACAAGGATCTCTATAAACAAACAAATCATCACAACTTTGTTCTATTTTAATATCATAACATTCAAACGGCTCTTTAAGGTGTGAAGTTAATATCGTTTTATTATTTTCCAAAGATATACCATTAAATAAAATATTATGTGTCAAATCTTCTGATGTGTATAAATGAAAATAAAGATTTGGTTCACAATAATTTAAAGTTATACCTGTGACTTCAATTAATGTTCCTTCTTGATCCATTAAAAAATCACCTTTTTCAATAGTATCTTCACAGCAAGGTATTATTTCACCTGTTGTTGGTAAAATAAGATCTGAAGGATATCTATATAAAAATTGATAATGACTTTTTTCTAAATTCTCATCATATTGTGTATAAACATAAAGTTTTGTAGTTGGTAAAACCTCATATTTTTCATTTATTATATATCTTTTAATAGAACTTAAACATTCTTTTTTTTCTAATTCAACAAAATTATAATCAAATGAAAATTTTGCACCATCATTAAAAATATTTAGAAAATATTGATGTGATAATGTATTTGGGTTTTTTGGTGTAATTGTTAATAATTTATCACCTACAAGTGTTTCTGATACTGGAATTTCCAAAATATCACCATTATTGATAAGTGTCATTAACTCTTCCGATGTTTCAATATTAGGTTCAGTATTTCCAGATAATATATAAACAGTACTTTCTTTTTTTAATCCATAATTAAAAGACGTTTTATACTGAACATTTGGTTCTATTGTATAACCACTATATAATTCATTTGGTATAACTCTTAATCCTTCTATTCTAAGTTTCTGTTCACAATTTGCGGCATCTAAAACTATTATATCAAAAAGATCTGTTTCAGTTACATATGGAATTTCATAAGTACAACCAGTAACAAAATAATAATCATAATTAAAATCACATAATGTACATGGTCCGTCCACACAAATATTACCTTTACTAATGTAAAAATAATAATAAGGGTCAAATGGGTCTGTTTCAACCCCCACACCAAATACGTTAATTGTTAATTGTTCAACAGCGACTTCACAAATGTTAAAATCATCAGGGTATAGAACTTCTGGTGTGAAAACATGTACTTCTAATTCACATTTAGGTATAGTATTAATATTTGTTTCATAATAAAAATCATATGTCCAATCACATTCGATACTTTCTTTACCTGAAATAGTAAATTTAATTTTTTCTATACCATCATTATCCGTAAAATATTCGTGATGTATATTAAAGTCGTCGTTATTTATATCTAAAATAAGTTCATCAATAGTTTCTTTCCATTTTTGTTTTATATCTTCATTGTTAAAAACTAACCAATCTTTAAACTCACATATTAGAGGAATGAAATCTTCATTACTTCTTAAAACTGTACAATTCTCATCAACTATTGATATAAATTCATTAAAAAACTTTAATAAATCGGTGGTTTTCTGTGATTTTACACCATTTACTTCAATAACAACATTAAATGTTAAACCACTAAATTCGATTAAACCTCTAAAATATTCCAGAATTTTAGTTCCTGGATTGTCCTCTACAGTTCCTAATAATTTTTCTAAATCACCAATAACAATAGTTTCAAAATCAGGGTATAAATTTTCAATAAATGTTAAAGGTAAACAAGGACCACTAGAATGTTTTCTATATTGATATTTAGATCTACCAAACAAACCATTTTCGATTAAATGACCACCTGACCATAAGGTAGTTGCAGGTATAAATTGATCAACTATATTAATCCAATAAGGACTTAAACGTTCAATAAATTCATTAACTTTTATAAAATTATAAGGGGTAAACTGATTACTATTTTGATAATCAAAATAAATGTCTCTTAAAATTTTATATTCTTTTTTATATTTTATAACATTAGTATTTGGTATTGTTTCTTGTATTAAATCATCCAAGAATTCTGCGAATGTTTTACCTGTTTGTGGTGGTAATGATCCAAATGTTAAAAATAATGTTGAACTTTTAGTAAATATATCATAATCAATCGCTCTATTTGTTGATATAAACAATTCTATATTTTTTCTATTTAAAATATATTTAGAATCATCTGTTTCATCAGCATTTTCTGTTTTTAAATTATTAACCACAGGTGTAAGATCGTAACCATAATCTAATCCAGGTAATGTTCTTAAAGCATCGAAATAATCTTCACCAAAAGTAAATGGTTTAGATTTGGTTTTAATCGTTTTAATTCTACCTGTTAAATCAGAATTATCATCATCTAAAATATCTGGTGATATGTGTTCTATTATTTTTTTATACCATCCAGCACCTTTTTCAAAAAACATTGAACCATCACTAAGTTCAAATTTATTAGGTAAACCATTTTCTCTATTAACAGGATATTCAGATCTGGTAATATCAACAAAACTTATATTTGATTTAACTTTATAAGGTGGAATGTCAATATCTATTACGTTTGAGTAATTAACATCGTTAAAAGTATTAAAAGAAACTATTTGATTTTCACTAGAACCTGTTATTGTTCTTATATCTTCGTCATCATAATATGCAATATATTGAACTTTAGTACCTTGAATTACTTCTGAAATATCATTTTCATATTGTTCTTTTGTTTTTGGTAAAGTATCGTTAACAATATATGTTAATTCATTGAAAATAATCATTGGTTCAGGTGCACCTATAAATTTCATAAAAAATTCAATAGCACTTCTAGTTCCTTTTGATTTATAAATGTGTGCTAGATTAACTAAAATTCTTCTATAAAATTCATATTCGCTCTCGATAAGGTTTTTTCCTGTTAAATCTGCTTCATATTGTGTATTGTGTCTTTCATATAATAAGTCTTGTAAAGTTTTTTCATCAACAAGTTTTAAGGTAGATAGACCTAATGTTTCTGCTAAATTTTTTAAAAGAACATCTGGAACATTATTTATTTTATCATAACTTACATTTCTCATGTAAGCAATATTATCTATAAATTTTTTTACTTTATCAAAACTTTGACCATATAATTGAAAAATTGATTCTGCTTTTTTTTCTTCAGTATCAAATTCAAATAATTGTGGTGCAGTTAAAAATCTTACAACAAGATTTGATTTATATTGGTCGATTTCTTCACTAATTGAACTTAATCGTTCAATATAATAATCAAATTCAAGACCAACGATTTGAATATTCCATCCGTCCTTAAATAATGGCCAAGTAACAAATTCTGTTATAAGTTCTGTTGATGACCCATTATTAAAATCTTTTGGTAATCTAAATTTTGCTTGATATTTTGGAGATGTTTCTCTATCTAATAATACAGATTCTAATTCGTCTAAATTATTAAAAAATTCTTCTGTTACACCATCATTTGGTCTTATAAGATAATTGTTTAAATATTCGGTTGATCCTGAAAATAAATCACCATCTACTTTAAAGATTATTTTATTGGCGTTATTTGGTTCTTCATATGATAATATATCATATGTTTTACCATTAATATCAATAACATATTTTTTATATGAAGAATAAAAATTTCTTAACGAATTTAAATCTTCTAATAAAGTATTTGTGTTTGGTGTTTTTAAAACAATATCAAATGGGTTATATATTAAAGAGTTTGTGACAGTAAATTCCGTAGTATTTGTTACTATATCATAAGATATATTTTCCGCTGTAATTGATGTACTACTAACGGGCATATCTTTATCAACATACAATCCTGCTGGAAAATGTTTTATTATTTTCTGAATAGATACACGTATTCTTTCTTTTAATGAGCCAAATAATGATTTTGATCCATCATTTTTTGATGAATTAAATTTTATTTCGTTTTTTTTCTTACTATCAACATTTATTGTTGTAGTTTCTTGTTTTAAATCATTAAGTGTTAAAAAATCTGAAAATGGTTGTGTAATAAAATTTTTACTATCTTTTTCTGGTATAGTTTTATCAATAGTAAAATTAGTAGTCGTCATTTGACTACTACCGTCAGTTATTTGAAAACCAACTAAATTATCGCTGAATGTATCTTTTCCACTAGCAGCTTGACTAGGAACTTTAGTAAATTTCGCCATTATTCAACATCTGTAATAATATCTAAGTTTAATGTTTCGTCTATATCGTCTCTTTCTTCTCTTATTTCATATAACGTTTCATTAAATTCGTCTTTAATTTCATATAAATTATATTGTCTATAAATGTTATTTTCTTTATCATAAATTGTATAGATACCACTTTCAATTGCTTTACTTTGATTTCCATATAATGCATGTGCTAAAGTTGATTCATCGTGTTCAACCATTTCAACTTCAATAGTTATCGGATTAAAATACGTATTTGTGATAATTATTTTTTGATCTGGCTGACCAATGAATGGTATTGTGTTAGGTCTATTTGATGGTGATGAACTAGGTGTAAGTGTTAAAAACATTAAATTCGTTACCTGATCTGTATATCTATATCTTATAGCTTTTTCAGATACATTAGTTAGATTAGAAACAACTGGTTCACAATAAAATGATGATGTTATTAATCTATAAAAATTTTTCATTTTTGTATTATCTTCAGTATCGATATATTCTATTCTATAACCAACTAAACCTTGTGGTATAAATTTATAAACATCATCTACTGGTACAGTTGATAAATCAACAACAATTCCTCTTACAGACGGAAGTGATGCCAAAATACCGCAATCTGCTATTCTACATCTAATTTCTTTTGGTCTTATATATAATGTATAAACACCTAATTCAGAAAAATCAGCCGAATCTAAGGTTAAATTATATAAACCACCCAATATATCACTAACTGATGTTTCATCATCAATTGTTTCAGATGTGTGTATTACCGGATTTAAAATATCTGATGATAATTTTTTAAAATAAGTTGTAGATGGATTTTCTGTTCTATCTGATGAAAAATTACAAAAAATTTCAACATCAGATGAATCTACATCCGAAGGTCTAATATTGCCAAATGATCCAATTGCCATGTTTTTTTATTTATAAATATAAAAATTATTGTTTTTTAACATCAAAAAATCCATTTCCATAAATTTCTAATTCACCTGTACTTTTGATTTCAGATAATCTAAAATTTCTTTCCATTACCCCTAGTTTCCCTCTTTCAACAAAAATATCAGAATAAATTGTTGGTTCTTCAACAAAACCTATAAAATGTTCGTTTCTAGTTATTTGTCCATTATATTCTTCATCTCTAAAAAATATAGATCTATCTTCAGGTATAAAAACTATTGTTTTACCATCTTTATAATCTCTATATCTTATAGTTTCAGTATCACCAGTAATACCCGAATAAGTAAAACTATATCCTGTATATTCAGGGGTAATGGTTAAAAAATCATAATTATTATTAGATCCGTATTTTTTTAATTCGTCTAATCTACTTACGGTTTCACCTGTTATTTCAATATTATCCGTATATCCCGTGAATTTAGAATAATTTTCATATTGTGATTTTTTATGTAAGTCACCTAGTGTTACTTCTGAATAAGGTAGTTTTATTGTTTTTTTAACTATCTGTTTATCCCAATCTGAAGTTTTTGTTAAAGTTAATACGTAATCACCTATCGATGTATATGTATGTGTAACACCTGATGAAACTGGATCCAATATATCTGAACTACCATCACCCCAATCGATTACAAATTCAGAATCTATTAAAAATCTATATTTATCTAAATTAACTGAATTATAAACAGTTATTGTTTTACTATTAGTTATACCGGTATATAAAAAATTATATTTTTGTTCTATTTGTTCAATTTCTCCATCGAAATCTGACATAATACCTAAATTATTAACAGTTTCGGTTAAAAATATTGGTAATTTAAAATTAAAATTTTCAGATGTTATTTCTTCCCATATGTTACCATTCCATTTGTAGTTACCATTTAAAACTAAACCTTCAATATCATTTATATTTTTAACGATATATCCCACTTTAGGTGTATTATCCACATAATAATTTTTTTCCGGTTCGTTAATAATCCAAGGAATTAATTCACCGTCATTATTATACCAATATCCACCATATATTGAATTTAATTTTACTTTAGGTATAAATTGTTTTAATATTTTAAATTCTATTTTTTCCATTATTTAAAAAGGAATTTGATAAAAAGTTATTGGGTCATTTGAACGTCCTATAATATCATTATTCATCGTCAAAACCTCATATGTATAATTATCTCTATCGATAACTACTTTATAGTAAAAATCATCGGTTTCTTCAATTTCATTACCAATTGTATCTTTATTTACAAAATTTAATATTGAACCATCACCAGCATTAAAAAACCTTGCTGTCATATAAAAAGTGTTTCCTGATAAAATAGATTCAGAAAAAATTTCATCTGTTTGAAACCAATATAAAAAAGATAACTCATTATGTCTATAATTAGAACCAATAAAAAAAGGAACAAAAATATAATCATTTGTTGGTGTATAAAAAACTCTTTCACTTGATGTTATAGGTAAATTTTTAGTCATCACAAGTTTTCTATTTGACCTATCGATTATGAAATCTTCATCTTCTGAATCGTTTTCATCAACTTTAAAAAATTCTAATCTAAAAAAACTATTTGTAACTTTTTTATGAAGAGATGCGTTATCGGAATATGATATATCTACTAATGAATAATCTAAACCACCATCATAAGTACCACCACTATAATTATAAAATAAAAATTTATACCAAATATCAGAAGATAAGTCCTCTGGATTTTCAGTTATTCCAGAATATGGTTGATAACTAAATCTTGCTGTTTCATAATTTTCGACAGGGTTTATTATTTTACGTAATGTTTCATCTTCAAATTGTTTTAAAGATTCTTCTTTACCTAAATCCGGTGAAAAATCAGTTTCAATAGTAATATTTAAATTTTTGTTTTTATTTTTATTTCTTATAATTTTCATTAACAATTTATATTATCTGTTGGGTTATTATTTCTAGGTATATTAAAGTCATATAAACCATCTTTTTTGTTTGTAAAATATCTTTCATTTCTTAAAAAGAAGTTAATATCGTTTTTAACATAATGAATATTATTCATAAATGGAAAATCGGTCCCAAAATTTAAATCATCTATATAACCATGATCATATAAGTCTCTCCAAACCCACAATTTCTCGTTTTTAAGGTACTTTGCGTTCTCAGGTAGGTTATCTATCACAGGACTATTAGATACTTCAATATAGGGGGATAATTCCCTTAATTTGACCCTATAATGACTCTGGTAGAATAACCCAAATGGGTTATCAATAGTTGACCCACTAAATCCATCAACATCTCCTGTTTGACCATAATTAATAACTTCAGTTGGATTGGTTATTTTATGAAATGTTTCCGATATTGTTCTTTCTCGCATTTCACTAGGAATATATTCTATAAAAGAACCAATAATACCATCATCACCTTTTTCTAATGGTAAATTATATAATGATATATCTGTAGAACCAGTTCCAATAAAATGTTCATCTATCCACGAATCATGGAAATTAAATTTATATCCCACTTTAGGTGGTGTAATAAAATATTCGTTGGTATTTTTAAAAACAATAGTAACATAAACTTCAGTAGGTGTATAACCCAAATTATTAGTTAAACCATTTAAAACTAAAGGGTTTTTAAAATCATAAAGAACATTTTCCATACGGTTTCTAACTACCAAAACATCAGTTTCACCTTCACTATTTTCTAATAATAATTTTTTTTCATCTTTCCAAATTGAACTTTCAAATCCTAAATTATCAATTACATAATCATTTATATCTGTTAGTGTTTTATGTTTATGTATATAATATTGTGATGTACTATTTTCTATATTGGTATTATCTATACAACGTTTTCCTGTTACTATTTGATTAAACGTTGTTCCTGATGGTATTTGTGTTTTTAAAAGTTTAATTATATATTTTTCAGAATTATAATTTTCATTTCCAGTAGAATTGATATAATAAACTTCTTCGTCTATTATTACATATTCACCAGTATTCATACCATGTTCTACAGGACTTGTTAACACATAAAAATTTCCTAATTCTGTAACTTCAAATGGTATTCCATCACTACTAACAAAATTTAAAACATCGTCTTTTGATGTATATGTCATAGGATAAAAATCATCCTGTTCATTTACATAAGTTAAATAAAAATTCCAATTATAATATGATGCGTTTACTGGTGTTAAGTATTTAGATTCGTCTACTATTAATTCTTCTGTTGTAAAACCTGTAAATAAATTTAAATCATCTACACTCAATTCTGGAACTGATTCATGTATATAGTCTTGTCTAATAAATGCAAACTCATCGTATGGTAAATATCCTGAAAAATTTTGGTTTGAACCATCACCAACTAAATAAAGTTTCTTTCTTAGTTCTTCATAATCATCTGAAACATCACCAAAATATAAATTTTTAAATACCATTCGTATTTTACCATAAATTTTATAATTTAAACTTTCATTTCGTTCTTCGTTAAAAAGTTCATTTACATCTAATACGACGTTTCTATCACCATTATTTAAACTTTTATTAACTTCTTCAAGTTTAATTTTAAAAGATAAATTTTCGTCTGGTGCTTTTTTATATCGTTTATCGGGTAATATTATTCTTTTTTTTTCCATTATTCTATTGGGTTAAAAAAATCTTTAGGACCAAAATTTTCAATAAATCTATCTAAACCTGTTTTTCCGGGTCTTAATCCAAAATAAAACGTAAAAGGTGTTGATAGAATTTGTCTGTTTGATGTATAATAATCTTGTGTTTTTCTTATTATAAAAGTTCCAATATTCCATTGAGTTGTATCCCAACTAGTTATTGTAATTCCAGTATCTACTTTAGTATATAAAATACCTGATGTTGGATTATCTTCAGTACCACCAGTTACTTCTAAATATGTAAAACCAGGGTATGCTGATTCATATAATGTTTCTGAAAATGGTGTTTCTGATATTACATTAAAATCTAAAGATAAATCCGAATCGAATGTAAAACCGGTATATGTAAAACCAGAATACGTATATGTCATTGGTAATAATAAATATTTATTATTATCAGTTATAGTAGTTCCACCGACATTATACATTCCTTGTAACGGTTGTACAGTTATTCCACTATATTTATAGTCCCAAGATTGATCGTCCATTCCCGAACCAGATGTAGGACCGAATCCAGTACCTTTCTTATCCCATAGATAAAATGGAACTAATTGTGATGATTCAGTTAAATTACCAGGTTGATTTATACATGCACGAATTCTTTGACCATCACCACTTAAATAAAATGTTATTGCTATAGGTCCACCATTAAAAATTTGATTTGTTGGTGGTGCATCAGGATCTAAAAATTGAAAAGAATAACCAGCATAATTTAAACTTTGTAAATCAAACTCTTCAATACCTGTTTCATTATGAATTGAAATTAACTGAAGTATGTCACCATCAAAAGCTCTTTTCATTCCATAACTATTAAACCCATCATTATCAAAAAATTTATTTATATTAAATTGTTTATCTGCAACATCCAATCTATAATTAATTGCTAAACCCAGAAGTTCACCAAAATCTTGAAAAGATGTTGAACCTATTGATCTTGAAACAGAACAATTAGGATCCAATGATTTGTCTAAACAAATTTCTTTTATAAACTCGTCTCTAGGTCCTAAATCAACTAATGTTGTTGGTCTACCCAATCTTATAATACCTGTTGTATCTGGATATCCAGTAAAACCTGTTAATGGATCTAAAAGTGGATTAAAAAGTGTTGATCTATAATAAAACCTTTCATCTATTTCACTATAATGTAATAATTTTTTACAATATTTTACCTTAGTTTCCTTTTTCTTATCTTTTATTTTAGATTTAAATTGAAAGAAATATAACGAACCAGATAACCAATTATCGATATATGAAAAATTAACTATACCACCACAAAATAATGTACCAATACGTTTTCTTCTGTAATATTCTAATATAATACCTAATAAACGACCATTTGTTTGAGTACCAGGAACAACATAAAAAATACCATTAGAAAATTCAGATTGTCCAGATTCGGTAATTAAACTATATGTTTCATTTTTATATTTTTCAACAAGTTTTCTATTACCATTTCTATTTGATAAATTAGTTCCTGAAACTTCCATTCCTGCAGTATAACCACTTAATGGAATAATTTCTCTATTAGGTCCATAATAAAATTCTATAACTTCTTCATTATAAGGTACATCATAAATATCACAACCAGATTCCATTTCAATAATAGTACCTTCAGTATCACCACTAAAAACAGTTAATGAATATATAGGTACGTTATTATAAGTAATATTTTCATTAAATACCCTATCTCTATCTAAAAAATAAAATGTACCACTATCTTCATAAAAATATTTATCATCACTTATATATAAAGGAACACCATTATAAAGAATAAAATAAGAACTACCATTAGTTATTAATTCTTGTTTCAATTCGTCTTCTGCGGTTACACCTGTATATATTGTAATTCCGGTACATACTACATTATCTTGTGTTATATTTGTTATTTCAACATCGTTTGATGAACTATTACCTAAAATAGTTGCGGTAGCAAATAAACAATAATTATCATCATTAATTAATCCCGCAGCTTCATTATAATTTAAATCTTCATCGTCTCTACATTCATCACATTCTGGATATGTTATTAAATATAATTTCTTTTGTCCTGATGATTGTAAACTATATGCTCCCTTTCTAAATGGTTCTTCTAAAAATCTAGTTGGCCATTGATCAAAAATATTTGCAATACTATGTAAAAAATTTGCTAGAGTATTAAAAACCAATAAAATAACTAAATTAAACACATGTTCCACAAATAATAACATATCTGCAATTAATAATTGAAATGTGTAATTTTTAACACCAAAATTTACAGGTGGTGTTACAGCGTCACCACCACAATCATCATCATCCCCTGGAACAGCATCTTTAATACCTAAAAATCTATCTTTTTCCATCGTATTTCCCTTAAAATGTGAACCATTAAAAGATGAAACAGTGTAAACTTTATTATACGTGACTCTATAAAAATAATCTTTAGGTTGAAAAAAACCGTCTGATGAATTTAGAATTAAATCTATTGAATCTTCAGGGTAGTCTTGAAAATCTAATGAAAATGAATAAGATTTTGATTCTTCATCATTGTATTCTCTTATATTTGGAACTAAATAACTACCAATAGTTCTTGTTCTTGATAAGCCAGAATCATTTAAACTTAATCTTAATCTATAACAAGATGATGTAGGTATTCCAATGTTGGGATTATTAGTATATTCGTTTTCACCAAATTCATTTGTATATATATATTCCATATTCATAGGTAATAGAATCATAAATGAACCTTCATCATCTATTGTTCCTAAATTTTCAATATATTCTAACAATGGTTTTCCATCTTCATCATATTGTGATGTGAATCTTATACCTTCAACTATACCAGATTTTGTTATTAATTCACATTTTTTACCCATTTTTTTCTTGGGTGTACAATTTTTATTGATAGACATTTTATCTGAATCAGTATATGTTCCACCTATTAGATATGCATTAGGTTCTATTTTCAATCCATATTCTGATAAATCAAAATCTGTTCGTGTTATGGAAATGTCACATAATTCTGGATTACCCCAGAATGGATAAACCTCGATAGTTTTATCAAATGTTTTTATTTGTGGTAAACTATTTAAATTTTCACTAGCATCAAATTCATAATTATTTTTAAATTGACCGACACTAGCACCATTTATAATAAAATCATATGGTCTTAAAGAAAAACAACCAATATCCGATAAATCTAAATCAACATGTAAAATTTGTTGACCTATTGGTACACCCCATATCATAAAATCACCAGCATCATTTGTTTTTACTGTGTATTTATAATATTTTTCATATACTTCTAAAATTTCGTCCCTTGTTAATATATCTAATTGATCTGGAAAAGTACCAGTCGCTTCATGTCCGCCATGTTGTTTTCTTGCTGGTAATAAATTATAACGAAATCCATCTTCATTTAAATCACTTGGTGATTTATATGGATATAATTCTGAAATTACAGGGTCATCCTCATCTTCTTCAGATAAAGGAACAAAAATAGAAATTTTTGCGTTTGGTACACCGAAACCATTGTTAACAGTTATTCTACCAACAACAACACCATAATCAGAACATAATGAAGTATATATATCTTTTTGTGTTAATTTTAAAGATAGTATTTCTAACAAATCAAAAGATTGTTGTAATTCAACTGTGATTTTTTGGTTACTACCGATATCGGTTTTAATTCTAAATTTTTCCATCATTTACTATAAATAGATTTAAATCTATTTTATATAATGAAAGATACGAAAAATAAAAATTAATATGTAGTGGAAGTAAGACTTTTAACCCTAATTTTTATATCATTTTCTGGATATCTAAGTTGAAATATTTGATTTGATTTCATAAAAATAATCATATCTGATTGTGAAATTTCTTTTGTGGTATCATCAACATATGATTGTGATACTTCAGAAATCGAATATTTTCCACCAATTTTATTGAAAACTCTAATGTCTATTATGTTTATAACACCTATAACATTACCTATTTCTCTCATTAAATCACCCACAAACAATGGATCACCCATCGTTCTTTTTTCAATACTAAAAAAATTGGTAGTAGTTTCGATTATTTGTCTTAAAATATCTGTTTGATTTTCATTTTTATTAATCATAACATCAATTTCTAAAGATAAATCAATAACTTCACCAGAAGATACTTCTAAATAATCATTTAACATTCTATATTTTGTTAAATAATTTAATATATTATGTTTAAGAGTATTAGAAACATCATCAGATAAATTACCTTCATCATCATATGATAATAAAAGTATTTTAACCTTATTATCTTCTTCCATTACATTGACTTTTGCAGGTGCACCAAACGTAGATGGCATAGTTTGAATCATTGATTTATAATCATTTAATGTAACTGCTCTGTTTTGTGCAGCAAAATTATAAGCTATCATATTTCTTATTTCTTCAACTGTCGGTGCATCCGCACCACCAATTGCTGGCGTTACATTAGTTACAGTTAATGATTGTTCAACTTGTCCGTTTATATTTGAATTTGGTCCATTAATTACAAAGTCTATTAGTTCTATTGTAGATATAACATTAACACCTAAATTACTTTCTTTTCCCCCACCAATTCTATATTTAACAAATAATGTAGTATTTGCTTTTGGAACATTACCCAATGACATATTGTTTAAAAAGGTAGTTATATTAACTTTCATTGCTCCGTTCATGTAGTTATTTAAATTATCCATAGGGTCAACATTACCTGACCCAAATGTAATGGAAAAATAATTTTCTGGTGTATATTCTGTAATAAATTTTTTTGAAACTGGTATATATGTTCCCGCTTTGAAATTATTTCTATCTGAAACCGATGTTGAATTTTCAACAAAAACTTCACTTTCTACTAAAGATTTAACTTCATACCATTTATTTACATTCGACACAAACTCTGAATATGTTGGATTAGCACCATAATTTGTTCCATCTTTATGTATAATAGATGTAACCCCTAAAACATTTTTTTCTGGTAAATAAAACTTTAAAAAAGGTTTTTGATCTAATTCTGTTATAACTCTTCTATAAATTCTTGTTACACCATTAACTACAGCTTCCCTTTTTACAATGGTATAAGATACTAACTTATTGTTATTATCAAAATTAGGAATTTTTAATCTATTTGGTTCGCCTCTACTATTAAATGGATTAGAAAAATCAATATCTTCAATTGTTTCAAAAATTTGTCCACCACCCGATACTTGTGCTCCTGCTCTTAAAATACCTTCATATCTTTCATCATCTTTATCACCTCTAACTGGAACATTAATACTGAAATCACATAACGCAACTGATGGTCTTAAACCCGGTAATTTCATACCATATGTTTTAGCAATATGAAATAATGATTGTCTTTGTTGTGCAAAATCCAACATTGTTTCTTGCCATACTCTATCAATATGAAAATGTAAATTATCTGCCACTGCAGCATTTAAATCTAATAATACAGAATAAATTGATGCATCATTATAATTACTAATTAAATCAGGATAATATTGTTTTGTTAGGTTAATTAGTTCTTGTCTTAAACCTGAAAAATCCCTAGTTGCGTATGAAATCTGTTTTGACATTATAATGTTTTTTAAATATATTATTATTAATTATTATTATATATTGATGATTATGAAATCAGAAGATGAAAATGCTCCGTTATTAACTGTATAATCTATTTTAACTATGGCAGTATATGGTTTACTAGATTCAGATGAAACTCTAAATAATCTTTCATCTTCCTCTTCACTATATGTTCTCATTGAATCAGGATCGTCTTCAGCAAAAATAACAGTAATAGAATTAATATCTAAATTGGGAATATATTTTCTTACACCCTCTCTAATTTCATCTTCAATATGACTATGTGTTATCATATCATTTTGATTGAATATATATTCATATAATCTAGTTCCAAAATCAGGTAAAAAATATCTACTACCTTTTCTAGTTAAAAGTAAATGAATAAGATCCGCTCTTATTTCTTTTTCCGGAGTTGTTGTCATTTGTAGAAAATCACCCGTTCTACTATCTCTAAATGGAAAATCAATACCATATGTCGCCATAACTATAAATATATCTATTTTAAAAAATAAAATCAAGACATTTTCTTAATGTCCTGATTGTCCAGATAGAATATAAGATTACACCTGTATAACTATAACTTTATAAAAAACTATTTAATTTCACATGCATTTCCAGCACAAGCAAGTTCCCCTGAAAGATTTGTATCATCTTGTAGTTCTATTACTTTAGTTAAATCAATTGTATGTAATTTTGAAAATAACTCATCGAATTGTTCTTTTGTACAATCCTCAAATGGTGGTTGTTTATATGTTCCCGAATCATATGGTAATACCGATAATCCATTATAATAATCACGATTTATCCACATCCATTCACCAACTTCTTCCCATTCTTGGGGTTTTAAACTTATAGTTGCAGATACATTATGTGTATTAGAACCATTTCTATGACCTGGTTTAATCCAATTTTGTGAAATATGTTTTACTCTTTCTAACAATTGAATTGGTGATTCAGTTCTTAAAATAGAACCTTTTGGTGCCGATTGTGGAACAGATATTATTGCTGTGTCATGTGGTCTGAAAAAATCATCTTCTAATAATTCAGGATGGTTTATCATTAAATAGGTATAAATAGATTCATTTTTTCCTACCCTTATTCTACGTATATAATAATCGTTATGCCATGCGTGAATACCACTTGAAGTACCTAAAACTAAAGATGCAGTTCCACTTGGTTTTACTGTGGTAGTACGTGCAGCTTTATTAATACCAATCAATTCAGCAACACGTGCATTTTCCTCTTTAACTATTTTAGCAGTAATTTTCGTATCATATTGTAAAATTTTTCCTGAACCTATTCCAGTCATAGAAACACCAATAAGGGCTTCTTTTTCAGTTGTTCTTTTCCAAATATCCCTTAAATAATGAAAATCTGTATATCCAGCTTGTAATGTACCAATAAATGTAGCTGCACGAACTCTTTCATTCAAATCTTCTTGTGATTCAATATCTGAAACATTAACTTCACATAGATTACAAAATTGATTTGGTCTAAGAGCTATCTCACAACATGGATTTGTACCGTATTCTTTATCGTTTGTTAAATAAATTCCAGGTTCTCCCGCACCAGAAGCTTCAACTCTATGCCATAAATCCATAAAAAATTCTTTAGTTATTCTATGTCGTAATAAAACAGCTGAATTATTTGATCTTCCTCTTTGTGGGTTTTTTTCCCACCATTGTCCTGATTTACAAGATATCATTTCATTATCATCTGCACTAAACAATGAAATTAATGCCGCTCTACGAATACCACCAGCTAATACAGCATCAGCAATATGACATATAATATCGTGAACTTCAATTGGTTCTAATTTATCACCATCTTCTTTAGATTCTAAAATTTTAGTTATATGATGAATACAATCTTTTAACGGTTGTGGTCCAGGTGCTTTACCACCTGATGTTACTAATTGTGCCCCTTTTGGTCTTATGTCTGAAAAATCAAAAATAGGTATTGACGAAGATAACCCAAAATAAGTTTTTATCAAAACTTTAATTGAATCCGCCCATCCTTCAATACTATCACCTATCAAATATCGTCTAGTTCTATTTTTATTTGGTTTTCTAATTTCAGGTAATTTTTCTACATGATGTTTTTGAACTGAATAACCAACACCCGTACCTCCTAATAACAAGAACATAATTTCCGAAAAAACATCAACATGATCGATAGGGGTATATGCACAATTAAAAATCCTATTCGGACTAATTTCAATTGGTTTACCACCAAATTGCATTGATCTCATTGATGGTAAAACTTTTTTAACATGTACAAATTGATAAACGTATTTTATTTCTTCTTTTATTTGTGGGTATTTTTTTATATGCATATTCATATTTCTAGTTACGATCTCATCCCATGTTTCTCGTCTATTTAATTGAGGTATATATTTAGCATACTTCATATACACCGTCAAATCAGATAAAATTTTTTGTGAAATATCCATTTTTACTTTATTTTTTTTTTTATTTATTTTCTTCTTTTATTATTTGAGGATTTCTTTTTTGTTGTGCTCGTTCATACATTTCTTTTTGTCTATTAGCACGTTTTTTAATTTTATCTTCTTCGTGACCTAATAATGTAGTTTGACTTTCAGTATCTATATCAAGATATTCATTATTAAATTTACAATTAGTAAAAATAATACCATCAGGTCCTATTCTAGATTTTAAAATAGTAACCGTTGCTAAATTATGTTCTTTCTGTTCCAATGTTTTACCTACAGATATAACAACATGACCTATCTGTGCTTTTTTAATTGACCCCCCCATTTGATCTGTTGTTACTACTTCTGATGATATTGAATCTCTATTACCTTGTGTTGCTGTCCACAAAGCAATTTCAAATTCAGATGTCATAGCTTCCAAATGTCTCATTATTGAACCCTCACTTTTCCATTCTTCACCTAACATATTACTATTTTCTTGAACTATACAATCCACATAATCAATTACTAAAAGATCTGGAATAAAACCTTCTGTAGCAAGTTTTCTTAGTTTTGATTTTAAACCTGAAACTGTAAGTGAATCACTAGGTAATTTAATTAATTTTAAAACACCTTTTGATTCATTTTTTTTCTGTTTTACAATTGTAATTACTTCATCTTTTCTAGTTACTTGGTCATCGGGTGATATTCCAGTCCATATTGTATAATGTTTCTTTAAAACATTATTCATATTATCTTCAAAAAATATATGTAATACCTTAAATCCTGAATTAAATGCACTATTAGCAAATTTGGTTAATATAGTAGTTTTTCCAACCCCTGTAGGTGCTAAGACAACCCCTAATTCACCAATACCAAGACCACCTTTTAAAACTCTATCTATACCATTTACACCTGTAGGTATAGGTATTCTGGAATCTTTTTCTAATACACTTTCGATATTTTCAAAAGCATCTCGTACATCATTTGAATCTATTCCAACTTGTAACGCGTCCTGTATAATTTTTTCTATTTTTGGATATTCTGTAAAATGTCCTTGGTCAATTATTTTTTGTACTACTTTTAATTCTCTTTTTAATACTTGTTGTTTACAAAATAATAATGTTGTATTTTTTACCCATTGTACATCGGGTACTTCAAATTTTCTTATATCTTCTAATGTATCTAAATGTACTTTAAGAGTAGTATTTTTAGAATTTTCGGCCATTACCTTTTCTTTCAAGGTATCATATGAAGGAATTATATTATACAATGTATATAATTCCTTTATATTTTCAATAATATATTTAAAGTATGGACTGTCAAAATATTTACTCTCTATAACATCCAAAATTGTTGATGTAAATTTCTTATCTTCAATTAATACCTTAATGAGTTTTAATTGAAAATCTGATCCTAAATGACCAAAATTTTCTTCTACCATATTTTATTTTTAATTAAGCTAATTCATAATTTAAGTATTTTGTTTCCACATTTTTAGTGGATAAAATATCTGTTAAATATCCCAATACGCTTCTTACCATAGGTCTAATATCTACCGAATATCTAGCTTTAGGGTGATAGACATGTGCAGGGAATATTCTTTGTATAAATACCTCGTTATCTAGCTTCAATTCCAATAAAAAATGTTCTTTTTTTATTTCTTCTGGTGTTTCTTCAATATTTTCAATTTCGTCTAAACTATTAAAATAATTAAGATCTTCATACATAAATTCATATGATTTTCTTTTTAAATTATCAGAAATATCATCACAAATATCTCTTATTCCAAAATATAAATCTAATGATTTCTTAGCATTTGGATTGAAATTTGGAACACTAAAAAATCTTTGAATAATGAAATTTCCTTCTAAAGTTAAAAGGAATTCTACTTTTGTAACTTCTTGATTTGTCATATTATTATCGTTTTAAAAAATTTTTATTTTTTTCTTTTCTTGTTAATTTTAAAAATGGTGTTAAAAATTTTAACCATGCATCGTCTGTTTTAGGTAATAATGTGAAAATACCATCTTCTACCATCATTTTCATTGTATTTTTATATGATCTACCTTCCTTATCTAAACTTTCATGTATTAATCTTAAAATTTCCATTTTTGCTTCATTATGTAAAAATGGTTCTTTTAGTTCAACTATTTTCGAATTTATATAAAAAAATTCATCACCTAAAACCCCCATTTTTGTTACTCCAGTTAAAATATTTTTAATTGTATTATTATTTTTATCACTTTCAAATAATAAATTAACTCTACCTTTAACATCGTCTAAGGTTAAAACCTCATTTTTTAATTCAGGGATAAGATTAATTAGTTTTTTAATCCCCAAATTTTTAATACCATAGATATTATCTGATGGGTCTCCACATAACATTTTAATTAATTTAACGTTATCTATTAAAATATTCTCGTGATCATATTCAATTGTATCACCTTTTTTATATAATATGTGATGTGAAGGGTTATAAAATTTTGTGTTATCATCTAATAATTGTGTTAAATCTCTATCAGATGAAAATATAATTTTTTTCTCATGTGGAGTGTTTTGTACATAAAAAGCTATACAATCATCACTTTCACAATCATCAAATTCTGTTTGTCTAACATAAATTTCTTCTAAATACTGTTTAACTCTATTCTTTTGGTAGTTGTATGCGCTGATTTCTTCTTCATTTCTGACTTTTTTACCAGTTTTGTCTTTATATTGATGATAAATTTGTTTTCTTTGTATAGATGAATTTTTTCCATCCCAAAACACACAAATCTTTTCGATATTATGTATTTCAAACATTCGTCTAAGTGTGTTTAAAAAATGAAAAATTCCCCCAATATGTTTTCCTTTATAAAAATGGTTTTTTAAACCATAAAAACCTATAGTTAATAAGTTGTCACCATCTACAACTAAAGTATTCATTATTTGTTTTATTTTATGTTAAAGTTTCAGTATAAAGTATAAATAAAAATTTTAACGAAAAAAATTATTCTTCATTTTCTTCTTCATTTTCATAATCAACTAAAATAATATCGTCATTATTACCCAATTTTTCATTCCAAAAAGATGAATAGTTTTTCTTATATAATTCCAATGATTCTTTAGTATCATCAATAAAACCGTTATGTACAGCTATTACTTTTCCGTCTTTATATCCTAAACCATTGATATGATTTTTTAAAATAGATATTTTAGTTCTAATACCATAAGATACTGTTCTACCGTTTTTAGTTGCTGTTATATGATTAATACCGGCTTTTTTCTGGTTTCCAAATAAGAAAACCAATGATGATGCTAACCATATGGCTTCACCACCTTTTGCTTTAATTTCAGGTTGTCCAAATGGATTATCAGGTATATCTACCCATGGCTGATTAACCACTACCAAAGTATTATAATATGGATATTCTTCTTGTTTTGATTTGGAAATTCTAGAATGTAATCCCATACCTATTTTATCTGCCAATACACTTGCATTGTGTTGTTTTCCACCTTTTCCATCAAAGGTCATTTTACATGGTATTGAACCAATAGAATCCCATAAAAACAAAATTGAACGAGGTACATTACCTTTTTCTTGTTGATCTAAGACTTTATTCATAAAGTCAGTTGCTTGTTCTATATAATCGAATCTATCGTTAAAAATAAAATCACCTTTCCATTCACCATTTTCATTTTGACTTGCCGGTAAACCAAGTTCAACAGCATGTGACCATGACCATTTTTTTTCTGTAATAATAAAAACAGGTAAATGTCCTTTTTTAATTGCGTCTACTGCAGCTAAAACTAAAGCATTTGTTTTACCTGTATTACTATGTCCCAAAAACATATTGATTGACCCCATTGCTGGTCCAGGTAATCCACATGCATTATTAAATGCATCACCACAATAATAATATTCTAATTCTTTATATTTTGTTCTTGAAGAAAATTCTTCAATATAGTTAAATTCTTTTTTCTTTATAACCATAATCTTTATTATGTTGTTTTATTATTATTAAAAAAAAAGTATGAGTATGAATAGTTCATCCACACTCATACTTTATAATTTAGAACGGTAAATCATCATCAGGTTCATCATCAACCTGTGGATCTTCTACTTCCGGAGTGTTTCTATTTGATGTCATTGTAGACTCTTCTTCTTCTTGTGAAGAAGAAACCCATTTTTTATCGGTATCATTCCATTTTGGTTCTTCACCTCTGGCTACGATATCAAGGTAATCTTCACCTTTTCTAGAATAAACATCTGACCAAACTAAATCGTCATTCACCCATTCATCAACTACACTTTTATCTGTATGTAGTACGCCTGGATCTTCAGGTATAATAGAATTAATTGTAGTATATTCTTTACCATTACCTGACTTAGTTAATGATAAAGTCAAAATTAGATCTCTACCTTTTTCAACATCAGTAATATCTCCTTTATTTCTAAAAATAGGAAATATTTTATCTAAAACACCTTCACTTTTTGTGTTGTGTTTAAATCTCCAGAATTTCGGACCATCTTGTTCATTATCACGATCAATTAGTTTTACAATATAAAACTTACGTGAACGATAAGTTTTTGATAATTCTTTATCTTCAGGTTTTCCGGTTAAAACTAATTCATCATAAATTTCGTTTAATGGTGATCTTTTACCATCTTGTGCCGGGTCATACAGTTTTAACCATTTACCTCCAACTTGGATTTCATGGAATTTAACTTCAACAAATGGTGATGAACCATCTTTAGTGGGAAGAATACGAATTCTTCTTTCGCCTTCACGTGTACCTTTAGGTAATATGGTTGTAAAATATTTTTTCAACCTTTCTTCTTGTGAAACTTTGTTAGTGTTGCCGCTTGCGGCGTTTTTGTTTTTTTCGTACTGTGCAAGTACTGATTCAATTGTATTCATATATTAAAAAATTAATGTTTATAAACAAAATATACAAAAAAAAAGTCAGATAACAAAACCTGACTTGTTTTTTTTATGAAATAAATGGCATTATTCTAGTGTTAATAAATAAGAAAGTTTATTTATTTCTATTAACATTTCGTCTCTAATAGCTAATAAATCAACATCTTCTTTTTCTAATTTATTTGATAAATCTATTAAAAAAGTTTGTGTTTCTTTTATAAAAGAACTTAAATTTAAATCAGATATATTTTTTATTTTTAAATTTTCATCATTTAAACTAAATCTACCATATTTACCCATAGATACTTCTATAAAGTTATCTATTAGGTCATCAAATTTTTCATATACATTACCAAATGCTATATGTCTTGAATAACCTTTTGTTTGCCAATGTAAAACTTTTAATTGATTTTGTAATTCAAGAAAAAATTTAACATTAGAACTTAGTTGGGTTAAACTCTTGGTCATTTTCATAAGGATTAAAAGATGTACTTATTTCTCTTTTGGAATAGTTTTCAACATCGTCTTTAGTTAAAACATATTCATTTTTTCCTGACATTCTCATTTCACCTTGTTTTTGATTAAAAAAATCAGATGGTTTTTGATTAAATGGATATGAATCTAATGATCTCATTTCTAATTTTTCAACAGGTGTTTGAGGTTTTATTTGTTGAATTTGTGAACCTAATTGATCTATTTTTTGAATAACATTATCCATTTCACTTAATTTAGATTCTAAATCACCTAATTTAGTAAAAATATCATTCATTTTATTAGTTACATCAGGATTTTCAGTTTTTGATGTTTCAAGCTGTTTTTTAATGTTTTTAGTCATGTTAACTAAATCAGTAATATCAATTTCTTCAGTTGTATCATCTGATGTAGGTTCAGCAATTTCTGGTTCAGCTTGTGGTTCTGTACCCTGTTGTACTGGAACAGGTTGAGCACCTGGTTCTAATGGTACTTCAGCATCAGGTACAGGTGGTAATGCATTAGGATCAGCAGGTTCCTCTTGTTCTATTATAAATTTATCTAAATAACGATTTATCGATTTATAACGATTTAATTCTTCTAACAAATTTTTCTTTTCCATTTTTATTCGGTTAATAATAATCTACCATCTTCGGTAATATATTTTTTATTTACTCTTTCAATAATACCATCCTTAGTTGTTATAGTATAACATTCTCCTGTTTTACTATCACAAACTTTTTTTTCGTTATTGTTTTCAGGTTTAACATCGACATCTTCCCCTAAAAATTGATTTAATTTTACATTTAATGTATACATAATTTTTTTTGTTTTTATTAATATAAATATCAAGAAATTTAGTAAATACTTAAATACCTAATCTAAAATAGATAATATCACCATCTCTAATTTCTAATGTTTTCATTATAAACTTAGATAACGCAATACCATATCCTTTTAGATAAGGACCAACACCAATTGGTCCACTATAATCTTCGTCTGGTTCAGTAGAATCAAATTCAGTTATAATACTAAATTTCTTTTCATTTAAAGGATTTATAAAATGGGTTGTACTATATGTTTCAATTAATGTTTTTATATTATTATCGTTAATTTTAAACTTAGTTACGTAATAAGTGGAATTAATGGGAAAATCATTTTCTAAATTTAATTTTTCAATTTCTTTTATTTTACCCCAACTGATTGATTTATTTAAATATTTTGATACTATTCTCATAATATAATCATCAGGTAATACATAAAGTCTACTATTAGTACTCATTTCAACCACTTTAGTTTTTAACCATTTTTCACCTTTATAATTTATCATTTCAATATCTGATTCACCATCATAACCATTATATGGAATAAAATAATCCGTTATACCAATTTCATTAACAGGTCTTTCATCTTCATTTGCAGGTAAAGTTTTATTATATTCACCTGTAGTTCCATCCGGTAATTGTTTATTTCCTGTTGTATCTTCAATTTTTGAGTTTTCTTCGTGTACTTTTATTTCCGCTCTTTTTAATAATTTATCAAATAAAGAACGATAACTAGCCATGAATGAATCTTCAGGATTTGGTAAAGATATAACAGGTAATCTTGAACCTTTAAATCTTGTTTCAATTCCAGATGTACTAATATTATGGTCAACTTCAGTTATCCAATATGAACCTTTAAACATTGGTACATTTTTTAAATAAAAAAACATTGTTGGTTGTATCATTACATTACCCATTGCAGATACACTACATTCGTATGAAACTGAACGATATATATCAAATAACCCAATATCAATTTGTGATGTACTAAATCCTGATTGTTGATTACCTAACCTTTCTAATACATAAAATGATTCACTTGTATTTTTAACACTATTTTGATCTAATTCGAACCCCTTAAATATATTTTGGTTTTGATCACCGAAACTAACTTCAAATGCAACTACTTTATTTGATTTTGAAAAATCAGTCTGTCTAAATACTTCTGGTGCTATAATAACAGGATTATTATTTTGATTACTAATATCATAACTATCATCCTTGAATTTATTATATTTTTTATTTACATCCGTTAAATCTAAATGTTTTGATGTATGACCGACATATTGTAATACTACTTTTGGTGATGATTCTTGATAATCAACTTCAAGAAAAGTTCCAAATATATTGCTAGCAACTGTTTTAGATGGTGTTATTTTACTTTTATTATTAAAATTAGTACCATAAAAATTAACATAAGCGGGTAATGTTCTTATATCGAAACCAGTATCTTTAATTAATAAATTCAATAAACTATATAAATTCATATTTTGTCTATTTTTATCATTACTGATTTCAATTAATTTTTCCATATCCAAATATACCATATCACCAATATCTCTATTAGCTTTATCTAAAAATAAAAATTCTTCCATTAATGTTCTTTGTCCTATGGAATTACCAGCAATCCATTTATCGTTAAATGATTTAAATGTATTATAAATTTCTAACTTTAACGGATCATCATTATACCCATAATTTTTCGTATTAACAGGTATTACTTCATCTAATTTAAGTGTGTTGAACTTAGGTATTAAAATATTTAAAAAGTGATTTAAACGTTGTGTTTGTCCTTGTGCTGAAGAAAATCTATCTGATGTTTTAGTAATAATATTATTTCTGAGATATATTATAAAATTTTCCCTGTTATTACTAAAACCCTCTTTAACATATCCAGCATAAATAAAAATCAATGGTCTAAACAATTTAATGTTTTCTTCTGACATCTGAATATTATTTACAATGAAAAAATCTCGATAATATAAATCCAAATCTTCACCTAAATAAAGTTCAATTAGATCTTCGTTCATAATAATATCAAATGGGTTAACATTAAAATTTTCCACATCAGTATTCGTAAATCCACCTAGAACGTAGTTATCAATTTCCTTTGGATTAGATATGGTTAATTTCATTAAGTTATCATTACTAATAATATCGTTTGTAATTTTTTTTAAATTAAATGTTTGGTCATTTTTTATATCTCTTATTACAAAATCTAAATCTGAACCATGTGTTTCTTTTTTATCTGTTGAAACAATGTCTTTTAATATTCCTTGAAATGTATGATACATTACATTATAAGGTTTATATTCACTTTCTTCTTTTATAACTTCGGTTGCAAAATCCAAAAATATATTTTCAAACAAGTTTAATATGTCCGGTTTAAACGTACCTATTAAGTCGATAATTTTTTTATTATTATCATCGATAGAATAAAGATTACCTAAATCTTTAAAATATTGGTTATATAATGGAAATGTTTCACCACTATATGTTAGTGACTCATTAATATCTTCATCATCAACACCCCATAAAATTCTATAATTATCTTGTTCTGAATCTTCATAATTAGATAAGTTATTATATTGTACAAAACCGTTACTAGGTAATAATGTATATCTATTATCATCCGTATTAAACTTAGAATTATCTACATATGTTGTCCACGCAACACCATCTACCATTTCTTTATAAAAAACCTTAGTAACATCGTTAACTATTGAATTATCAAAACTATCTGGCATATTATTTATATTAAAATAAGTATAATCGTTGACAATTTGGTGGAAAATAGCTTGATAAAATGGGTTAATACCTATATTTGTTTTATCTGTTCTTTTCGCTGTATATGAATTTATTAATGTAAATTCAGTATTTCCTAATGAGTTATCAAAAAATACATTACCATTTATTGGACTTGTAACATCTTCTATAATATCTACACCTTCTAAAATAAATTTTTTATATCTATGATAAATAGACCCCCACTTTAAAATTAAATGATAAGGTATAAAATGTGTTGCACCAATTTCTCTGAATAGTGATGACATTAATATCGATTTTCCTTCAAAGTTTAATTTATCGTCTAAATCTTTAAATGGTAAAGAATTTAAAAATAAGTAAGCAGAACCAACATATTTTCCTATTATTATTTCTTTATTAAAATCTTTCAATAATTGATTGTGAAAATATGGTGTATTTAAAATGTGTCGTTTTAAACCATTAATATTTAATCTATTGTTAAATAAATTTTCGGAAAATTCTTCTTTAACCCACATTTTTCCATCTATTGGTGATGTTATAAAACCATCAATAGTATTAACTTTTAAAAAGTTTTGGGTGTTTAAATCGTTTTTAGTAAAGGTTGTTTGATTTAAATACGTTAAATATGTTGATGATGAAAATGGATAAATTCTACTTCTGTATTCTTCCGCAACATATGTTCTTAGGTTTTCACTCAATGATATATATGAATTATCATTATTAATAGTGTTATCTGAATTCTTATTATATTCAATAATTTTAAAATCAGTATTTAACGATTCCTCTATATATGGTACTGTAGGTAATTGATCTAAAAAATAGGGATATCTTTCGAATGGTGAAAAACCAGACATATTTTTTAATAATGATGATAAATCTTTAATAGAATTTTTTAAAATAGATACTATTTCATAGTCATCCATTATTTGGTTTTTAATATTTTCAAACTCTACTAACGCTAATTCAGTTAATGTTTTAATATTAAATGAATCTACTGTTGTTATATACTTTGCTCGTTCATAAATTTCATATAAAATAGAAGAAATTGTTTTATTAAAATACGGAACAACATCATTTAAATATGTTAAAGTACTAATATGTTTTTTACTTGTAATATCACTATCAGATTCAAAAACAAAAGTTACTATATCATTTTCACCTTCTTTATCTGACAAGGGATCTACTCTAAAAGTACTAACATCTATGTATTCTTCAACAAAACCTACTTCAGGCCATAAAGAAATATTATCAGAATTTAATCTGTTAATCATTTTTAAACTACCTGGATAAACCAAAACATTTTGTTTATCTCCAGATACAGGTAATTTTATTTCAGGCCAAGGATAAATCGGATAATCGGTACTTTCATCAGAAAACCCTATAATACGTTTTCTTCTTTTTTCACCGTTTTGAAATGCATTATAATGTACATCCTTTAATAGTCTAATATATGTGTCTGCATTTGCTAAAATAACACCAACAATGTTTCTAATTGTTGGTTCAAACCCTATACCAATATCATTGTTTTTAATGATATTATTCATTTCACGTTGAATTTCTTCAACTATTACTTTATTTTGTTCAACAAAATCTTTTCGAACATCACCTAAACGTTTAAATATCTCATCTATATTAACACCAATTCTACCACCAGGACCATTTACCGTGTAAAAATCTCTTATTTCCTTAAATTTGTTAAACGATATTGGTTTTGATTGAATTTTTTTATCTGTTTTTTTATCTTTAGACGTACCAAACGTTTGATTACCTTCAAGTTTATTGATATTTTCTTTAAACCAATATTCAAGTGTTCCATTATTGGTTGCGCCTGTAACTATATTCAAACTTGTTTTATCAGTAATCAATTCATAAAATAATGAAGGCGTATTTGTAGGTGATAATGTAAATGTTTCGTTAGGACTTAAATTTCTTTTTCTCCATTCAAGAATTATATTTTCAAATTCACTTAATTGTTTTTCAAATTCCGTGATTCCAGCTAAAGTTTTATAATCTACAACTTCGTTAAAAATTTTATCTTGTAATATTTTATTTAATCTTTTTGCAATAACAAACAATTCCCTTAATGTTCTAACAGGGAAATCTTTTGGTAATAAACCTTTTTGTTTATATTCGTTATAAACCGATTTTAAAATAACATAACCTTTACTTGTTTTCTTTAATTTTTTTTCTCGTTGACCTGTTTTTTCATTTATTATTGAATCTTCGTTCTGTTCAATTTTATATAAATAAGGTGCATTTAAAATTCCATAAAATGGTATGTCAGCCATATAAGCATATGTTGACCCAACAAAAGTGGTATCTATTTCAAAATTACCATTACTTGAATTTAATTTACTTTTAAAACTTGTTAAATGTAGTCTATATTTAATTGCTTTACCATAATAACCTTTTACTGTTAAATAAAATATTGGCCAAGGTAAATGAAAAAAAGCGGCGTATGGTGAATTTTCTGGTGATTCAAATAATGTTTTACCCCTTACATCAACAAATTTAATATTAACTCTAGGAATAAAATTAGTTCCCCTAATCATAATATCAATACTTTCTATACCAAAACTTTGACTTGATAATTCTTCTTGTGAAAATATATTATTTTTAGGTTCGTTCTTATTTTTACTTTCTGGAAATGAATTAAAAGTATCAGTCCAAGTAGCATCAAAATCACCACCATTATTGTTTCTCATCATGTTAAATACACCTTTAGCAATACTTGTCATTGATGTTTTATCACCATCTGAAATTAATGTAGTTCTAGGAATTAAATCAGCTTCCAAATTAACATACATAACTAATTCTTCTTGTGATACGTTTCTTTGTTCTACATAACCATCAGAAACAACACTATTTGGATCAATATAAATTAAATTATTTTGATCTACTTTTACTAAAATATCATTTGTTTTATTTCTCGCCATAATATAAACTATATAGTTCTACATTTCTTCTATAATCTTGTAATGTAGATATTAACGGAATAGGTACTCTTATTAAAAAATTATCGGGTATTTCGAATTCAATACTACCACATAGAGGATTAGCCAATAAAATTAACCACCCAAAAAATGGTGTATTATAATATTCTTGAGATATTTTATCCAATCTATCTTTCCCTTTTTTATATTGAAAATACTTGTCCGTTGATTTTATTGGAATTTGAATACCCGGAACTATTCTAAAATCTCCGTCTTCCTCAAAAAACTGATATCTATTAAAATATTGATTGTTCATGGTTTATAATAATTTAATTTAGTTCCAACATTAACTTTTGTTGAATTTATTAATTTTAATTTTTCAATCTGATCTGGTGTAAGTATATTACTATTTTCTACAAAAACATATGATAAATCACTATAATTTATTCTATTTGGAAATTTACTTAGTTTTGGTGATATAATAACACCCGGTTTAAGATACTTATCTAATCGTCTACTTATTTTATTTATTGTTTTATCATCGAAAATAATTGGATCAGTTTCTCTATATAATTTTAAAATATCTTGTTTTTTATCTTTTAATAAAATAGATAAAAATTCCAATAACTGTTCATCTGTAATTGTTGATGTGGGACTACCAAATATAAAACTTTCATCATCTATAAAATCTGTTAATTTAGAATGATTATTTTCTATATAACTAATACAATCTTTATAATTAGAATAAAAATTAATATTATTAAAACCCATTAAAAAACCACTAATAGCATTTTCGTTTTCATCCAATTTTGCGTCCTGATTTGTTTCCACTATAAAATTGATTCTATCTAAATTATTTATCAATTGATTTCTTGTTGATTCTAACGATTTTAAATTTGGTAGATTACTCATATTATCTATTATAGTAGAAATTGTTTCTCTAACATATTTTTTAAGAATAATTTCAGATTTAGTTAATTTTGTTGTATTTAAATCTTTATCTAAACCAAATAAATTAGTTATATTTGTGTTATCTATTTTTTCAATCATTAATCTTTTGAAATAATCTACTATTGTTGGTAAATGATTAAATTTATTATATACACCTATTAATTCTAATGAATTTACGTTATTTATAACATCATATTGATAAACCGTTCTATATTTTGGTGAAAAGAAAATAGATGAAATTTTAGGACCATAAGTTTCATAACTATATTTTAAAACATCAACATAGGTATTAAAATATTGTTTTGTTGTTGAAAATATTTCACCAACCAGTGAACCATATGATAATATAATATCATTTGGTTCTGCTTCTGGTAATGTTTTATTATTAATTTCACCAATAAAAATACCGGTAAATAATATATTTGATTCTTCAGCTCTTGGTATTGTTGGTGGATTAACATTTCTACCAAGTTCTTCTAAAAATTCTTTACTAAACACACGTTTATTAAAATCTGTTCTATCTTCCGTTGCTATAGAACGATAATCGTACATTTCCGTATTAGCATAAAAATTAGAAGATAACGCGTTTTGTAATCTTTCTACTGGTTTTTCTAAACCATGACCACCAATGAAACTAACTTGTATTTGTACATTTGCTATCATTGGTTGAATACCAATACCTTCTGGATTTAAATCCCAAGGTGAATCATCATATGATATATCTACGTTTTTAACTACTATTTTTGAATGGAAAAAATCACCTATTCTTAATACACAAATAGGCGGCGGACCAAACGTAGTATTTCTACTATCTAAATCACTAACATCACTAATACCTTTTATTGGGATAGTATCTCCAGGTCTTAAACATTGTAATAAAAATGTTAATCTACTATTTAAACCTTCAGGTGTCATTGAGTGAAATGCAGGATGAAAATATCTAAATTTTTCTTTCAAAGAATTAAATACAATTGGTGAATCTTCTTCTAATTTTTTAAAATAATAACATTCAGATAATGTCTTCATTATTATTTTTTTAATTTCATCTTGTGGTGGTTTACGTTTTATTTGATCCTTTTCAACTATAATATTAACTTTAGGGTATAGTGGATTTAATACTGTATTTTCTGCTGATGTACCTGAAGCATTTACGGTTTGTTCATGTGTTCTAAATTCATCTGTAATATCTTTAAGAGTATATCCTATAGCAAATTCAGTTGATCTACAATAAAACATATCAGGTGCGGTAACTCTTAATTCAGGTGTAAAATAATTACTATTTGAACAATCTAAATTTGCTTTTTCACTTTTTCTAAATTCACCTGAATTTTTTACCACATCAAATATCACTTCACCATCCGAATCGTAACCCAATTCTTTAAAAGATATTGGCGGTAAATCTTCAAAATTAACATTACTGTTGTCTGTTATAGTACTCGGCCATCTAAAACTAGCACCATTTCCACCTAAACTAAGTTTATTTAAAACATATTTTAAAACACTATCAGTTCTTCTATATGATAATCTCAAATTATATTCACCTGTATTTGGTGACGATGCACTAGATGAAACAATAATTCTAATTGTTTTAATTTTTTTATTTTCTAATAATGTTTTTATTTCTGTTAATTCATTTTCTAAAATAGTAAAAGATGATTGTAATTCACTAAACCCTGATTCTATTTGATTTACTATACGTGTTTTTGTTGAACCACTATTTATTTCATCAAATACTTCACTTCCAGTTAATAATAATAAATCTTTTCTTTTATTTTCAGTATTTGGCATATTAAACAAATCGTCTATACCCTTTTCTAGTTTTTCTATAAAGGTTGGTTTAAATGTCATATAATCTGAATATAATATATCATATGGTTCGTTACTATAATATGGATTTGTGCTTTTTGGTACATCATTATTAAAATAAAGTACTAAATTTGCTCCCATCTTAAATGATGAACTTTCTGATTTAGAATTTGTTGTTGTTTCTTCGGGTAAAAAACTATCTTTAACAGGTAAAAATTCTGTTTTATATCTTTCAACAGTTATTGGGTCAGTACCACCTTCTAAATAAGATATAATAGCTTCCAAATCAGTTTGTGTCAATGTCGGATATTTTCGTATCAAATCGTATAAATTAACATTTTCACAACCAGCAAAAAATGCGTTAATATAATTATTTGATTCTTCATCAGACATTTTTTCAAAATGTTTTCGAACTAATAAATTTAATACACTCGGATGGTCAACAATTACTTTAAATGAAATAGTACCATTTCTAGCAGAATTTTTATAAGTATAAATTGGTTCTGGCCTACCTAAAAATGTGTTTGATTCCCATTCTGCACTATTTTGTTCTGATACTTTTAAATCATATGGTGGAAACCACATTACTCTACCACCATTATTTCCTCTTTCACAATATGGTAAATCGTTATATGTATAACCTGGAACATTTGATGTTTTCCACGCTAGATTTTCAATTGAAAACATGTATTTTTTTGCATAAAAACCATTTGGTCCTTCTTTCATATTAGTTGAACTATTGTCAAATGAACCATTACCGTTAGAATTTGGATAAATATTAATATTATAAGGTGTAGATAATACTGAACTTTCAAATTCTCTTATATTTTTTCCATTTTTTTGTAAATTACTGTTGTGTGTGTATGCATTATCTTTTGTCCAAACTCTACAGAATTCTACACCACTTTCTTCACCTGTAAATTTATCCACATATTTAATAGCAGAACCTCTAGATAACATAAGATCACCTTCTTTAAAAACCCTACTGGTTTGATCTATTACATTTGCTATATGTGATCTCATTTCTTTACCATTCGTTGGTAAAAATTCTAATAATTCTTGTGTTTTACCTATAATTGAATCTTCTCTAAACCCAAAGTTTGTAGATAATGTTTCTTGAAAATCAGGACTATCAACAAATTTATTTTTTGATTTTGAACTTATCCATGTTAAATTACCACTTAATTTACCACCTTCACTATAATTAACATCTTTTTTTAATAATCTAGTTTGAACTGAATCAAACATAAGACTTAAATAATAATTACTTCTAACTGGTACATCATTAAAATCATTCATGGCATATTTAACATCATTACCTCTATCGTCACCAATATAAGCAATACTATTAGGTGCTTCTAAACCTAATACATTTTTAATGTTCATACCTAAATTATCAACAAAATTGAAAATTTTAGAAGAATTTTGACTTCTAGCTGTAGTAGTGTAATTAGGAGCATACTTAGAATATGATAAATTATCATATAATATTTGTTTTTGACCTTCACCTAAATATTCAATAAAAAGATCTGAAGGTTTTCTATCTAATTTAGGTCTTCGTTGAATACCAAGTAATGAACCTAAAGAACCAGTTATATCTTGAAATAAGGCACCAACTTCTGTATTTGCTGTTGGTCTAAAATTTACAGGATTACGAGGATCTGATAAATAATCGCCCGGAATTTCTGACCAAGGAAATGTTACACCTGCAACAGTTTGTAAAAAATCAAAACCTTTACCAACTAAAGTTTTTGCAACAGTAATTTTAGTATTAAATTCAATAAGAGGTTCTTTACCTGTTACAATGTTTATTGCGGTAGTTGTATTTCCACCTAAAGCATCAAGAACTCTTAACTTCCCAGCTGTTGCTCTATATAAATTTTGACCTAACCTACTAAAAACAGGACCATTACGATCATTTTTTATATATGATGAACTAAACTTAAATAATTCAGATTCATCTTCATAATTAGACGAAGAAAATACACTAACTAATGTTCGGTCATTTGTACTTCTAAAATATGGGTATAAATTTAAGTTTGCACGTCTAGGTATGTTTTCAAAATAATCAATAACCAAATAATCTAATGGTTTATAAATATTAGTACCTTTTGTCAATGTTAAACTATTATCCCTTTCTATTGTAACATCACCTTGATCAATATTTGGAAATGTATTCAAATTACTAACCATATAATCATTGGCAGTAAAAGTTTGTGGACCATTAGGTACTGATAATGTTTTACCTAAAATGTAGTTTCTAAAATTCTTTGTTGATTCAAAATCTAAATATGTTGACATTACATTCTTTTAACAATAAATAGATTAATAATAATTTTCAAATAAAAGGATTGTTATTAAATTCTAAAAACATTAATGTTTCTTCAATTTTTTTACAATCTGTTAAAAATAAAACTTCATCCTTTATAGATAAATTAAACCATTCACCCTCTTTTTTTAAATGTGAATACTTTCTATGTAAACTTTTTTCAACCTTATTTGAATATTCACTTAAATAAGTTTCAACAATTCTTAATTGAAAAGGATTTCCTGTTTGTAATTCTTTTAAACGTTTTTGTGGGTCTTTAGCAATTCCTATTTTGTAAAGACCATTATCATCATCTTTTATTAAATATGTGTACCTTTTTTTAATTAGCATTAGTATATGCCCTTGCTTCTTTTTCTTCTATTAATGTCATTATATCTGAGTCTCTTGCAACAGCTCTCCAAAGTGAATCAATCATATTACCTGACGGTTTATGTATCATTTCTATTGTTACATGTTTGGTTTCAGATGTTGTAGTTGTTGGTGTTGTATTAGACTGGGTTGTTATTTGTTTGTTATTTACTGGTAAAGTAGATGGTACTATCGGTTGTGATATACCGAATACTTCTTTTAATTCGACTATACCATCACTAATTAATTTCATACCAAAATCAGAAGATTGAACAAGTAAATTAGCACCTTGATTAAACAAATCCCTAGTAAATTTAGTTATGTTATTTTGATCAACACCCATACCTTTTAAAATTTCTGACATATCACTAGCGGCTGTTACTTTAGCTTTTGCAGCAATAAATGTTACATCTCGATTTATATTTTCAATCAACCCAACTTGTTTTAATATAATATCTTCAGAACTCATCTTTTTAAAAGCATCTTTTTGTTCTTTTAAAATATCATATTGTTTTTGACTTAAATCTATTAAAGGAATTTCTTTTTTACCATCAAATACTTCACCAAATTGTTTTTGTAACGTTTCAGGTATAGTAATAGTCATTTTACCATCTTTCATTTGAGAAAGATTAGTTAAAAATTCTTTATCGTCTTCATCTATATCTCGAATTCCAGATAACATTAAATCATAAGATGCTGATGTTCTTTGTGCTGATTGAACAGCTAAATTTGATAATTCACCCAATGACATACCTAATTGTTCTGACATTGCACGTGCTCTTCTTAAATCTGCACCAATTATTTTAAATGTTCCTGATTTTTGTTCAAATGTTACTAAACTTTCTGCACTTTTTACAATAGCATCTTGTAATCCTTCAACATTGTTAGTTGCCATCCACATCATCTTTATTGGGTCATTAAAATCACCTAATGCACCACCAATAACTTGTAATTCTGAAGCTAATGATAATGCTTTATCTGGATCCATTACCTTTTCTGCTAAATCTAAAGTTCGGGTTAAGTCAAAACGTAAAGATTGTGCTTGTCTTGTCATTTTACTTAAACCTTCAATACCATTTTTAAAACCATATTGATTTACTTTTTCTAAATTATCTACTATTGTTTTAACAGTCGTTTTAGCATTTAAACCTAATCCTAATGTTCTTAAACCTACACCTTCAATAACTTTCATAGCGTCGGATGCACCCATAGAAACTTTTTGAAATTCTTCTAATGATTCAACACCAACATTTAAATTATCAAAAAATGCTCTACTTTGTATCGCTAAATTTTCAATCGTTTCTGTACTCAATAATTTAAACCTACCCGAACTTTTAATTAATGTTGCCATTGATTCTGATAATTCTTCAAAACTATAACCAATTTGTTCAGCAACGGGTAAAGCTTCCATTATTTCTCGTCTCCATGCTCTAGATAATTCACCAGTTAATGATGTTTCTTCATTAATTTTTCTATGTAAGTCAAATTCTTGTTGCATTTGTTCTAAAATCTGACTTTTAAAAAAATCACCTATTCTTTTACCAATAGAAGGTCCATCTTCACCTTGATTTCTAAACACATCAACAATATCAGTTAAATTTATTTTTTCAGGGCTTGATTGGTATGAACTTTGTGCTTTTAACATCTGTGTTATAAAAGGTTCTGATGAATTAAAAGTTGTTCTTTTTTTTGGATTTTTACCTGATTTCCATTCATCAAATTTTGATTCTAAATAAGGTACATCAACATCGTCAGCATCAACACCTAACGAAACTTCACGTTGAATTGCAGATATAACAAAGTTTCGTTTATTGTTTCTATTATTACTAAAAATATTATATAATGATTCTATATCCATAATATATAATAATAAATATATTATTTAGAATTTTCTAATTCAATAATATATTGAACAAAATATCTTCTTTCATAAACAGGCATACTCATTATATCACCATATGAGAATCCTCTTTTTATTAAAAATAAAATTTCATCTAATTGTCCTTTTTTATATTCCATAGAAAGGACGAAAAAACTCAACCCCGAGTCCAACTTCAATTTGGACTGTATCTCCGGACGGGGTAATTACTTGTTGTGTTAAATCTAATCCAGGTTTATTTTGTTTAATATATTTTCTAAAATCTTGTGAATCTTTAATAGGTAATCTTTCAATAAAATTTCTTATATTCATTGAATCTTTATTTCCTTCTATTGATTTTATCATAAATTCTAATTCTTTGGTTACCACAGGTGCAACACCAAGACCATTCCAACTTTCTTTTATTTTTTCAATTTCCATTTCTTGTTTTTTTGTTAAAAACTTAAATGTAATATTTACTTTACTAAGTTCAAAATAATATGGGTATTCACCATTAACATCTGGTGTTAACGTAAAATCTTTAACTTTTAAAGTTGATAAATCAATAACACAAGGAAAAAATTTTTTTGTTTTTGGGTCTAAAACTTTCATGTTATATGAAGGACCCCAAGCAGTGTTTCTTAAAAATATTAAAATAGCCTGTCTATCTTCTTCTACAATATCCTCTATTAATAAATCCTTATCAATAACTTTTCTTCTTAATAATTCATCAATCACAGTATTAGATTGAATTAAATTTGATGATGATAAAATATTTTCATCTGAAGCAGTTAAATATGCTATTTTAACAGATTTTTTGTTATTGGTGTAATGAATACCTTTACTTGGTAACTCTACAACATCATAAGCAATCGTTGGGTCAATTCTATATTCTTCCATAATTTTATTTTTTATTTATTTATAAATATTATAAATAAAAATTACTGAAATTAATTTAAATAGTAAATAGATTAAACGTTATATTTCCATCTTATACTATATATTACAAACAAAAATTTCCATACCTTTATTTTTATATAAAAATACGGAAATTTAAATATATTGTATATGAATAGATGTGATTTATTTACATTTTGTATAACTTTATGATTATTAACGAAATATTAATACACCAGAATACAACGATCCATACGTAAATTACAAGTAATATTAGCTATAGCATCATTACTATAATCTAATTCACCAAAATTAAGACCTGTTATAAACGTTCCCACCAAAATCCATTTTTCTACAACAACACCTGATGGATCTAACATTTCAATTTCAATATCTTTTTTATACCCAGCAGCGTAACCCATTCTACCAGTAACGGATTCAGCATGTAATCTGAACCACTCCATTAGAGCTTGTGACGCTGAAGGACCAATTGGGTCTTTAAATGTTACAGTTATTTCTTCCCATACGAATCTTCCAGCAACATATGTTGATGTATTCAAAAATGGAATTTCAACCGGATTTATTTTAGGGTTCGGTCTTGATGCTGATGTAACAAACCATTCGTTAATTCCTAATGATGAAGGGAATCTTATAATAAATCGGTTTACTCTTTTCGGTTCAAATGGAACCGGCATTTTCATTAATAGATCTGCCATTGTATTTTTTCTTTATTAATATTGTTTATTTCTTTACTATAAATATATCAATATATAAAAAATATTTTTTTTTTGAAATAAACTTGTTTTTTTCATTTTTTTTGTTTAAATTTTTGGACCCAGTATATATATCTAGTATATCTAGTATATCTAGTATATCTAGTATATCTAGTATATCTAGTATATCTAGTATATCTAGTATATCTAGTATATCTAGTATATCTAGTATATTTAAAAAAGGGACCAATTATTTCTAGAAATATTAAAAGGACCTATTATTTCTAGAAATAAAATTAATTTTAATTATATTATACTAGTATAATACTGGGTGTTTGTTAACATTTTAATTCAAATTTCATTGAACCACAATCCCATATTCTATCATAACCATTTTCTTGTATTATTTCCCATTCACTTTTTGTTTTATCAAAACCTTCTTTAATTAATACATCTTTTCTAAATTGAAATCTATGTTTTCTATCAGAAAAATTACTACTATGTACATACCAATAATTAGGTGGTGTAATTCCAATAAAAGTAAAACCATTTTTAAAATAAACAGTACTTTCATAATTTATTCCAGACCATCTAATATCTGCAAATGTTAATATCAATCGTGGTGAATATTTTTTTATAAAGTAAGATAAAAGTTTAGAAAATGATCCAATTACATTTGTATTTAATTTATTACTAAATCTTAATAATTCATATTCATTTTCAATTTTTGTTTTATTTCCCAATGAATTTCTCTTTTTTCCAAATGTCATCACGGAAACTAGTTCATTATTATAAAATAACCCAAAACGATATTTATCAACCGAATCTCCTTGAATATGGTTAATAATATTAAATGTTTTAGACTCTTTTTTTGTTATTTCTTTTATTGAACACTTTCTAGCATATATCCTATTAGTATTAAGGTTCAACATGTTTGAAATTCTGGAAAAAACAATATTTTGTTTATTTTTAATTTCATCCTCAAAAATATGAATTAGTTTAATACCTTTTTCATTAGCAAGTTTTGTTTTATCAATATGGTAATTTTTATCTTTTAAACCATATATTTCTGAATGAAAATAATTACCATTAATTTCAAACCCTATTGATTTTTCATCTAATAATAAGTCAATTTCTTTTCCGTTTAATTTTGTTCTATTATTATTAGTATGTACTATATTTTTTTCATTTAGGAAATCTTTTAATATTTGTTCTATACTTGAATTTTTAGTTATAGGATTACATTTTCTACATATTGGTATTTTGCCAGAACCTAATAATGTACTACTGAATGTATTATTACAATTTAAACATTTAAAATTATAACTTTTAGATGTATTACCTAACTTATTTTGTTCATATTCATCTAAAAGAATTAAGTTATGATTTTTTAATTTTTCTAGTAATATTGGTATTTGTTTATTTTTTAACGTTGTTTTTAATTTATCAACAAAATTATTTACATGCATAGGATGTTTTTGACCATATTTTTTTAAAAAAGATTCTTTCATTTTTTTTTGACCTTCTTTTGTTTTTAATATAGAATCCACACCATATTTTTTAAAAATAGATTCTTTTGATTTTTTTATTCTTTTTTCTTTATTAATAGGATTTAAATTCCATTGACTTCTACATTTATCAGAGCATAACTTGTTTTTTAGTTTTTTTCGTATATTAAATTGTTCTCCGCAATTAACACATTGTCTATTTTCGTAAAAATCGTCTTGTTTGGGTTTACCTTTTATTCCACTATCAATGTAACATTTCTGATTACAATATTTTTTATTTCTGAATTTATATTCAGTTTCAAATGTTTTTTTACATGATTGACAAATTAAATTTATTTTCATAATAATATGTTTTATCATAAATATAAGGAAAAATTAAAATAAAACCAACCCGAAAATAAAAACAACTACAATTGTGTAGTTGTTTTTAAAATATTGATTTTTAATTTTTAATTTATTAAACGTTTTCAAATGATGCACCGGTAGGTGTAATTATAAATTCAACATCTATAAATTCTAAGGAACGAGTAGGTTTAATATATATTTTACCCCTCAAAGTATTAGCATCGATATCTTCTGGATCATTTGATACTACAACTCTAAAATCGTAAAGTCCTCTTTCTTTTTTAATTGAATCCAATATTGGATTAACCAATCTTAAAAATTCATTTCTAACTTGTTCATCATTCTGTTCAAACAATAATCTTACTGCAACAGCAGAAATAAGTTTTCTTGTTCTTAACAGTAATCTACGAACATTTATTCTATCGAGTGCTGATTCTCTGATTTGTAGTGTTTTGTTACCCCAAATAATAGTACCTGTATCGGCAAAAGTTGCAATTGGGTTAATTCTATTTTTATATAATTCATCCCTTTCTTCTAGAGTTAGTTTTTTAAATGCTTTAATTGATTTAACTAAACCTCTAGAATAACCAGCTACTGCAAACCAAGGATATGAAACATTATCGGTTAAAGCAATATTTCTTACTACTTCACCAGTAGGTGATACATATAATTGTGCAGAATTATCGTTATCCCTAACTTGTATCCAAGGCCAGTATGTTGCCGAATAGTTACTATCAAGATTAGCTAAATCCAATTCATTTACAACTTCAGATGATGTAGTAACATTAGGTGAATTTATAATATAAATTGAATCTGCTCTATCATTTTCTATCATGTCAATAGTTTGTGATACTAATGAAGCTTGATCACGGAAATTAATACCGGGTGTTGCAAAAATATTTATATCAACAGCTTCTGGATTTGAAAAAGTTTCAATACCTTGTAAATATGAATAATAATCAGAATTACCATAATTTGGATTAAAAACACCTCCGTTCTCTGTAGTACCTGAAATATATTGTTTTTGACCAAAGATATAACCATCACTATTAGTTCTAACTTTTCTATAAACATCCCAACCATCAAAACCACCAGCAACTGCAAATGTAAATTTACGATATGAAATAGAATTCAATTTTCCTTTATCTGAACCTTCTAAGTCATAAGGTGTTGTATCAAACATAAAACCAGTTGCGGTTGCAGAATTAACAATTGTAGAAGCATTTTTTGATAAATGAAAACCTGTTGTTAATTTAGTAGTATCTTTTCCTTTATATCCAAATAAACTGTTATCATAACCAACAGAAGATGACATACCTAAAGAAACACGTCTTGGTTTATCTTCCATTGAAGATAAAACTGGTTCACCAGTAATCATATTAATTTTACCAGTTTCTTGTCCTGCGTTATAATATTCAGTTTTATATTCAATACCACCCAATATTGTTCCGTCTAATTCTTTAGTCAAATAACCTTTAAAACCAGCTGGAATTACATCTACTGGATGATTTTCTTCCATTGATAGAATAATATATTTAGAACGTAATTCATATTCACCATCAAGTGTACCAATTTTTCTACCAATATAACTAGGTAAACTAGGATTCATTGAACATCTTGAAAATTTTTCTAAAACAACCATATTTTCATCAGTATCATTGAAATCACGAACTAAAACATCAAATTCTAATTGTTCAAGATCAATATTTAAAATAGTAATTTTAACTTGATAATTAGCTGAATTACCATCTGAAATTGTTGATACTTCAAATAAATCAGAAACACTATCACCACGAACTTCAGAAACTACCATAGGTGATGTTGCTTTAAAAATATGATATAAGTTAGATGATGTACTTCCATCTAATAAAAAATCTTGTTGATCAAAATGATAAACTGGACTAACACTTAATCCTCTTATTAAACCTTTTTCATACAATGATTTTAATACTTTTGGATAAACTTCAAAAACATAAAGAGGAAATGAACTTATATCTTTATCATAAGGTTCAGTACCAAAAACTTTAGTAATATATTTTGGCGAACTAGGATTTAATGAACAATTATATGTTATTGATTGTTTTAGAAGTAAAGTAAAATCATCTAGTGGGTTGGTTTCAATTGATGTTGAACCTGTTATTTGTACATCTGGTTGTGTAGTTATTTCAAGATTCAAGGTTTCACCTGAATATTGACCTCTAGATCTAAGAGTAACTACACAAATATTACCATATTCATTTTCTGTGCCATCATATGAATATCTAGTTATGTCAAAATCAACACCATTATAAATAAATAGAAATGAATAAACTTTACCTGTTACACTATCATAAAATGTATTTTTCCATAATTCTTCATTTGAAACGATTGGACTAGAAAGTTGATTTCCAGTTAAACCACTAATATATTCTTCAGGAACTAAACCAATAGTAAACCAATTATCAGTAATATAAGTTTTACCAGTATCAGTTATATAGTCATATATAGTTTGACCATTAGTAGCTGTTTTACCTGTTAAATATAAAACCTCATCACTATTAATTGATAATCCTGATTCTTCAATATAAGTTTCAACATCTAATATATTTATACCGGCAAGTGTTTTAACACCATATGTTGTTCCACATTTAAATCCTGTTAAACCTAATACTCTTGTTACAAACAATTGATTAGATTCTTGTAAATAGGATTTTGCAACATATGGTAATTCATATTTTGGGTTACCGTTTCCATCCTTTTCAGGTGATGTAGTACCGAAAAATGTTCTAAATTCGTCGAAATTTGTTATTAATACGGGTTCAAATGCAGGACCTTTTAATGTTTCACCTACTAAACCCAATGTTGTTACCCCAACGCTTTGAGCAACAAATGTTAAATCTTTTTCTGATGTATATACACCAGGTGATACAAATACTTTGTTTGAGTTTGCCATTGACTTTATTTTTTTTAAATTTTATTCTTTTTAATAAATATCTTTGTTTTTATCAAAGATTTATGTATATTTAATAATAAAGATAAGTAAATATACTAAAAGATATAAAAAGATAAAACCCATGAAAAATACCTTTAAAAATGTGAAAATTAGTGAAAAACACCATAATTTATTAAAAAACCATTGTGATAAAAACGGTATAAAAATTTATAAAATTTTAGAAAAGTTAATTGAAGATTTTATAAAACCGAAAAAAAGGGATTTATATGGTGAATAGATTAATATAAATAAGTTATACCTATAACTGAATTTACAACAGGGGGGTATAAGTATTGTATATTATTATCATCTAATTTAATATAACCAACACCTTCCTCTTCAATTAAACCATTTGTTTCTACATGTATTATATCTATTATTGGTTTTTGAAGTGTAAATATTAAAGATAAACCATCATAGGTAAAATATTCGTTTTTTAAATTTAAAATTCTACCATTTTCATCAATAAAAATTAAATTTTTAGGGTTAGAATAATAAACAACGGTAATTCTATCGTTTATCAATGGTGGATTTGTAAATGTTATATTACTAGTTCCTGATATATGATAATAATCTACACCTTTTTGTAAAATAAGACCATTTAATGCTACATAAAACAAATAACTTATTGATTCACCAACACTAAAAATAGTTTTTTCACCATCACCTACAAAAGTAACAGTACTTATTTTAATACTTTTCGGTTCAACTTTCTTTGTATAAGGTTTTGTATCAACAAATTCTGTTAATAATATTGTTCTATTTATAGCTGGTTTAACTTCAAATTCTTCTTCATCTAATAAAAAACCTAGCATTGTAAACTCATAATTTTGCATATAAAATTTACGTCCGTCTATTGTATCTATTGGTGAATTATCTGAAATTCTATCTAGAACTATTGGTATATAATGACCTTTAACTGTTGTATATGATTGTCTTGAAGAAAATTTTTGAAGGACAATTTTATTAAATCTATTTAGATCTCTAAATTTTTGACAAACAATAGTAATATCATAACTTATATCAACCGCAACTGGTTGTGGAATTTTATATATATCAGCGCCCATTTTATTACCATCCCAATTTAAAACTGATTGATAATAAAATGTTTTTCTGTCAGGAATAGTTCTTTGTACCATAGGGTTAGTACCTGGTTGAACATCGGGTTTTCTTATTACTGCAATAAAAGGTAATTTAATATTTCCGTCTTCATCAGAAAAAGACCAATTACTTGATATTTCACCCCATCTTTGGATAGTTAATATTTTTTTTATTACTGGAATTTGTTCACCATCAGAAACAACCTTTAAATTATCGGAAACATAATTTAACATACCAAAATCCAAATCATCATGTAAAACAGAATCAGGAAGATTTGTATCAGATTTTGTTATTTTATCCAATAATTCTTGTCTTCTATCTGTTAATTCTTTTTGTGAATAAACATTAATATTATTTTTTCTTTTATAAATCATTTTAAATTTCCGCTAAATTCTGTTTCTTGTGATGGTGCACAAGTTATTGTTCTATATGATGGTTTATACCCAAAATGTAAGTGTTTATTATCAGATGTGACTTTTCCATCATTAGTTACCGTATAATATCTTATTCTACCTTCGGATTGAGCATAACCAATAAAATCACCAAACTTTATATCTATTTTTAATTCTTCAAGATGTTTAATATAAACTGAAATTATTAAATTTCCTGGTTCTAAATATCTAACTAAACCATTTTTATAAGTTTTATTTTCTGGTTCAACAACTCTAACTAAACCTTTAAATTCAACTGGTGGTAAAAATTTTATTTCATCTTTTCCAACCTCACCATAAACATCATCATTATCAGTTGTTATTGTATTTACCCTAAATAAAACTAAAGTCATGTTTAAATCACCATGTAAATATTCTTCTCCCATTTGTAAATGTAATTCAAAATCGTTGTTTGAAAAGAATTTAGAAAGTCTTGTTATTGGAAGTTTATTTTCAGCCATTATTTTTAAATATTTTATGAAAAGTTTCAATTAAACTAAAATTTTGTTTATTATTTTCATTTATAAAGTGTTGTAACGTGTCATACACACCTATTTTTTGTAAATATTTATCACCATTTTCCATGTAATAATTATACATATTATATACACTACCATCACTTAATACCACAACCGCACGTTTTTTACTTGATGCTGATTTATTATTATTAAATACTATAATTGGGTAACCCCTATATGTATATGTATCCCATTGATGACTACTTGTAACAAAACACCATTGAGCAAAACAACCAAGTTGTGACATAGCATAAAAAGATTTAACTAAAACAGCAATAATATTATTTTTTTTATAAATTACTTCAGCTTCATCTTTACCAAGTTCATCAACCTTTTCAATAATATCATCAACTGTTGATTCGTCTGATAAATAATGTATTGTTGTATTTTGTAATCTTTCAACAACTTTATCGAAAGTATTAAATTCATTTGAAAAAATTTTTTTAAAAACTTTTTCTTTTTTTTCATCGCTTAATTGTTCAATAAGTTTCATCGAATCTAATATTAAGTTTACATTAGATTCGAGTGCTCTAAATTCGTATTCATTACGTTCTTTTCTAATATCAGTTTTTAAATTACGTAAAAAGATACTTGGTAATAACTTCAACTTTTTAATAATTCTTTTTCTTGTATTTAATCTATTTAACGTATCTAATGGATGACCAAATTTTGTATTTGCATATAGATCAGATAATGGAAAAACATTTTTATCATATTCTAATAAATTCTCATAAAATTCATTTAAAATTTTCAAATCATGTGAATTTATTTCTTTTCTTGTTACCATTTCGGGGTTATAAAGATTAGCTAAATATTTATAAACATCTGCCACAATCTTAGTATATGAATCACCATTTGTAATTGAATCAATAATTTTCACATCTTTTTCATTAAAAATACCGGTTTTAACATATGTTTTTAACATTTGTTCTCGATGTTCAATTATATTATAAATTTCAGACAATTTCATACATAATAAATACTTTAATGTATAAATATAATTCTTTATATTTAATATGTATGAAAAAGAAAATTCCTGAAGTAGAAGCAAGAAATATATTAGAAAATTATACAGGTTCAAATAATCAACTTTTAGAATGGAAGACAAAATTATCAACACAAAAATATTTTAAATTAACAAGACCACAATCTGATTATATTTTAAAATATCATTTGCTTACACCTAAAGTTGCTCGAAAATACATTAATATTGTTGCTAGTTTTGGTGATAAAATCATGGAAGACAGATTATTACCAAAACCACCTAATAAAATTTGGGTGGAAAAAATATTATGTGATTCTGATAAAGCATTTCACATATGGGGTAAAATTTTAGAAAACGAAAGAATGTATGCTATGTGGATACCTAAATCATCTATTCTATATGATGAAAAAGTTTTAACAAGAAAAATAGATTATTCCGTATATTCACATAGACCTCCTATGGAACATCAAAAAGTAGGTGTTGAAAAACTATTAGCTAATAATAAATTTATTTTAGCGGACGAGATGGGGTTAGGGAAATCCTTGAAAGTCAATACTTTAGTATATACACCATATGGAAAAAGGAAAATAGGTAATTTAAAAAAGGGTGATAAAGTAATTGGTTCTGATGGTAAATCGTATAATGTTACTGGTTTTTTTCCACAAGGAATGTTAAAAACATATAAGATAACTTTTAATGATGGTTATTCAATTATTTGTAGTGGTAATCATTTATGGAAAGTATTATCACGAAATTTTGGAAAAAATACTAATAATAATAGATTAGAAAAAGAAATTGTTTTAACAACTGAACAAATGTTAAATGAAAATTTAATTTTAGAAACAAAAGGGGTAGGATGTAATGAAGATAAAACTTATAAATTTAAAACATTTTATAAAGAAAAAAACGGAAATTTAAAATGGCAAATACCTGTTGTTGAACCTATTGAATTTTTTGAAAATAATGTTTTACCAATTGATCCATATTTACTTGGATTATCATTAGGTGTTGGATATATTAAGGAAAATAGTGTAAGATTCGTTATACATAAAGATGATTTTGATGAGATTTTTTCTTCATTTAATATTAAAGAGAATAAACAACATAATAATGTAAGAAATGGGTTTGTTACAATAAAAGATCATTTAATAGATTTAAAATTAAATAATAAACATTCTTGGGACAAATTTATACCTGAAATTTATAAACTATCATCAATAGAAAATAGATTATCGATTTTACAAGGTTTAATGGATAGTGATGGTACAATAAATAAATCAAGTAAAAATAATAATTTTAATGGAACTGAATATTGTACAGTATCAAAACAATTATCAGATGATGTTGCTGAAATAGTACATAGTTTAGGAGGTATAGTTAGAATAAAAACACGAATACCTAAATATACATATAAAGGTGAAAAAAAAGAGGGTAGAAAAACCTATAGATTAAACATAAAATTACCAGAAGGTATGAATCCATTTAGATTAAAAAGAAAGTTTAATTTATATAACACACCTAAAAAATATAAAATAGGTAGATATATTAAAAACATTGAACCTTATGGTGAACATGAATGTGTTTGTATTTCTGTGGACTCACCTGATAGATTATATGTTGCTGAACATGGTATTGTTACACATAATACTACAATTGCCACAATAGCCGCGTTAGAAACTGGCGTTAAAAAAATATTAATAATATGTCCAGCATCGCTAAAAATTAATTGGAAACGAGAAATAGAAAATTATAGTAATAGAAGAATATTAATTGTAGAAGGTGGAAAATGGGGTTCTACATTTGATTTTTATATCATTAATTATGATATTTTAAAAAATTATCATTCATTAGAAAAAGATGATGAAAAAAACAATATTTTAATTAAAGAAAAATTCGATTTAGCTATTGTAGATGAAGCACATTACATTTCAAATACTAGTGCTTTAAGAACACGATTATTAAATGATATTCTTGATAAAATACCTAAAGTATGGTTATTAACAGGAACACCTATGACATCTAGACCTATAAATTATTACAATTTACTAAAAATAGTCGAAGCACCAATAACATTAAATTGGGAATCTTATGTAAAAAGATATTGTAAAGGTTTTAAATTTAAAGTTAATGATCGTAAAGTATGGAGTACAAAAGGTGCAACAAATTTAAATGAACTAAGAGAAAAAACAAAAAATATAATTCTAAGAAGATTAAAAAAAGATGTTCTTGATTTACCTGAAAAAATAATAACACCTGTTTTTTTAGAATTACATAATGGTCAATATGACCATGAATTAGAAGAATTCATTAAAATTTCTTATGAAGAAAAAGGTGAAGAAAGTATTAGTATTACATTGAGTAGACTAATGAAAATTAGACAAATTATTGCAATGGAAAAATTACAATATACATATGAATTAATAGATTCCTTTTTAGAAGAAGAAAAAAAAGTAATTGTTTTCACAAATTTTACATCTACTTTAAATATGTTACATGAAAAATACCCTAAAAATTCTGTTGTTTTAGATGGTAAAATGACAAAAGAAAAAAGACAACAAAGTATTGATAAATTTCAGAATGACCCTAAAATTCAAATTTTTATCGGTAATTTAATTGCCGCAGGTTCAGGTATTAATTTAACTGAAGCAGAAGGTGTTATTATGAATGATTTATGTTTTGTTCCTGGAAATCACTCACAAGGTGAAGATAGAGCACATAGATATGGTCAAAAAAATAGTGTTTTAGTTTATTATCCTGTTTTTGAAAATACAATTGAAATGATTATTTACAATATTATACTAAAAAAGAAAAATGATATTGATCAGGTTATGGGTGATGGTGAATATTCAGAAGGTTTTGGTAAAGAATTATTAAATGAAATTTTAAAATAAAAATTGTTTTTTTAATTTTACTAAACTTTCATTTAATTCATCAATAAAACTTTCATCATTAAAATCTACTAAATTAATGTTTATATTATTTTCTGATATTATTATATAATTTTTTTCTTCAGTATTTGTTAAAGTAACATCCATTCCATTTTTTAGGGATAAAGTACTGATTTCATTTATAGTTTCTGCTAATTTCATTTCAAATGTTTCGTTAAATAATATAAAAGATTTTTTTATTTTTAGTATTCTATTAATTTTTTCTATATTTGGTATATTTTTAAAAATAACACTACTGGTCTCATATGAGTTCCATTTTACATTAGAATAAATATAATAATCACAATTATCATAGTCTAAACCATTAACTGAGCCTTTTATTTTACAATAATCATCTGTTTCTGAAATAACTCTACCTGATTTAACTTGAAATGTTTTAACATTATCATTATCTAAAATTAATTTAACATCTATACCATTAAAATCATCATTGTCACCGACATTGAAACCATATTTAATTTCTTTTATATTTGAAAATGTTCTTTTTATTGATTCAATTGATATTATTAAAGTTATATTACCATTAAACCATGATTGTTTTAAAATACTTTTAACTTTATTAAATTTTTGTGGGTTATCATTAGTAAAATAGGTTCTAAAATTTTCTTTTATAAACTGACCAATTTTTTCAGAATAAGATCTAAAATATAAAGGATTATTAATATTTTTAAAAATATTGTGGTTTTTATCCATCATTTCAAACATAATATATTCAATAAAAGATGAATTAGTATTAGCTCTATTATATAAACTATGCCAATTATTATATTCGTCTAAAATACCATATTTATTATTTTGTTTACAATATCCCCACATATTTAGTTTTTTAAATTCTTCTTCAAGGGCGATATCTATCTGTGTTCTAACTTTCCATTTAAAATTAGACTCCATTAATTCATTAATATTAAACTCCATAATATTAAATTTACTAAAATTTATTCAAAAAAAAAACCTTTTCAGGTTTTTTTAAATAGATGTTACTTTTTTACTTGGTAATGGTGATAAATTTATATTTTCACGTGGTGGTGATGAATATCTTGGTATTCCTAATTTATCTAAAATTTCTCCATACATTTTTGCATCTATACCAACATTTGGATTAACATTAAACCCTATGTTTTTTAATGCATTTAATGTAACATTTCCAAAATACCCTTTTTGTTGTTGTACAGGTAACCCAAGACCCTTTTGTATTCTAGCTATAGAATTTCCAACATCATATGGTTTTAGTGGAAATTGATCATTTTTTCTCCATTGTGTTTGTTGAGGTTGTTGTGTTTGTTGAGGTTGTTGTGTTTGTTGAGGTTGTTGTGTTTGTTGAGGTTGTTCAGTACTTGGTGTTTCAATATTAGGTAATTGTTCTACTGTTTTTTTACCTATTAAAAAATAATAATAAAATCCTGCTCTTGTAGTTTTATAATGTTTACCACCTTTATTCAAGTTTATTTTATAATTTAAAAGGTTTAAATATCTTTGTTTAGCATCATTAATTATTTTAACGTCATAAACATTCGGATTCAAAAATATATTTGATATTTCTTCTCTTTTTATTAAATTACTTGTATCTGGAAATTTTATTTTTTCAAAAAGTTTATCATATATTTCATATGCAGCTTTTTTATTATTTCCAAAAGGTAATGAAGTAAAAGTATCATCTTGAACATATGAAACATTATTTTTTTTTGGATTTTCATTTTGTAATTGAAATTTATCAAACACGTTCATACTAGAACCTTCTCTTGTAAATGAACCATCTTTAATTCTATGTTTATCTAATGATTGTTCATTAATTATTTTTTCTATCATATCAACAAATTGTGATTCTGTTAAATGTATTTTTTTCTTAGACATAATTATAGATTAGATTTTTTATATAAATATATAATTAAAACTATTTATATAAAAAAACAATTAATTTATGTCAGAAATAATATCAATATCACAAAAAAATAAACTTTTTACACAAGTTTTGCATATTTTAGGTATGCCTGTTCGTGGAGTAGAATTAACTGAAGAACAATTAATGACATTTTTGGACTTATCTATTTCAGAATATGAACAATATGTTAGTGATTGGTTAATTGAATCACAATGGTCAGCATTAATTGGTATAGATGTAGATAATCAATCATTATCTAGAGCATTTACAACTAGAAGTTTTGATTATGAAACACAGTACACATATTCATATTCCAAAATAGTAGGTTTACAAGCTGGTGGTCCATATGAACTTAAAAAAGATTTTTTTGAATTAAAACAAAATGAACAAAACTATGTTATACCCGCAGGAAGGGAAATAAACGAGTTATTGTGGTTTACTAGAGCTGAACTATCAGATTCAATTGTAGACCCATTTTTAGGTGGTTTTGGTGGATTAGGTGGTGTAGGATTCGGTGGTGTTGGTGGTTTTGCACAAGTAGGAGCATCAGGGTCATATTTTATGTTACCAGCATTTGACTTATTATTAAGGATGCAAGATAGAAACTTAAAAAATAGATTAATAGGTGGTGAATTAACTTATAGAATAACTGCAGGACCAAATGGAACAAAAATTGTTCATTTATATAATACGCCAGGTGGTAGATTTGATTTTGGTTCAATTAGAAACAATAACTTTAAAGTATGGTATTGGTATTATGAAACAACAGATAGGGATGATTGTTTGGAACAAAATAAAGATATAGTAAAATTACCATCTGATATTGAAACCGAAATATTATCTTGGGAAAAGTTAAATAAACCTTCACAGAATTGGGTTAGAAAATATTTAATTGCTTATAGTAAAGAAGGTTTAGCCAGAATATGGGGAAAATTCTCGGGTGATTTACAAGTTCCAGACAGTAACATTAAATTAGATTACCAATCATTACTAACAGAAGCTAAAGACGAAAAAAGTAAATTAATAGAAGAACTTATGCAACGATTAGAAAGATTAAGACCTGATAAGATGTTAGAAAGAAAAGCAAATGAAGCAGAAAATTTAAATAAATCGTTAAAATATAGACCATTTATTGCACCTTATAACGTAATATAAAAAAAACATCTTTATATTACGTTATAAAGATGTTTTTTTTTAATCTTCCATCGCAAATAAATCCACAATTGAAAAATCATTACCATTAGTTTCTATAATTTCTTCATCATCATAGTTTTTTACACTATTTTCTTTTAAAGAAACTACATTAGTATTAAATTCTACCCAATACTGATCAACATGCTTTATGGAATCATCCACATACATGTAAAATGGATCAACTTGTACTTTATTCCAAAACAAAACCTCACTTTCTGATAGTGTCATCACTTCATTAAAATCATCTTGACCACTTTCTTTTAACGGATAACCACTAACTAATTCACATTGATGTTTTGTAAAAAATTGTCTTTCATCTGGGTTTTCTATTATTATATTATCTCTAATTTCTGGATTAAATACAACTAATAAGGGTTCTATTCGTTTATTAAAATTTGACAAATATTTAGTAACATTATAATCACCTAACATATCAGGATTAGATGTAATTTCAGATTCAGGAATCATATAACAATTTATTTCGATAATACTTTCTTTTGGTGGTAATTTACCATGTATTTTTTTATATTCTAATATTTCTTTTCTGTTATAGTTTTCAACATATTTAGTAACTTTTTGTACATCACCAGATGTTTTCTTAGTACCATTATTCACATAATAAATTGTTTCCCCTAAAGTTGCATTATAATTATTTAACAATAATAACTCCATGTGTGCTTGTCTAGCCATCAATGCTCCTGATTTTGTTGTTTTTTTAATATATTTTTTATATTCACCTACACTTTGTTTAACACGTGATTTATTAGCAATTTTAGATAATGGTATCTCTTTGTTATAAATTTTTTCAACATAAGAATAATATAATTCAACAAATGATAAACCATCACCATCTAATAGATATTTTAAACCTTCATCTAAAAATTCTACTACATATTGTTGTAATTTTTTAGATTTAATCGTGTTTCCTGTTAATTTAATTATTTCTTTTCCTTTTTTATTGATTTTAATGATATAGTTTTTTCTTGACACATTAATACATGATGGTGCAAAATAATCAATATCCAATCCCATTTCATTTCTCATAAAAATATCATTAAATTCCGCAACATCTGCATAAACACCATTATAAGTTTTACCATTCTCAACTAACTCATTTTTTCCTTTACCTATATAATGACGGTCATTAATATCATCTGGTGTTGAAAAATTAATCCCGTCAGTGTCCATAACGAGAGGTGTATACCCCTTTTTTGAAAAAAACATAATCATCATTCTAAGTAATTGTCTACCTGTACACGTAATCATTTCACCTTTATCCATATCACCCCAAGGAAATACTAAAGGTGCTGATAATGAACCGAAGTATGCATTAATAAAGATTTTAATAGGTAATTGTTTTCTATCATACATTTCAGACAATTCAGAATTAATTTCTTTAAATTCTGCAGCTAAATTTTTATATTTTATTCTATAATCTCTAAAATATTTAAGTAAGGATCTCTGAACATTCATAACATCACATTCAGGGAAAACATCATAAACTAACTGAATTGATGGATAAAGTGATGAATAGTCAAATTTAACGATATTTTTTGAATACCCCACTTGTAATAATCTTGATAATCCACCTGTTATTGGTCGTTTTTCGTTTTTTAATGGAATTGATAAATTATTTTCATATGACCATGCTAACATTATTAATTTCCATAATGTTGCTGTACCCATTGTAGATACTCTTTCATATGTAGTTGGTACTAATTTAGAAAGAAGAAATGAAGATTGACTAAAGGAATCGTCAACAACCATAGTTTCAAATAAGTCATCATCTAGATATTGACCAACAATTTCTTTTCCAGACCATACATTATATTTTCCTGGATATCTATCTAAAAGATTTTCGGTTCCAGGTTCATCTATTCTTTTAAATTTTCCTGTTTTGGGGTTAATATAATATTTGATAGGGTCTTTATAAATCGAAGAAATAAATGCACCATCAACATAAACACGATTAGGTTTTTCTTTACCTAAATATTTCGTTATATACTTCAACCCCCATGATTTTATTTCTGAATTAATTGCTTGTGCTCTTCTAACAGCGTGTGAAATATCTATTATATTAAAACCCCAAAGAACAAATTGTGTATAAGGCTCAACCTCACTAGCTAATTTTAAAACACCATCTTTTGTTTTAATACCATCCAAAGTATAAAGTTGTGTATATTTTTTATAGTTAACTTTATTTATTTCTGCTCGTTTTATAATAAACGGAAAGTCAAAAGATGCTGAATTGTAACCACCAATTATTGTTGGGTTTACTTCTTTTATTATTTCGAAAAATTTTATAATACAATTACCTTCACCACCTTCATCATATGGACTAATTATTTTTTTAAAACCTCTATTGTCTTTAATACCAATAAGAATAATTTCATCTTTTTCTGGGTCTAAACCTGTTGTTTCGATGTCAAATACTAATCTATGTACATCTGAATAATTTTCTAGACCTTTGAAAAATCTTTTCTTCTTTTGAATTAAAAATTGTTCAACTGGTGTTAATATTGTAAAATATTTTTTATGTTTTTCACCCCAAGGATCTATACCACCTTGTTTAAAGAAATTCATTAAATGTGAATATCCTTTTAAACTTTTTACTAAAAATCTTTGTCCTTTTTCTAAACGTTCATTATTATGTGTATCTAAATTTTCTATTAAAATACCAAATTCAGCCATTTTCTTCTTTTGAAGAGACTTGTTATTTTGATAAAAATCAAGACCTGTTAAATCATTAACCCATAAAAAAGGTACTAATTTATCTTCTTTTATTATTTTACCACGAACTGGATCTTGTATTATTTTGAAAATTTTATTTGTTGGATAATCGTATTCTATACCGACTATAAATTCTTCAGGATCAGCACCATTTAGAAAATTCTCAATAATTTCTTGTGAAATAAACGTATTATTCATATTTTAAGTATTAAATGTCTTATTATCATATAAAACAACTTGTTTTATAGTTTGACTTAAATTAAAATATAAATAATTTTTTTTTAAAATAAAAAAATAATAACAATAAATTTGGTGTTTAAAAAAAAATGTAATATATTTGTAGAAAATTTCAATAATGAAAAAAGAAGAAGTAATTAGATTAGGAAAATTAATGGGTCTTTCTTTTGATGAAAGAACAAACTATAAAGATTCACTTGAAAAGGGTAGAGTTGTTTTTGATGGTTGTAATGGACAAAGATTTTTAATTGAAAGTACTTGGACAGATGACGAAATATTTGAAAAAATAGGTAAATCATTAATACTATTAGGTAAAAGAATGAAAGCTTATGAAATACATAAAATTCTTTCTATTAATAGTGACTAAAAATATAACACCATGAAAATTATATATTCTAAAGAAATATTTGAAGGTTTTACTCACAGATTTAAAGTTGAATTTGATAAAAAAACTAAATTAGGAGCAGATAACTTCAAGCTGGCAACCAGCCCACACTTGCGGTTATTGTATGTTGGGCTGGCGTTTAATACTTTATCAAAATGAGTGAATTTAAGCAGTACAAGCGTACACAAATTGCAGAAATGCGACCTGTAACACAACACGAAGCAGACAACAAGGATGCTATTTTAGACAATGGTATTTCTGTTTCACAAGCGGATTTAGAAAATGGAAGTCCAAAAATTGGTGATATGATTGCCCGAAACCCTAAAAACCACAAAGACCAATGGTTGGTGGCTAAACAGTATTTCGAGGATAATTTTGAACCGATGCAGTAAAGTTTCGGGTGAGCGTGGGGTTTCTTACGCTTGCCCATAACGGTTGGGTGTATGAGAAGGTTTGCTTAGATAGACTTTCAAATTACCACAACTGTTGATAGCAAACTTTCTTATACACCTTGTTATAAGCTGGTGTGGATTGTTTAGATAAAACTTAATTAATAACGATAAACTCTTTTTCTTTTTTTTGTGGGAAGGGAAATAATAATTATATTTACAAAATAAAAAGTAAAATTATGAAAAACAAAATACAACAAAAGATATACGCAATTTACCAATCGTTCTTATCCTACGCTTCAAAACTGCGCATATCTTCATTCGTTGGCGGTCAGTTTAAAAGAAGACAGAACAAATTCAATTTAGACGATTTAGACACGAATGAAAGAAATAAAATTATGGCAACAATTAAAGAAGTGGCATCAGAATTAGGGGAAAAAATAATAGACTTAGGTACTAAGGTTGTAATTATTGATGTAATTCAATCAGACATAAATAAGTTAGTTGAAACCAAAACAAAAAAGAAATTATCGGTAGAAACTAAATTAAAGATAGTTGATGAAATTGAGATATATGTGAAATCAAAAAAACAATTAATAACAGAATCTGAAGATTATGATATATTAATTGACTTAGTGAATGAATTAAAAAATAGAATCAAAAATGGAAAATAATATACAAGAACAAGTTAATTGTTTGTTAGAACGAGTATCTAATTTAGAAATTATTGGATTTGAATTTTATCTTCCATTGGGAATTTCTTTATTAGCGTTAGGTATAACAATATACCATTTCATATTAAAAAGACGATATGAAACCTTTGATAGAATTGAAAATAATATAGATAATGCAAGAGTATATCTTTTCCAAACAGTATTTGAGTTGTCTAAAAATAGAGATATTGATAATGAGATGAAATTAAAAATTATTAATACAGCACAAGAACACCTAAATAATAAGTTTGATGATGCTTGTAGAAAATATAATAAATGTAGAATAGACAGAAAGGAATTTAGACATAAATACCATCAAGCGATTGTTGATATAGTTAACAACAATAAAGATTCGTTTAACTCTAACTTAACTAAACATGGTAACATATTAGAATATTACCAAAAAGAACATCAACAAAAATAAAAAACCGAACCGCCAACATTGTGTATGTGCAAGTGGGGGTTTGGTGGTAAATTGAAAGGATGATGATTTCTATTGACATTTGTAGTTAAGGAAAGTGAATTACTATTTAATCCCCACCTGACACATACACAAGGAACGTTGTATTTTATTATGAAACATTTTTCATAATTTTAAGTATAAATATTAAAGTGGGTGGGAAGAAAAAAAGAAAAAGATTCATAAACGAAAATGTTAATAAATAACGATAATAGAACACTTGCTTATAACGGTTACGTGTATATTTCAGGTTTGCTTGTACGAACTTTAAATTATACACAAATGCTGATGCAAACTTGAATATACACGTTGTTATGTGTATGTGTGGTTAATTAAGGTAGAATATTTAATAAAAGAACTGAACAAAAAATTTAAAAGAAAAGAAGGGTAATATTTTTTTATTTGAGAAATTATCATTACCTTTGTAGAAAACAATTAAAAAGTTAAAATAACAAGAGAAGATTCTAATAATTATGTAATCACAATGGATTTACGATTTGATAGAATAAACTTGGAGATTGATAAGGGATTAATAACCAAATGTGATATAGGATAATCATAGTTTTTATTTTATTACACATAACACGTTATATATTAATATTAACTAAAGATTAATGAAAAGGATATCAATAACTTACACTATAAAATATGAACTTAGTTTTTCATCAAACTATGTGTGGTTAAATAATAATCAATGTTATAATTTGAAAACAGGAAGAACAATAAAACAAACGATTGTTGGTGGAAGTATTGGTTATATTATAAATGGTAAATTTAAATCATTAACATATCTTAGAAAGTATTTAGTTAAACCGAAAAAATATGTTTGTCCTTTTTAAATTACATTAATGAACATTTTTTCCTTTATAGGTAATATTAATTTATTTATAATATCCAAATTTGTATCATTAAATTGTATAGTAATAATACCTTCATATCTACCAATCTTAGATGTATCTTCCTCAGAAAATTGATAAACAATAAAATATTCATCTGTGACATAATTAAATTTTTTTATTCTAGTAGTTAAATTACAAACACCATTTAAAATTTGATATTCACCTGTTTTAACGTTAAACATGTCTAATGTTATATCAGAATTTTCTAACATACTATTAAAGGATGATTTATCATTTAAACCATCATCAATTAATTTTAATTTAAGTATGGGTTGGTTAGACCCTTTTCTAATAAAAAACTCCATATATATAAATATCAAAGATAAAAAAAGAGGAAAACAAGATTTTAAGTTTTCCTCTTTTTTTAAAATTAAACACTAAGTTCTTGTTTTTTTCTTTTGAACGTACCAGTCAATTGCTGCGGCAATAAAACGTGTTAATGAATCAAATACCATTAATTCAGTTTCCTCGTCTACTTTTGGAATATCAATTCTTTTATTAAGTAGGTCAGTTGTTAATCTTCTTACTTCTTCAGTTTTTAACGCAATAGCTGCATCCACAATTGGAATAAGGTCATTTTTCCATTCTTCATTTATTTTATCCAAACCGTTGTTATCAGCTGCTTGAATAATCATTTTAAAAAACATTCTATCAAATGTTTCAATGATTGGATTTTTAAATTTAAAAAAATCATCTAAAATTCGTGCCAAGAAATCTTCTTGTTCAGGTGTTAATATACCCTTTCTGTTTAAATTACTCATAATTCTTCGTTTTTATTTTTATTTATTTGTTTATTATATAATTCTGAACTTCGTTTATATACACCATGTGTAGCTGAACCGTATAATAATATTTCTAAAATTTGTTTAATTTCAGAATACGTTCCATCTGGTATAAAATTAGGAAATATAGATTTAATCAAAACCAGTAAAAGCATAGATGATGCTGATATGTATGTTTTGTTACCATCAATTTTTTTCCAAATTTTTTTTATAAATTCCATATATAATATAAATATCACCATTTTTATTAATGGTAATATTCCAATACAACATATCCATTTGCACCGACACCAGCAATAAAGTTTGATTTAATACCACCAGAACCGCCACCACCATAATTCAAACCATCATTACCATTGGATGAATTTTTGTTATTAGCACCATTTCCACCGTCACCACCATATTCAAAAGTACCTATACCACCCGTATTACTTGATGCGTCACCACCATCACCACCAGTTCCAGCAGCACCTCCACCACCACCAGCGGTACGATTACTTGAATTTCCACCTGAACCACCTCTATAACGTATGTCTCCAACTGAATCTATTATTGATCCTATACCACCTATACCACCATTATCATATGATAAACCACCAGCACCGCCTTTAGCAATTATCGTTGATGTAGAATTAAACCATGAATCACCACCAGAATTACCATTATTTATTGTTCTTGTCCCACCAGAACCAACAGTAATGGTATATGTTTGATTTGGGATTACTGTTAATGTAGATTTAACATATGAACCGCCAGCACCACCTCCTCCAGCTTGTCCATTAGATCCACCCCCATGTCCGCCAGCACCACCACCACCAATACAATGTACAACTACAGATGTTACACCTTCAGGACATATCCATGTTGAATTTGAAGTAAATCCGGTTATTACTAACATTGCAGATGTCGGACTAACTGTAGGTGTTGGTGTATTGGTTACAGTCGGTGTATATGTTGGTGTTATACTTAATGTTGGTGTAATGGTTTGTGTTGGTGTATTACTAACCGTTGGTGTAATGGTTTGTGTTGGTGTATTACTAACCGTTGGTGTAATGGTTACCGTTGGTGTATATGTTGGTGTAACTGTTGTTGTTACTGTTGGTGTAATGGTTACCGTTGGTGTAATGGTTACCGTTGGTGTAATGGTTACTGTTGGTGTAATGGTTACAGTTGGTGTAATAGTTTGTGTTGGTGTAGGGGTAGTAGGAATAGACGTACTAGTAACCGTTGGTGTAATAGTTTGTGTTGGTGTATTACTAACCGTTGGTGTAATAGTTTGTGTTGGTGTATTACTAACCGTTGGTGTAATAGTTTGTGTTGGTGTAGGGGTAGTAGGAATAGACGTACTAGTAACCGTTGGTGTAATGGTTTTAGTTATGGTTGGTGTAATAGTCTTGGTTGGTGTATATGTTGGTGTTAATGATTTAGTAGGCGTTAATGTAATGGTTTGAGTTGGGGTTGGTGTGATAAATGGATTTATAAACGATGTCCAATAACCATTAGATTCTAACCACGATAATGCTGATAAAATATCGTTAACAGTATAATTAGATAAAACATGAACTAAATTTATAAAACTTTGAACTGTTAAATCATCAGTTTTCCAAAACTGTACATTTCCTATGTTACCAATAGGTGTAGGGTGATCTTGTGTTAATACAGGTTGACAAATAATATACCCATATTCCTCGTCTGGACCATTCCACCATGTAATATCAGAATCGTTAACAGGTATAATAGTACTATTATCAGCAATAAGTAATTTACCTACATTTTTAAAATTATTAATTGTTTTTTGTTTTGGGTTAAACCCTACTACTCTACTATATGACATTTAATGATTAATTTTTATTTAGGATACATTAGATATACAAATTGATTTACAATCAACAATATTAAAAATACTTTTTATTTTAGTAATATAATGATGTTTTACATTTAAATAATTTAATGGTTCTTCAAAATATTTAACACTTTTCATGTTAAATTTAGTAAACCCATTATGTATATTCATAATACCATTTGTACCACCACCCCAAATTTGTACTAACAAATTTTCGGATTCTCTTTTAGATGGTATAATTTCCTCCCAATTTTCAAGTTTATAAATTGGATAACCATTTAGATAAATTTTTAAAATACCTAATCTACTATTTTTTTCTTTCAACCATTTTTGATTTAACACTTCAATTAATTGATAATTTGGTGTTTCACCTGTTATTACATTTAAAACATTGGAAATAGTATATCCTGTTATCAAATCATTTAAACCCCCCTCATTTAATATATCACAATCTTTTAATTCTTTATACCGTTCAAATGTAATAGTTATATTAAAATTTCCTTCATCTATACAAAGTGTTGGTGTCATACCTGTTTCTATTTCATATGTTGGAGTAAAACCTGAAATTTCATCACAATATAGGGAATATCTTATTGTTTGCCATAAAATTTTCTTGTCTGGCGTAAATGAAAAACTAAGATTATTATCAGCATAATTTAAAGGTTCATTTTCATTTTTTATACCCCAATAATAAAAAACATTTGATTCATCCCAAGTGTTATTTTCCTTATCAAATACAAAATCCAATGTCCATCCTTTTTCTGTTCTAGGTTTTATAATAAAAACATCACAATCATCTATTACTACTGATTCGTTAATTATAAATTCAAGTGGTTTATAGTCATTTAATAGACCATTTAAACAAGTAGAATCAAAAATAAGAGATTCATAATTTTTAGGGGTATTAAAATCTAAAATATCAGTATAAATGTCATTAACATTTGTTAATTCATAATCATAATATTCTGAATGATCTAACTTAACATTTAATTTATGACCATAAAAGTTAAAAATATTTTGTGTATTCATATTAATAATAAATATCTTTACATTCATTTGATATTTATATTAAAACAAATAAATGGATCACTTTATTAAACAAATAATTGAAGAAAAATTTGCATCAAAGAAACAACAAAAGTTTTTCTTTGCGAAAGCAAATGATAAGTCTTTATCTAAGGAAGAAAAAAAGAAATGGTCTAAATGGGCTAATGAGTTTTCTAGTAAAACAAATTTTAAAAAATTACCTGAAAAAGTGGAAAAAGATGTTGATGAAGATTATACAGTAATGAATACAGATGACGATAATTTTAATAAAGATACATTATATCATTATACTGTTATAGCATATATAGACACAAATAAAAGAATTAAAAAACATCTAGATTCAATAGAAGAAGTACAAGATTTTGCAAATAGAATGGTAAAAGAAAAATCTGTAGAAGCTTTAGAAATATCACGAATAGATCAAGAAGGAATAAATAAAATTTTATATTATATCTATGATCAAGATAATGATTCGTGGACAAAAGTTAAAACTTTACCATATAAAGAATTTAACAAATCTGAAGGTGATATTGATGAAGTTGTGGATTATAATGGTAATATAATTAGAGGTACTAAACCTACTGACGCAAATACAAAAGGTGTTACACAAAAAAGAATGACAGATAGGGTTGTTAAAAGTGGTATGGGTATGATGGGTACATTCGGTATTGCCGGTGGTGGTAATACTCATAGAACATTAAGATATTGGGCAGAATCAGACATGAGTAAAATGTTAGGGTATGAAAACACATTAGGTGATAATGAAGATTATGAAACAGCAAAGGAATACTTTCAAGATGATTTAGGATTAACACCACAAGAAACAGAAGAAAGATTAGATCAAATGGGTTATGATGAACAATTACCTGATGAAAAAGTTAGATTAGTTGAAACACCAAAAAAATTTATTGAAGAATATATAGAAAGTTTATTATCTAAAAAAAATAAACCTAACGATATTGTTGAAAAAGATAATGTAGAAAAAAATGTTACACCAATAATTAAAAAACAACTTAAAGTTTTATTGAAGACATTAGAAAAAAATAATTTATCTTTAAAAGATGTTTTAAGTCAAATAGAAAACGATGAACAAAAAACTGACGGAAACGACATATAATTTACCAGATGATGTTATTAAACATCTTAATCATTATATCACAGTTTATAAAGGTAATAATGACGGAATAAAACGTGCACAAAATTTATTAACCAATAAAAAAGTTAATTATGGTGAATTAAAAAGAATTTTACATGATTTGGAATATTCTGATAATCCCGAAAAGTTTAATCTTTATGGTGGAGAACCTATGAAAAAATGGGGATGGTCAATATTGGGAAATGAACGTGACTTAATTTTAAAAAATAAAAAAATGTCACAGACTAGTAAAAATATAACAGGATTAGGTAAAAATCCTTTTAATAAAAAACATACAAAAAAACAATCTTTTTTTTCACCACCTAATTTTTTTAAAAGTAATTCCGATGTTAATTCTGTAAGTTCTATATTACCGTCAACTAAACTATTTGAAGAAATAAAAAGAATTAAAAATTTAATGAACTAATGGAAAATAATAATATAAAAGAGCTTGAAATAATATCAAAAGCACAAAGAGAAATACATTTAAGTAAAAATATATATGACCCATTTAAAACATATGGTTCATCACATCCTAACGCTATTTCTGATGGTGATGAGAAAGGTAAAGGACAAATAGACGATAGTGGTTCTATTGGTTCAAAAACAGATATATTAACAAGAACCGAAAATACTTTAAAAAATCATTATAACGAAAATAAAGGTTATGGTGTTACCCATCCTAACGCTATTTCTGATGGTGATGAGAAAGGTAAAGGACAAATAGACGATACTGGATCTGTTGGTTCATCGATAGATATTGAAAGAAGAAAATTTAATATGGGAAAAAATTTTTATAATAATAATAACGGATATGGTATCACTCATCCTAACGCTATTTCTGATGGAGATGAAAAAGGTAAAGGACAAATAGATGATACTGGATCTGTTGGTTCATCAATAGATATCGAAAAAAGAACATTTAATTTAACAAAAAACCCATATAATCAAAAAAAATCATATCCAGATTTTAATGTTTAAACTATTAGATACATATACCAATGTAATTTTACTCGAACAAGATCAGAGTAAATTAATGTTATTACGAAAAGCTATTAATGAGAGAATACCTATTACAATTAATTATAAAGGTCCATCACCAGAAGTTTTATCAGGTGTTAGGTATGATATTGAACCAATCGTATTAGGAAATCATTTTAAAAGTGGTAATTTAGTTTTCTGGGCTTATGTATTTAAAGGTACATCTAAAAAAGGTATACCTAATTGGAAAATGTTTAGAGTAGATAGGGTAGATACAATTAAATTTAATTTGGGAATTGCACCTTTTGAATTAGACAATATTCCAGGATATCAGAAAGGTAAAGCACCTAATTTGATGAAATCACTAAATCCTGTACATATATTTTCACCTTACTGGAACAAAAAATGGAAAAAATGGGATAGTGAAATTATTAAAAGAACACCAGAACCAGAAAAAGAACTTAAACCAACAAAAACAATACCAACACCAGTACAAAAAGATAAATATCCAATTGAAAAACCAGAAATTAGCACGAAAAAATACGATGAAGAAATCTTTTCTATGTTACAAAATAAAATTAATAATGTAGATGGTGTTAAAACAATTAATATTAATGATTTTGAAACCGCTGTTAAAAATCTTTATAATAAAAAGGTAGATGAATGGATAAGTTATCAAAAAATCATTTCTGGTAATGTTAAACCAGGGGAAGGTACAAGAAAAAGATTTGATTCTGAATCTAGAAGTGAGTTAACAAATCTTTTAAATAAAAATAATATAAAAATAGAAAATATCACAAATAATTTATCAGAAACCATTAAAAGGTTGAAAAAATTGATAACATATTGATTTTAAATTTAAAATTTTTTATATTTAACTTAAAAGTAGAATTATGAATACATTAATGGAAAAGTTAGCAATAGCTAAAAAAATAATGGATAAAGTAGATAGTGGGTCATATGAAAAAGGTCAAATAAATGAAACTATATTACGTAGTGATCCTGAAGAACTTTTAAAACAAAATCTTTCACCATCAGAAAAATCATATGAACATGATCAAACAGAACATTTAACACCCAATGTTAAACAAATAATTGATGTGGAAAAAATTAAAAATTCAAAGTTACCTGAGGCTATTAAAGAAGCAATGATTAAAAACCCTATACAACAATTTCCTTTTAATGAATCTATAGATAAAAAAATTATCGATGGAGCTAAACGACTAATGAATGAAGATACTAAAAAAACTACTACACAACTTAAATCTGTACATAATAACATCAATCAACATCATTTAATAGAACAATTAACACCTGTAATAGAAAATATAGTAAGAAAAACAATAACTGAAATATTAGATACAAAGTTAAATCAAATATTAACTGCTCAACAGGTTATGTCTATAAACGAAAATTTGGTTTTAAAAGTTGGTGACTCAATTTTTAAAGGAAAAATAACAGGTGTAAATAAACCTAAATAATTGTTTCGTTATCTTTTTTTTTTTTTAAAAAAATACGATTATTTTTTTAATCGTATTTTTTTTTATTTGTTTTTTTATGTATATTTTATAACATAAATTAAAAAAATATGTATATTTTATATAATAAAAAGATATGTCTAAAATTAAAATATTAGCTATTTCACCAGATAATCATGGTGTGGGTAAATATAGAATAATAAACCCATATACACATTTACAAGAAAATTTTAGTGAAGATTTTCATATTGACATTAAAATGGATGTACCAAATGACGATAATGAGTTTTATAACTATGATATTATAGTTTTACATACAGCCATTCATAAAACAGTTTCTTTTCAAGAAAACATTAAAAGAATAGATTGGTTAAAAAGAAACAATAAAATCGTTGTGGTTGATTTGGACGATTATTGGGATCCAGATAAAAATCATCCTAATTATTTAAATATAATTAAAGCAGGCGTACCTAAAAATAAAATTGAATTAATGAAAAACGCCTCATTTGTTACAACAACAACACCTATTTTTAGAGATTCAATTATAAAAAAAATAGGTATAAAAAATGTGGTTGTTTTTCCTAATGCAATTGATGAAAATGAATTACAATTTAAATCTAATAAAACAAATTCAGATAAAATTAGATTTGGTTGGTTAGGTGGTTCATCACATTTACATGATTTAAATTTATTAAAATCAGGAATACAAGTAATTTTTGATAATTATATAGAAAAAGTTCAATTCGTCTTATGTGGTTTTGATACTAGAGGTACAATGTCTTTTTTAAACAAAAAAACAGGAAAAAAAGAAACAAGAAAAATTTTACCACAGGAAACAACTTGGTTTTTGTACGAAAAGTTTTTCACAAACAATTATAAGATAATAGATAAAGACTATTTAACATTTTTATTAAGTTTTACTGAATCACCCGATTATGATGATTCTAATAAACCATATAGAAGAATATGGACTAAAGACATAAACAAATATGCTTATAATTATAATCTTTTCGATGTTTCATTAGCACCACTAGTAAATAATGTATTTAACAATAACAAATCTCAACTAAAAGTAATTGAATCAGGTTTTCATAAAAAAGCACTAATTGCAAGTGAATGTGAACCATATACGTTAGATTTAATAGGTTTATATGATAAAGGTGGAACAATAAACCCAAAGGGTAATGCGTTATTTGTACCTGAACATAAATCACATAAATTATGGGGTCAACATATGAAAAGATTAATCGATAATCCTAATATGATTGAAGATTTAGGTAATAAGTTATATGAAACTGTTTATCCAAAATATTCTCTTATGACGGTTAATAAACTCAGATCGGAATTTTTTAAAACAATTAACAAATAAATATTAAAATTATGTATTATTTAGTAACAGTCGGGTATGAAACCGAAAATTTAGACAGGGAAGGTAACCCAAGAATTAAAAAAACCAAGTATCTAGTTGAAGCTGAATCAGCTGAAGAAGTCACTATCATAGTAGCTAAATATAGATCTGAAGATAGTAGATCTAGTAAAACTATGACAATTAATGAAATGGGAATTGAATGTGTCATAGACACAAGAAACACCCCACAGTATTACAACTCAAAAAAAAATAATTATGATTAATGCAGTAAAAATAGAAAAAAATAAAAAAAAGTTCTTAGAAACGTGTAGAAAATACCAAATATTTACTGCGGAATTAGAGGGTTTCTTGGGGGAAGATATTTTTCTTTCCCCAGCCTCACCCTCATTAGATATGTATGGGTGTTATCCAGGTGGATTAGTTGACCACTTACTTAAAGTTTGTAAATATTCAATTGAAATAAACCACCTATTACCTGAAAATATTAGAGTTAGTGATGAAAAAATAATCAAGGTTGTTTTTTTATCTCAAATAGGTAAAACGTTTTTATATAAACCAAACGAAAGTGAATGGCATAAAAAAACATTAGGTAAATTATATAAATATAGGGATGATGAATTAATAGTTATGTCTGTTGGTGAAAGATCCATATATTATGCAACAAAATATGGTGTTTCTTTTACCGAAGAAGAATACCAAGCAATAATAAATTCGGATAAAGAAGGTACTGAAAAATCTATACGATGGGTTTCAAAACCTTTAACACATATAATAAAATTAGGCTTTGAAATGGCCGTATTAGAAGAAAAACATGAAATCAAAAAAAATTGAACAATACATTAAAGAATTCACAGAATTAAACAATCTTATATCAAAAATAGAAGACGATGATGATTTTACTGAAGTTGAAAACATCAATAAAGAATTGAATCAGTTATTAGATTCATTAAATAGTGAATTATACTTAACAGATAACAAAGAAAATTCTAATTCTTTACAAGTTAATATAAAATTATTACACGAAAATGCAATAATTCCTGAATATTCAAAAGATGGTGATGCTGGAATGGATTTAACAATAACAGATATAAAAGAAGAAACTGAAAATTTAATAGTATATGGTTTTGGTATCGCTGTTGAAATACCCAAAGGATACGTTGGATTAATATTTTCTCGTTCATCGGTTAGAAGAACGGATTTAATATTATCTAATTGTGTTGGAATTATAGATTCTGGATATCGAGGAGAAATTATGGGTTCTTTCAGAAAAACACATCAACATTTGTTAAATAAATATAAAGTGGGTGAAAGAGCAGCACAAATTTTAATTATACCATATCCTAATATTCAATTTGTTGTAGTTGATGAATTAACAAAAACAGATAGAAATGACGGGGGTTTTGGTCATACGGGTAAATAAGACATATTTATATTAGAAAAATTAATAAAAGTTTTAATAATTAAAAAAATTGACAACTAAAAAAGTTAAAGTAATAGAAGAATCACGTACCCCCCATAAAGAAAGAATAAGAGAAATTTGTAAAAGACCAAAAGAAAAATTTTTAACCGAATCACAAAGAGAATATTGGGATATTCTAAGTAAAAATCAAATCACATTATGTTTTGGTCCCGCAGGTGTAGGAAAATCATTTATTGCAATGAAAAGAGCAATAGATTTGTTATGTGATATTGATAATAAATATGATAAAATCATTATCGTTAGACCGGCAGTGGAAGCTGAAGAAAAATTAGGTTCATTACCCGGCGATTTGGAAGAAAAATTAGATCCCTATATTTATCCATCTTATTATTTGTTAAATAAAATAATAGGAAAAACTGCAAGAGAAAGTTTAAAAAATGAAGGATTTATTGAAATTGCCGCCTTAGCTTACATGAGAGGTTGGAATGTTGATAATAGTATATTAATTTTTGAAGAAGCACAAAATGCAACACCTTCTCAAATGAAATTATTATTAACTAGAATTGGATTTAATTCTAAATTTTTTATATCAGGTGACTTAGAACAATCGGATAAATATAAGGATAAAGAAAAAACTAAATCAGGATTATATGATGCTAAAGTTAGGTTATCTAATGTTCCAGATATTGGGGTTTTTGAATTCAGTAATAAAGATATTGTTAGAAACCCAATTATTGGTGAAATATTAAAAAAATACGAATAAGCTTTACTTATAAATTTTTTTATCTTATAATTTATCCATGAATATTTACATAAGTATTGATGGTGTTTTAAGGAATATGATACAAAAGTTCGAGTATCATTATGTTGATAATTATTTAAACACAGAAAGTGATGTTCCTGATGATTTTGAGTATAACGTTTATTCTCCAATCAGAAATGATGATTTAAATGTGAGTTTTCGTTTTAAATCAAAAGATCAACAGCAAGAGTTTATGTATTTAGATTTTGCTCTTGAAATCTTTGGTCATGCGAACACAAGTTATAAAAATGTTTTTATTGAATTAAACGATTTTCTATATAAAAATAGAAAACATAACATTTATGTTGTTGGATTAGATGAATTAGGAAAATCTAAACCAGCAACATTGTTTTTTTTATCAAAAAACGGATTTATAGGTAATAATATAAAATTTATATTATCAGAAAACATTGAAAAAGAATGGAAAAAGGTAGATTTATGGATAACTGATAATTACGATATTATTAAAAAATGTCCTAAAAATAAAAAAGTAATAAAGTTTAATACAATATATAACGAACATTTTAAAAATACAATAGAAATAAATAAATTAACAGAAATTAAAGAATTATGGTTAAAATCTTTGGAAAAGAATACTTCATCGACATTGAAAAAGTTAGTGAAACATGTAAGTTCAATGATTCGAGTGTAGACGAAAATGGTAACAAAACATATGAAATTAATATTTTCAAATATGAAATTATTAAAATGTGTATGGAAAGATTATTAAATGAATATGAAGATGTTGATGAAGAAATGGGTCAATTCTCACAAAAAGACACATCTATATCATTCAGATTAGCATTTAATACACTTTTGAAAAATAATATAATAATAGAAATGGAAACAGAAATTGATGAATTATTTTAAAAACAAAAAGTTATGGATAAAGAAAAATTAGAAATAATAGAAGAATCTATTAATAAAATTTTAAATCACGAAAATGTGATTTATTTTTTGACGTATGACACTAAAAATAACCCTAGAGCTTCAGTAAAACATATCTATGATATGGCGTTATCTTTAAGAAAAAATGGGTTAAATGCTAAAATTTTGGTAGAAGATAAAACATATACAGGTGTCAAGAATTGGTTACCTGAAATATATGATGATATACCCATTGTTTCAATAAAAGATGATAATGTTGAAATTTATATTGAAGATGTTATTGTTGTTCCTGAACATTATTCTAATGTTTTACCACAATTAGTAAATGTTAAGGCGGTTAAAGTAATGTTAGTTCAACAAAAAGATTTTATTTTTGAAACTTTATCAATAGGAAGTAGATGGAAAGATTTTGGTTTTGATAGATGTATTACCACAACGGAAAAAGCAAGAAAATATATTCTTGAATATTTTCCAAATACTTTAACATATGTAATTCCACCATATATAGGGGACAATTTTAAACCATATGACAAACAACAAAAACCTTATATAGCCATAAGCTGTAGAGATAGATCAATAAATAGAAAAATAATATCTGAATTTTATTTAAAATATCCTCATTTAAGATGGATAACTTTCAGAGATATGGTACAATTAACTTATTTTGAATTTTCAGAAGCATTAAAAGAATGTATGGTTTCGGTTTGGGTTGATGATGAAAGTACATTTGGTACTTTCCCCTTAGAATCAATGAAGTGTGGTGTTCCAGTGGTTGGTAAAATACCAAATAATGAACCTGAATGGTTAAGTAACAATGGTATGTGGACTGACTCATTAGACAATGTAACAGATATTTTAGCTACTTATGTTTTAGCTTGGATTGAAAGTGTTGAATTAAAAGATGATGTTAAAGAAACCATGAGAAATACTGTATTACCCTATAATTCTGAATTACATGAAGAAAAAACAATATCAGTTTTTAATTCATTAATATCTAACAGATTAGAAACAATAAAAAAATTAAAGGAAAAATACGAAAAATAAAAAAATTATGAAAAAAATTACAATTTTATTACCAATACATATTTTAAATGATGATTATGTGACAATGTTAAAAAACGCATTAACATCTATTGAAGATTTTCATAACGATATTGACTTATTAATTATATGTCCTAAAAATATAATAACTATACTTGAAGATTTTAATTTTGGTCAAAAGTTAAATGTTAAATTAATAGAAAATACTACAGAAAATTTCGATTTTACAAGTCAAATTAACATTGGAATTGATAACTGTGAAACTGAATGGTTTTCCATTATGGAAATTGATGATGAATATAAAAAAAATTGGGTTAAACTAATGAATGACTATATGATTGAAAATAATGATGTTGATGTATTTCTTCCTGTTGTAAAAGATATTAATCAAAATGGTGATTTTTTATCTTTTACCAACGAATCTGTTTGGGCTTATGGGTTTTGTGAAAAACAAGGATATTTAGATAAAGAAGTTCTATTAGAATTCCAAAATTATCAAACTAGTGGTGGATTATTTAAAACACAAGTAATTAAAGATAATGGTAAACTAAAAAATAACATAAAATTAACCTTTATGTATGAGTTTTTACTAAGATTATTACATAATGGAGTTAAAATAATGTCAATTCCCAAAATAGGTTATCAACATGTTAATTTTAGAGAAGATTCATTATTTTGGAAATATCAAAATGATGTAGAATTTAAATTATCAGAAAAAGAAATAAAATTTTGGGTTGAAACAGCAAAAAAAGAATATTTTTTCAAAAATAAACGAGATATAACGTATATGGAAACATAAATGTCTAGAAAAAGAACCCACAAAAATTATTTTGGGGTAGATCAGGAAGAAGCGGTAATAAGATATATAGAATCTGAATCCGAATATGAAAAAAACAAGATATTCAACGAATATTTACGTGAACCCCTGATTATAATGGTTGAAAGTATTATTCGGCGTTATAAACTTTACAGAAAAGACTTTGAATTTAACGATTTACATACCGATACAATGTCTTTTCTTATTACAAAGATAAACAAATTTGATTCAACAAAAAATCACAAGGCGTATTCCTATTTTGGTACAATATGTAAAAATTATTTAATGGGATCAATTCAAAAAGATACAAAAGAAACTAATAGAAGTGTATCTTATGAAGACATATCATCAAATTTAGAAGATAATATAGAGAGATCCTATATTATGGATGAAGTAAAACTAGATTACAAGGATATAATATCTAAATTAACAACGGAATTAGAAACTTTTATTTGTGAAAACGAATTAAATGAAAGTGAAATTAAATTAGGTTATGCCTTGTTAGATATTTTTTCAAATTTCGATAAAATATTTCAAATAGGTGAAGGTAATAAATTTAATAAAAATCTAATATTACTTTATTTAAGAGAAATGACATCGTTAAGTACTAAAGAAATACGTATGTCATTAAAAAAATTCAAAAAACTTTATAACAATATTCTTATAGATTTTATAAATCTATAAATAAACTATTTATATATATAAATTTTTTCTTATGGCTAAAAAACAAAATATAACATTAGAGATTGATTCGGCATTGTCTTTGATGCAAGAAATATACAATGATATTGTTGAACAAAAAAACATTGCATCTACTATAACAAGAAAAATGTTAACTTTTATGAAAGAACCTGAAGATATGAGTATGATTGGACCTGTAATAAAAGAACAACAAAAAATTTTAAATGATTGTACCGAAAAGAAAATATCATTAGTTAAATTACAAGGTGTTTTGTTAAAACAAACAACTGCGAACGGAAAAACAGGTAGTTTTTCTAAAATAACATTATCTGATGAAGATAAAAAAATATTAGAAGAACTTATGAATGGTAATGAAGATGAAATGAAAAAATTAATAAATACTGAAAATTATAAAAGTTAATGGAAAAAACAAATAAAAATTATGATAAAATTCGTAGTAAAATTGAAGCCATTAAGAAAATCAATGATCATGGCGATAAGGAAATTGGTGAAGTATATGACCTAATTAGTGATGACTTACCATCTAATAAAGATATTATTCGCAGAAATATTGATGATTATAAAAATAAGAATAAATCAAAAAAAACTGAAAATAATGATATATTTGGTAGGTTAATAACCACAGCCGAAAGTTTTTTAGGTTCAAATAATACGGACAACATTGATGTTAAAGAAAGTCCGAAATTAAAAAATAGATTAAGAAAGTACGCAAAAGAATCTGCTTCACTAACACTCCATTCTTCGAAACAAATAGTTATGGATACGGTTAGAAATAATTTATTTGGTGGTGAGGGTGTTTGTGGTGTTGAAAAAAATTTTCCTAATGAACCTTTATTTATTTCACCTAAAGAATTTGACTTTCTAGATATGTTAACATTATCACCAGATAGTACTACTGGTACTATTATGTATGAAGACGATGAAGACATAGGATTTATTAAAATGAACCGTGAGTTATACCGTTTATTTGATAACCCATCATCTATTTTTGAATTAAATACATTTGGTGGTGATAAAATTTTTGATATTAATTGGGATGTAGATTTACAAAAATATGAAATAAAATTACGAGATAATATACCATATAATGTTTCTGATTTTTTAACTGATTATTATTCTACAATCGAACAACCAAACATAAATAACATTATAAAACAAACAATTTTAATGACCATTTATGGTAACGGAACTGAACCAAGATCATTTAATTTAGGGTTAAATAAATTAGATAGATTGTTACGAAAATTATTTTCTATTTGTGGTCAAAAACAAAATCCTAAATTACTAAATCAAACCCCAAATAATTTAATAAACGAAGATGATATTGATATTGAAACATATTTTGATTTTGATGATGTTGAAGGTATTGATATTGATGATGAAAACATGAGATTCAATAGAGTATTAAAATTCGTTGAATGTGGAAATTTTGAAACTAAACCTAATGTTAACAATTTAGAAGATTTTGTCTATTTTACTAGAAAACGTAGAAATATGGATGAAATGGTTAATAATGTTTTAAATAAAGTTTCAAATGATGCTTATGAAGAATCAGGAAGATTAATTCCACCTATTAACTTTAGAATAGGGTTAAATTTAAAATATCTTTTAAAATTACCACGAGCATTAATATCAGCAATACTATCCCCTAAAATGTTATTACCTGTTGTTATTATATTTAAAGCTTTTAAAAAATTAGAAATTAGTGTAACAGAAATTATGAAAAAATTATCTAAACTATTTTTTGACATCATTAGAAAAATATTTTGGAAATTTATTAAAGAATTTTGGAGATTTATTAAAAAAGATTTGTTAAATTTCATTAAAAAATTAGCTGCTAAAATTTTGAAAAATAAACTTAAAAGATACAGAATGATTTTAACATCCTTAATTTCATTATTACTAAAATTACTTAAAACAAATATAGGTAGTTGTGATGAGATTTATGGGGCTATATTATCTACCATAAATGGTGCTTTAAGTAATCGTATGAAAATACCTATACCAGGAATTTTACTTGGTTTATCCGATTCTTTACCCGGATATAGTACAGATAGAGCGTATATGAATATTGTACAAAAATTAGATGCTTCTGGAATACCTATGGGTGATTTATATGGAAGAGAAAACGATTTTCATTTTGTTATTAAATCTATTATAGAAGGTAATACTGAAGAAAGTGATCAAAATTCATATGTTAAAGTTACTAATCAAGAAATTTTTATACCAACACCTGTAGGACCAATAATGATACCACCAGGTATTTTAACAAGTAATGGAAAAATATTTTAAAATGGATAAAGATAAAATAATAAACATAGTTGAAAACCACAAAGATAAATCTAATAAAGATTTACTTGAAACTAGAGATATTCTAATAAAAGAATATACAAAAACAAAAGAACTAATTATTGATTTAACAAAACATTTAGATGTTATAGAAGATTTTTATGATATAGTTAATAATGAAATTAAAAACAGATTATTATAATGAAAATTATAGATATTGGACAATGTATTGATAATATCGATCCAAAAGGTATAGGTAGAATTAGATATAAACCATTTGGCTTATTTACTAGTGAAATTGAAAAATCATTCACATATGAAAAATGGGATAAAAATGATCCATTTGTAGCTATTCCATTTCTACCACCACATATTAATATAATACCACAAATTAAACAATCAATAAAAATAATTAAATATGATACCGACAAAAATACACAAAACGTAGAATATATTGCCGGACCATATTCAACACCACATGATTTTGGTTCAGAAACTTTTACCAATCAACATAAACATACAACATATGGGGGTGTTATTGTTAAAGATTTACCAGATTTAATGGATGAAAATGGGGTTTTTATTGATAAAAAATCTGTCGGGTCTACAACAAAATTATCCGATATTTCTATTAATGGTAACTATGGATCAGATACAATTTATACCGAAAATGGTGTTATAATTCGAGGCGGAAAACTAATTTCAAAAGACACTAAAAATAAAAATTTAAAAAAAAGGTTACGAGAAGTACCAATATCATCTGAAAAAGTTTCTAAAATATCATTGAAAAAATTTTCTAATTCAATGAAAATGGTTGAAGAACGTGAAACACAAATTAAAGTATCTGTTAGTAAAATAAAATATATCATAGAATATGAACTTGATGACCTAATTTCACCAAGTGAACTTAAAATTTATGCATATAAAGTTATAAACCCATTTGGTTCTACATTAGATACTAATGTGTTTAAAGAATCAACTGATGTTGATTTAACAGATACTACAAAATTTAAATTAATTAGGGAAGATGAAAATCCTTATACTATAGTTATTCCTGTTGATGATATAAAATCAGCATGTTCTGAAATGAGGGAATTTTTATATGTTACATTAGATGAACGAACACTTAGAGAAATAAATAGTACCTTTCCAAACGAAGATTCACATCCTTTCTTTTTTAGACCAACAAAAAGTTTTAGACTTAAACCAACTATAAATGAAACTGAAAAAAATAATAAAAACTATTTTATTTCAAATATTAGTATTAGAGGTTCAGAAAATGGTTCTTCACTTATTTTCTCAAAGTTATCCGTAAAACCACCTATAATTGAAATTCCTAAAAAAGTAAAAAAATTAAAAATAGAAGGATTAAAAGATGAACAAACATTTGCTTCTGTTTTATCCGATTATATATGTCTTTTATCCAGTGATGTAAATAAAGGGGAAAATACATTAATTAATTTTAAAAATTTAGACCCTTATGAATACACACAAGAAGATTATTTAAGTAGAATATTACCTAATACATATTCTATAGTTAGAGGGGAAACGTTAATAAAATTGTTGTCATTAATGTATGAATATATGATCGGTCATGTTCATAATATAAATAAACCAGGAATATATATCTATGAAAAAGAAAAAGAATTATCTGAAATGATAAATAGTATGAAAAATATTTTAATTAACCAATCAATTAGAATTAACTAATATTTATAATATAAAAAAGATGTCATATTTTAGATCATATTTTGAAAAAAACAATACACTATTAAAGGATTCCAATATTAATACTGCTAAAAATCCTAATACAGAAATATTTTATGGTAATGGGTTTTCTAAATTTATTTTTAAAATTGATTTAGAACCATTAAAAAATAAAATTAATGATGGTACATTTGTATTAAATGAAAACACTAAGCATTATTTAAATTTAACTAATACAATTTTTGGTGATGAAACATTTCTAGGTAAAAAAAATGGAAAAGGTAGAAATAGAACATCATCTTTTGACTTAATTTTATTTCCCATTACCGAAGACTGGGATGAGGGTGTAGGATACGATTATACTCAACCACATGATTACACCATCGGTAGTGAAACGTTCAGCATACGACCTTCTAATTGGAAATACAGACAAAGTAATGTTGAGTGGTCGGAAGAAGGTATATATGAAACAGTACCTAACGATATAATTAGTATAATTCACTTTGATAATGGAAATGAAAATATTAAAGAAGACATAACTTCATATATTAATGGTATATTAAGTGGTTTTACTGAAAGTGGTATAACACAAAATTATGGTATGGGTATAGCTTTTCACCCCAATTATTCAGAAATTATGACCGAAATTGAAGAATCAGTAGCATTTTTCACAAAATATACACAAACATTTTTTGAACCATATTTAGAATCTGTATTTGATGATGTTATTATCGATAATCGAAATAATTTTACCGCAGAAATTGAAAATAATTTATATCTTTATGTAATAAAAGATGGAAACTATTATGATTTAGACGAATCACCCATTGTTGATATCTTTGATGAAGTAGGGTTGTTAGAAACACATACATCATCTAAAGTAAGAAAAGGTATTTATAAAATAACTTTTGATTTAGAAGGTGAACTTTGTACTGGAAAAAGATTTTTTAAAGATGTATGGAAACAAATAAAAATAAATGGAAAGAATCTTCCATCTATAACACAAAAATTTATTCCTTATCCTTTGTCTAATGTGTTTAGTATAGGTTCTGATAACATGAATTTTGATAGATATGTTTTACAATATCATGGCGTTAAATTGAATGAAAAAATAAAAAGAGGTGAAGTTAGAAAAATAACTGTAATTTTAAAGTCAATAAACTCTGTTATTCCAATATTAAGTGAACAATTATTTTATAGAATTTATGTTAAAGAAGGAAAAACACAAGTTAATGTCTTTGATTGGACAAAAATGGATAAAACAAATATTAATTCATTTATGTTAGATACTAGTTATTTAATTCCTAGAGAATATTACATTGAAATTAAATCAATGATAAACAATGAAGAAATTTTTTATAAAAATGAAATAAAATTTGAAATTATATCTGAAAAATGAAAAAAAATAATAATAACAGAAAATCAACTTAAAACACTTTTAAGAAAAAACGAAGAAATTTATTTCGATAGTTTTAGTGAAGCAGTTCAAAAAGCCAGATCAATAGCATAAAAAAGAGGTTATGAAATAGATGAAGATGATTGGTGGAGAGAAATAAATACAGGACAAGGTAGACCTAAAGAAGGTAAAACAACAAGAGCAACAATAGGTTTAACTAAAAATGGGAAACCCCAAAAAAAATCGTTACATATACAAGTTTATAATAGGGGTATTGAAGTTAAAAAAAATTATGAACTAAATTTTTATATTAGTTAATAAAATTCTACTTCAACACCACATTCTTTTAACATAAGAAACGATTTCGTTTGTTGTTCTACCCATTTATCTTTATTTATAGTTGTACATTCTCTTTTACAATATACTTTTTTTATACCCGAATTTATTATTGCCCTAGCACAATCACAACAAGGTAAACCCGATGTTAAATAAATTGTAGAATCCATTGTAGATACACCAACTCTAGCTGCATTGTAAATAGCATTTCTTTCTGAGTGTTCAAACCAAAAATATTTTTCAGGTCTTTCCTGTCTTTCAGGTTTATTATCATCAAGTCCTCTAGGAAATGAGTTATACCCTGTTGATATTATTTCACCACCTTTTCCTACTATTACTGAACCAATCTTAGTTGATTCGTCTTTTGATTTTTCTTTTACTACCTCAGCTATTTTTAAAAAATATTCAGTCCAATTCATATATTAAATTAATTTCGTATTTATTATCTATAAAATATGTTTTATGTATTTGAGTAATTTTTTGAATATATAAAGAATCCTCAGCATATCCTATATTGGTTAAAAAATAAAAATAATTTCCATCATCATATCTTTTATCTTGCCAATCTTTATAATATATTATACTCTCTTCCCAGTGTTCAAACTTCATATGTCCATTTCTGGTTGTGAATCCGAATAAATTATTATCATTTAATGCACCACCCGATTTCAAATGACCTGTTTCTAAAATAACTTGACTAAAAACAATTTCAGGGTGTTGTATATCATATTCTAAAATTTTATCATATACGTTTTTTATTGTTAATTCTAATTCTTCTATTTCTTCGTTTAAAATTATTAGTTGATTGTATGTTCCAAATGAAAAAGATAAAAAAATAATACTAAAAATTAATTTTTTCATAGTTTTTTTTTATTTTGATAAATTTAAATTAATTTAGATTAATGTACAAAATTTACAAAAAAATATTTTAAATACCAAATTATATAAAAGAAAAAGGTGGATTTCTCCACCTTTTTACTATAATGTGTTTTACGATTAACGTAATGTGTCGATACCAAATACTTGTAAACCTGCAACTGTGATAACACCAAAGTAACGGTTATTGACCATTTTCTTAGCGTATCTGGTCATAATACCTTTTATTGGTGTAAAGTTGAATGGGTTATACATAGTTGGAGTTAGTTGTAGTGGCACGTATGGTGCGTAAATATAACCAGCATCCAATAGTGATTTACCTTTATGACCAATCAAAATTTTATTTGATGGGAAGTAAGGATCACGATATACTTGATAACGTCCAGCTAGAGTACCTACTTTTTCAATACCCATGTTGTATTGATCTTGTTCAGGTGCTGCGTTAGATACGTGGAAGTATTCTAAGTCGTCGAATACAGCTGATACTTCAGAAGAAACAACAATCCAGTTAGCTCCACCACGTAGAGTTGTTTTATGGATTTGAGCAGACATTTGATTAATTTTCATAATCAATGTTTGGTTCCAGTCTTTTTGTGTGTAACCAGCAAAAGCTGAACCGTTATTACCATATCTCCATTCGTTATAGTCCCATTTAGTAGACCAAGCAGCACCTTTACGAAGGTCACGTAAAATTTCACGGTCAACTTCTGCTGCAATTTGTTCTGATAATAAAGCTGTTAATTCAGCTTCAGCATCAATATTATGGAACGCACTAACGTCTTGTGCAAGTTCAGGTGACCAAGTTGCTCTTAATTTTCTTTCGGTAACTGATACAGTCACAGATTGTAAATCAAAAGATACTTCACCAATTTGGTCTTCGAATTCAAGGTCTTTATAAACTCTGAATACGAAAGTTATAGCGTCGTCAAAATTAGCTGGTAGTTCAACACCAGTGAAACCTGATGTAGGTGAATATTCTTGTAAATCAACAAAAATATAGATAGAACCTTCTTCATCACAGATGTCGAAGAATTTTCCACCTGGATTTGGTGGCCAAGCTGCGGTTGTTTTTTGTCCGTATTCTACAATACCTTTTCCGTATTTTTGTGTTACGATATTGAAGTTTTTAGAAACGCCACTATAAAATAGTTCAGCACCAGCTAAAAATTCTTCAGTATCCATAATAGCACCGTTAGGTCCGATAAGTTTACCTTGTCCGTCTTTAGCGAAACCAGTTAATTTGATTGTTAAACCATTAACAGTTTGTCCAACTAAAGTTGCTGGATTAATAGTTTCTACTTTTCCTTCAGTAAACGCTACAATAGTAGCACCGGTTAGAGTTACTGTACTTAATGCACCTTTTGAATAATCGAATAATCCTGTTTCAGGTGCGTTACCGTCACCAGATTCGTAGAAACGATCATATAGATTACGTGCTGCTGCATCATAACCTGCATCAGATGCGTCGGTATTTCCTGGCATTTTATAAGGTGAATAATGATCACCATTATTTCTATCCTGTATTTTAGGAATGAAATAGAATAGTTTACCAATTGGTAAATTCATTGCTTGTACCGATACAATATCGTTAGCAAGTAATTTAGAGAATACACGTCTGATTATAGGAAAAACTACAGTTTCGAATGAACCTGAAGCGTCTGAAACAGCTGCTTCATTGATTAAATACGATGCTTGGTTTTCATATAATTGTGCAATATTGTCTCTTAGATAACCGTCTAATCCCTCTAGGAATCCTAGGTCGTCCCATTTTCTGATGGTATCTTCTTTGATAACACGTAAATGTTTTAATCCGATGTTACCAACCATACCTGAATCTAATAATGCTCCCATTGTTTAAATTAATTTTTTTTATAAGGTTTATTTTATTTTATTTATTTTACCCATTAACTCTTTCATTCTTTTGAATTGAGGATTTTCATAAGCTTTTGACTCTGATAATACCTCTTTAGAACTTGAAGTTTGTGGAGTTGAAGAAATTTTATTTGAAACTGATTCTGTTATTGGTTTTTTATTATCTAATTCAGTTTTAATTTGTCCATAAAGATTTTTTGATTCTGTTATGGTTGAAACTGTATCAAATCTCTTCAAAATTTCCAATTTCTCTTGTTTTGTTGTTGTGTGTTCAGTAAATAATCTAGTTGCATATGCAAGATTAGCGTTAAATACAGCCACTTCGTTAAGTTTTTCTTTGAAAAGAACTAAAGCTTTTTTATATTCATTATTTTGTTTTTTCAAAGTTTTAACTTGTTCGTTTAATCCTTGAAGTGCATTAGTGCGACCGGCTTTAAACATTTTTTTCTGTCTTGGACCTCTTACACCATATGCAAGTGTTCTTGCGGCTTCATCAAATTCTGCTTCAGGTTTTTCATCTTCAGATTTTTCATCTTCTTCTTCTTCACCTAGTTCGATTTCATATACGGTTTCTTCACCATCTTCTTCGAAACCTTCACCATCTAAATTAAACATATCTTCTTCTTGTTCATCTAATTTAATAATGAAATCTTCATCGTTTACTGTGAATTCAATTTTGTTTCCATCTTTTTTAACAACAACACCGTCGTCAGGACTCATAGATTTATAAACTTTGATTACTTCTTCATCAGATGCACCAGTCATGTCTAAAACATCGTCATCATCTTCTAAATTTTCATCACCTAAATTGTCAAGATCATCGTCGTCTTCAGTTGATTCAGGAACCGATGGTTCATCATCTTCTAATCCGTCTAAACCTTCAACACTTTCTGGTTCATCATCTTTAACTGTTTCAAGATTTTCATCATCAGGATTTAAATCACCTGTTACATCATCTTCAACATCTGTAGGAATTTCTTCATCATCCTCTTCTTCTTGTTCTTTTAATAAATCGTTTAGTTCTTGTTTCATTGTTGAAGCAAGTATACCTTTTGCGTTTTGTTTTACTGCTTCTTCAAGTGTTTCTACTTGAAGCAAAGCTTGTTCTAAAATTGATTTTTTTTTCATTTTAATTCAATTGTTTATGTAATAAATATTATGTTTTTTTTAAAAAAATAATTTTTTTTTATTATAAATGAAATAATATCTGTTATTTAGATAAAAAATCATCTAATTTTCCCATTAAAGATTTCATTTTACCAACTTCAGCTATATCATTAGATTCAATCGATTCATCATATTTTTCTTTTTCTGATGGATCCGAGAAGACATATGCTCCGGGTGTTGATGGTGATGACACCAAATCAAAACATATTAATTCAAAGTCATCTTGAACAATATTCTGTCCTCTAATATTTTTCAATGAACCTACCCCTCTTGATGAAATACCTAAAGTAGCACCATTCATTATCAACATTGCCGCTTGATCACCTTTAGTACTAACAATACCCATTTTCCTCCAACCAGGGGATGTATAAAGTTTTATTTTACCCATTAGAACATTTCCTTCCCACCATGTCTCTAATATAGAGTGTGATACTCTATCTAAATCAATCAATGATGATGAAGGGTGGTTTAATTCGTTTAACGCACCACCTTTTTTTATTAAACTTTGATAACGTTCATTTTCTCTTTTTAAAACATTTTCAGTATAAATTCTACCATTTTTGTTTGGTACACCATATTTTTGTAATATAGCATAAAGAATAATGTCTTCTGAAAAATCCATATTTTTCATTTCTGTTATTATTCTTTGATTATATAAATTATCTGGTGAAACATGACCGGCATCATATTCTATAAGTAACTGCCTTCCATCCTTAAAAGTAATTTCATTTTTCATAACTAATAAATATCTTAATATAGTTAAATATAACTATTAGGTTTTTAATAAAAAGCAATAAAAATCCCCTTATCGGTTTAAACCGATAAGGGGATTTTATAGGTATTTAAACCGATAAATTATATTTTTAATTAATGTCCCTTATTTTATGAAAATTAAAAAGATTTTTATTTATAAGATATTCATCAATAATTGTTCTTATTATATTTCTAATTAATATTTTTATTTCATTAGTTTTTATATCAAATTGATTATCAACATAAAGAGTGATTTCTAAATTCATAAAAGATTTTTTATATAATTTAATACCTTTAGTTCTAATATCTAAATCAACAATTGTTTCTTTTTTAAATAGATTAATTTTTTGATCTAAAAAATAATGTTTTATTCTTCTTCTTGTTTTTTTTATTATTTCATCATAATCGTCATCATCATCAGGTAAAACCCATGAATTAAATTTTAAAAAAATAGTTTTTAAATTTACAAAATCAACTGTTCCATATCCAATTTTTATATTTTTGTAATATCCCATTGGAATATATTTTCCTTTTTTCATTTAAATTTTTCATATTAATATTTTTATTGTTTAATAAAAATATAACTAAAAAAAATGAATTTTCAAAAAAAAAGATATGAAAATATATAACTTAATATAAATTATGTAAAAATGGGTCTTAAATAAGACCCATTTCTAACTCTGTTAATCTGTATAGATTATATTTGGAAGGGGACATCGAATTCACTTCTTCTTTAACTTTTTTAAGTTTTTGACCCATTTCATTGTTAACATTTTCAACCAATAAAGTTTCGATTTTATTTAAAACCGATTCCTTTAAACTTAAAACTTCGTTTTTTAATTCTTGAGGTGTTTTATTAATTAAAACTTTAAGTTGTTTTTTTTCATCTTCACTTAATGTATTATCATATAAAACATTAAAGTTATTTGTTAATAAATTATATAATAAAGTTTCGTTTGTAATAAAAATATCGTCATTTTCTTCAATTGTATCCATCTTATTATTTGTGATATATTCAACTAATTTGTTTTTAGCAATAATTTTTTTATCTACATTAAATAAATTATCTTTAATTAATAACATATCTAAGTGTTCATATATTTCATTTCTTTCAACCTCAACGTCTTTAAATCTTTTACTTAATGATTTTATTTTAGGTAAAAGATTTTCACCTTCTGTCATCAACATTGTACTTATTTCGTTAATATATTTCTCCGCCAATGTTTTATCATCAATATGTTTTTTTTCCATATTTTCATAAAAGATATACATAGTTTTAATATCTTTATTTTCTTTCAATAAAGAAATTATTTCTTTAACTTCTGACATATTACGATTAGAATATTCGTCAGTCAGTTTTTTTAAAATCTTATTTTTTAAAGTTCCAAATGTGTTCATCATTTTAATATTTCTTTTAATTTATTTTCTATTTCATAAATATTCTTTTGTGCTTTATTAAAATCAAAAAGTTCATTTAAATTTATTTTTTTATCTGAAAATAATAATATTTCACTTTCAGATAATGGTTCGGTAGGTACACCTGCTGCTGGTGGTACTGCACCCATACCCATATCAGTACCCATACCCATATGACCACCCATAGCTGACATACCACCTAAATCCATTCCACCTTCAGCTGTTTGTGGTTGTAACATTTCTAATTTTTGTCTTTCTTCTTCCGGAATACCATATTTTTTATCTACTTCATCAAATACACCTGAACGTTTAATTATCATTTGTGAATTTGTTAATTCAAATCCAATCGCACGTTCAAGTCTTTGTTGTTGTAAATCAAGTATTATTTCACTATCACTCATACCTAATATATTTTTCTTAGCCCAAGTATGTGACGTTGGTAAAATACCCATATTTGATTGATCTGAAGTCGCATCCTTATATAATGTGATTTTTTCTTTCCATTGTTCTATTCTTAATAAATCAGATTGTGCAGATGGATTAGTTAACGAAAGACTAAAATTATTTAATTCATCATCTAAACCTAAAATATAAAGATGAATTATTGCAATTTTATTTAATTCTTGTATTAAAGATTTTTGTATTCTATTTATTGTTCTAGAAAATCTTATATCCATTAATGCTAAATTTTTTCCATCACCAACAACCTCTTCAAAACCTAAAAATGCTTTTGGTATTCTAAGTGCAGCTAATAATTTCTTTTGAATATATTGTATGTCGGCAATTTCACCTAAATTTTGTGCTCCCGGTAAAGTTTCTATTGGACTTGTTTGTGATATATCCCTAACTGGTATGAAAAAGTCTTGATCAACAGCCATTTGATTATATCTCATATCTACCTGACCATTTCTCTGATCGACAATTTGATCTCGTTTAAATTTATTAGCAACTCTCTGTACATATGATTCAACATCTTTATCATCCATATTACCTACAAAAACCTTAAATACACGTCTTTCAGGTGCTCTAGATGTTCGATATATTAACATAGCATCTTCTGCTAATAACAATTGTTTCCAAATTCTTCTTATTTTATCTAACATACTAGTTCCGTAGGGTAATTTCCTATCATCACCAAGTATTCTAAAATGTGCCATTTCCCATGATTGGAATTCAATGTCTTTATTCTTCCATGCAAATCTTAATTCTTTAGTTGACGATAATTTAGATGTGGTAAGTTGTGTATTCATACCATCGTTAGACGAACCTTCTATACGTTCTATTTCGATGTTTGGTAATTGTTGACAACCTACTATTCCTTTTTCAGGATCTATTTTCAAATATACAAAGTCATCACCATATTTACACATACCTCTAGTCCACATTTGAAGGTTAGTATCAATATCTAAAGTATTTTTAAATAAATCTTCTAAAACACTCTTTATTCTTTTCGATTCTGAATAAATTGTTAAAATTTCACCTTTCTCTGACATTGTACAACTTTCCTCCGCATATATATCTAACGCAGCAGATATCTCAGGTGTATTATGTGAAAATATAGTATCAGTTGCAAAATTTTTATATCCTGGAACTGTCAAATCATAAACAGGAACAACACCATAAGGTTCAATCGATAATATTTTATGATTTAAAACATATTTATCACCTTTAACTTTTGCTGTTGAGTATTTTGATTTTTCAATATTATACGCATCACAAAATGTTGACCAATCTTTATATCCAGCCCACATAATTTCTCTTTGTAATTTTGTATGTGCAATATTTAACGCTTTAGATGTTTTCTTTAATGTTTTATATTTTTTTGCTGTTTCAGTTATTAAATCAAATGGAATATGAAAATAAGCTGGATTATTTTTACCACTACGTTTACCATTCCATGAAAAATTTTTAGGTGACCTTGCAACTATTTTCATTTTTTCTATATAAACAGGATCACTCCACATTTTTTTTTTATTATGAATATTAGCATGATATGAGCGATGTTCATTTACATTCATAATTTTAAGATTTTCCGGTAAATTATTTTTACCGTTAAAATCTATATGATGTACTTCTTCATTTTTTTCTTTTTTTCTATAAAACCATTCAGCTATTAAATCATGTTCAGCAACCCAACCATTATGACCTTCATTTGAATTACAAGTATAAATCCAATTATATTTTTTATTGTTATAGAACGATTTTCTATAAAAGGGCATCATTGAATCCCCAACATTTAACTCTGAGATTCTAGAGAATGAACCATCACGTTTCATTAATCTATGATCCCATGTACCTATAATGAATCTTCCATCATCAAATGTGACTTTATATGTCATTTCATCTCTTGTGTGATGTGCATTTTTAGCCAAAGCTGGAACAACTTTTTTTAAGTTATGGTCGTAAGAATATACTATAAATTCATAATCTTTTCCTTTATCTGAAAGTTCCTTAATTGATATACTACCATTAGGTGTAACTATTTGAGTATCACCATGTAAACAAAATTCCATAGACTCATAATCGTAATACGCTGATAATCTGTTAGGTTCGTAATAAACTGATTGGTTATATAATGTTTGATCAATCTTAGTCCATTTATCGGCTAGATATTGAGATTGTTGTGCTTGTAATAAAGCTTTTTGATAATCTTCTTTACTATCTGTTTTCAACAATTCATCTTTAGTGAATTTATAAGTAGGTAAAGATTCTTCTCCGTTTTGAAATCCAAAAACTTTAGTTAATTTTTGGAATATAGTTAAATTATTATTTGCCATTATTATAAATAGTTGAGTGTTCTAATTTAAACTTTTTTATTTTAATAATAAATACTTAATATTATTTAGGTTTACCAAATAACCAATAATATTCTTTATACATTTCTTTTACATTATTCATTGGGTTATCCATATAATAAAGTTGGTTATTATCTGTTTTCATACTACCGACAGCATCCAACACAGTACCATATGAATAAAAGCTAGAATTTGGGTCATAAGTTCTTTGAGTAATAGTCCATGAGTTTAGAATTGCTTTATTGAGATCTTCATTTCTTTTCAATTGACTAAAACAAATTTCCCCAGCATACATTGCAATCGCAATACTCATTATTGAATCATCGTGAGTACCTTTCATGTGGTCAGGTCTTCCATTAATATAAACAAACGTATTTAATTCACTAGCTAATCTTTGTGATCTAACAATGAAATCATGTCTAAGTTGTTCTTCAAATGTTGCAACGATTTGTGTACGTTTACTATTAAAATTAATTCCGGGAATCTTATCTAACAATTTTTCATTATATGACCATGTATCTTTTACGTTTATACCATCAATAAATAAATCTTTATATCCAAATTCCTGTAATTTTCTAGATGTTGCGACACCCATTCCACCTGTTATATCAACAACAATAAATGCTTCATATAATAAACCCCATTTATAAGCAATGGAAGCTAAATCATCAGGTGGTATTTTACCAACATATTCTAAAACTTGTTCTCTATCATCAAAATCTATTATATTAATAGAAGAAAAATCATCACTATCACCACGGCTAACATCTATACCCATAATATATCTATGACCTATTATAGGTTCTTTCCATTGCCATAGTTGACCCATCATATATTTTTCAATAGGTGTTCTTACCATATTTTTAACGATGTTATTTTGTATTTCTTTTGGTATAACACTATCACCTGAACCTAAAAAGTCACATTCAATTTCTTGAGCAATTTGTCTTCTATCAAATTTAAATTTTTTAGCCATACCCTCAAACCATGAAGAAAATGGTTTATAACCTTGTTTAATTAATTCTGGATATTCCGATTTATCTTTAGCGTGTATAGTAATTTCATCATCATTATATAGTTCTCTATTTAACATATAATGTACCATGTCATCCACCTTTAACCATATTAAATCTTTGGTATATCTAGGGTCATTATACCAAGTAAGATCTGTTATATGGAAATTATTTTCACCATGAATAGATTGTTGATAAATTGCGTGATATATTGGATCAAAACCATTAGGTGTAGATATTAAAATTATTTTACCACCTGTAGATAATGATGCCATAGATGCAGACCAAAAATCTTCACCTGCTTCTATATAAGCAGCCTCATCAAATATTAATATTGTAGGTGTATAACCACGAAGAGCATCTTTTGAAGTTGCCACAGCTTTAACTTCACATCCATTATTTAATCTATATCTTGTTTCTGAATTTTTATCAGGTGAATAACCTACATTAATCCAATCAGGCCATTGATCAATAAAACCACGTATTTTATTTGCCATTTCTATAGCCGTATCTCTTTTATTGGCGATAATTAGTACTCTTTCAGGAGCTTCAGGTTTTGCAAATTGAAGTTTTTTTGATATCCAAGCAGCGGTAACAGTAGATACACCAGCTTGACGATATTTTCTAGTTATATTTTCATTATATTGTTCGTAATCGTGTATTAGTTGTAATTGGTCAGGGAATAATTCTAATGGTACGAATTTTTTTTGTGTATTGTCATAAGTTTGTAAATATGTTTTTAAAGCATAGGGGGTGTCTTTAACAATACGTACATATTCTTTTAATTGTTCTATTTTATTATTCATTGATATTCTTTATTTTATATATAAATATCAATGAATGATAAATAAAAAAAGTGGCCTATATAGACCACTTAAATCAAAATTATAAGTTTATTAAATTTTAAAAGAGTTCAACTGATATTTTATAAGAATGTTTAAATAGTTCATCATCAAAATTTTCGTTAGGATCTACAGTACTTAAATAATCAAATACAGTATTAAAAAATCTTGCGTCAGCAGTGGTTATTTCTTTGTTTTTAATTTTGTTACTTAAATATTCTTCTAAATTACCAAATAATAATTGTAATTCTCGTTCATATACAGCATTAATTGTTTTTTGTTTTGAAAGTAATGATTTTATTTTAGAATCATTTTCACTTTTTTTTAAATATTCATAAAACACATCTTCAGCTGTTGGATTTACAGATTTTCTTTTAATATTTTTTTTAATTCTCTATTTCTTTTTTACTTTTCATAACTATTTAATTTAAAGTAATACCTAAACCGGCTAGAAATTCATCTAAATCAACATCATCGTTTTTGTGTTTTTCAACAATTTCATTCATAACACTTCTGAAATGTGAATCATCTTCAGTAACTTCTTCACCATCGATAACCATTTTTAAGTCATAATACATTGCACCCATAAGTTTTTTACCATCATCAGTATTATCAATAATTTCTTTCATTGATATCAAAAATTCGTTAACAGGTAGATTAGCAATATTAACATACATATAAGATTGTAACATTTTTTCGTTTTCATCAGTTAATACAGCGTTAGGTAAAGTTTTTAATAATCTTCTCCATATTGCAGGACCAATCCTTATATCCCAAATTTCATGTACAAGTTGATCTTCTAATTCCATTGCTTTTTGATATTTTTCCTGATCTTCAGGTTCTTTTTCTTTACCTAAAAATTCCATAACACTTTTAATTGCTTCGTGAATTAAAAATGGAAATATCATAGCTTCAGCGTGTATAGTAGGTGGGTCAGTTGTGGTATCTATTTTTGCTTTACCTGCAGCACCTGTTCCTTCACTACCCATAGCAGAAGATAACATTTCATCAGAAAATTGCCAATAACCTAACATCATTGTTGCAACAAAAATAGAATATTTTTCTACAATATTTCTTACACCTAATATTCTTTCTAATTGTGGTTGTACAGTTCTAAATAAATAACTACCATCCACAGCGTGTCCTTGGGTCATTGCATTAATAAGCCTTCTTTTTGCTCTTTCTGGTGTTAAATCATTAATATCATCTGCTAGTTCTTCTTCTTGTTGTTTAAGTTGTTCTTTTTTAGGTGTATTGTTTAGTTTAATAGATTGTTTAATTATTTTAAAATCATATTGTAAAACATTATCAGGAATTTTAAAATGATTTTTTATTATTTCAACACATAATTGTTCAAGTTCTTCTTCGTGATTATTTTCTGCCATCATAATTTCCCTTAAAATACCAAAAGCAGCGTTAGATAATCTACCATAACTTCCAGTAACACCTGTACCGATATTTCTTTGTCCTGTATATTCTGCTAATTTATCTAAGGCGTTTTTATATTGTTCAGAAGCTAATAGTTCTTCATAATTATTATGACCTTCAGGTGTATCAGGAAAATCTACTTTATTAAAAGGTGTATCTCTAGTAGATAAATCACGTTCAACATCAGGTGATGGTCTACTTCCCGGATCACTAAAAGACATCTGTTCTTTAGGTTCAGTTTTTTGTCCTAAAATTAATTTTTTATGTTTTTTTGCCATATTAATCGTTTTTTGTTAATTTCACTATATTACTAAAAAATAAAAATTCAGGTAATTCGATATTTTTTTCCATTTTAGGTCTTGGATCAGGTCCTGGACCAGGTTTTTTCCAAGGTTCTTTAAATGGTCGTTTACCAGGTTCTTTTGTTGGTTCACTAGGTCTTGTTCTTGGTTCTTTAACTGGTGTTTCAATTTCAGGTTCAGCTACAGATTGTTCATTTAATTTTCTTTGAATTAACTCCATTATTTCATTTTTTGTTGTTACTGAATAATATTTACTTTCCACCAAATTTTCCACCCAATTTAATATTTGTGATTTTTCAATAGATTCATTTTTTGGTGTTACCTTTTTATGTGATTTTTCTTTTATTTCTTTTTTAGTTTCACCACATTCATCAAGACAACCCTCTTCTTTTACAAAAGATTTAGAACCACATTCTGCTATTTCAGATTCAGGTACAATTCTAACAGTTTTATTAACTAAGTTTTCAGGTTTAATTTTTTTTAAATCATCCTGTTTTACAGTTAATGTTTCGTTTTCTTTTAAGATTCTGGTCGAAAGCATTTTTATTTGTTTATCGGACAAAGATACTAAAGTTTTTTCAGAAAACCCCTCTTTTATTAAAATTTCTATTAATTTATTTCTTTTCATTTGTATTTGTATTTTACCTCCTCTTTTATTAACTTCAATTCTCTTGACGATAGTTTTTCAGTTACACTATCTACTGTTTCCCCATAACGGAAAAATAATCTTTCAAGTCTTTCTTCAGATTCATTATAAAACGGTTCCCAACCTAATGCGATTACACCATCTACAGCATCTATCACACCAAAATAATCTGAATTTTGTACTAATTCTAAAACTAAATCTGAATTTTTCAATAACCCAACTAAATCTATATTAATTATTTCTGGTGGTTTAGATCTTTCAGATGATGGTATAATATACCATTCCTCAACAATAATATCTATTTCTTTTCCGAAAATAAATTCATATTGTTTCTGACCTTTATAATCTTTACCAAGTTCATTAATATAAATAAGATACATTATTTAAAATAGTTTTGTAAATTGTCTTTTATAACTTTATTCACAATATTTTTAATTTCATCAATATCGAATTCACGTACACTTGTTTCATCAAACTCATCGTCCTCAAATATTTCTGAATCAATATCTTCATCATTTGAATTATCACCAGTTGTTGCTAAATAGGCACTTATATTTTCATCTTCCTCATCAATACCTAATTCGTCCTTTCGTGCTTTAACCCAATCATCAGAATCATACATTCTATCACTAGGACTTTGATATGATTTTCTTTCGTTTTCAATAGGGTCATAAATTTCTTCATCACCTTCTATTTCATCGTCATCAAATTTGGTGTTTTCAAAATCATCATCCGGATCAAATTCAAATTCAGTATTTATTAAATTTTCTAAATCTTGCATTTCACCAAGTTCATCTTCAGTTGGAGTTCCATCTGTTGGTATTTCTTCATCAAATGAAGGTTCATCATCAATTTCTTCACTATCACCATCAAAGTCACCTTCCTTATCTAAATCAAAATTAGCAAGAACATCATCTAAGTCTTCTTCATCTAATTTGTTTAGATCAATTGCAGATATAATAGAATTTAAAATATATTTTAAATCTTTACTTTCAAGTTCTTCTTCAGATGAACGTATTTTTTCACCCAAACGACCAGTTAATTTTTGGATAATTTTTAAACCACTTTCATTGTCTTCACTATCCATATCATCATCAGATGAAGTTGGAAGATCCAATTTGTCACCCATTCCACCTTCTGGTGTTGGATTTTCGTCTGGCATCGGATTTTCATCTGGTGCAGTAACATTCTCCGGAGCTGGTGCTGGTGTAGTATCTACAGGAGGTTCAGCTGGTGCACTTTGTGTAGGTTTAGTTTTTAGTACATATTTAGTTGCCTCTTGAATATTTTCTTGACCTTTTAAAAGGTTCAATCTTTTTAAAGCTTCTGGATAAGACGAAAATCTATTTTTATTTTTCATAAATAAACCGCCAATATAATCAAGAGTATTTTCATTTAACCCCATTTTAACGTAATATCCATCTTTTTCTTTCACAATACCATATACACCATTAACTGTTTCTACAAGATATTCATAATTTGCAGAAACATGATTAACATCTTTTTTATTATCATAGTATGTAAGTTCAAGGATTCTTTTCATTTTTTCATTACCCTGAAGTTTTTCACTACCAACTGGTTTAATTTCTCCCATTTTATTTTTTTTTTTATTTTTATTTTATTCTTATCTAATAAATACAATAAATCTTTAAAAAATATTGATTTATTATATGTTATATTTATATCTTTGTTTTATTTTGATTCATAAAGATATTCATCTTCGATGTCATCATATGATTTTGGTTTCACCCCATATATAAAATATCTTTTAATACCATCAATTATAAAATGTTCAGGAGTACCTTCATCATATTTTATATAGGCATCTAAATTCATTTCAATAGTTATTTTACCATCATATTTACGTATTAATTTACGTATAACTTCAAATTGTTCTTGACTAGGCATAACGTTTATTTCCATTGATTTTGATTCAGGTATATAACGAATAAACCCCATATCCATAGCAACTCTCATACCTTTCCAATATTTTTCGTTTAATTCTTCATAATTAACAGATTTAAGATTTAAATCATAAAATAAACCACCAATATTTCTATGATCTTGTACTCTAGATCCTTTACCTTCAGAAAAATCTAAAAGATATCCACTTGGTGTTATAAATCCTGCTTTAATAAATGAATCGGTTTTACCATAATGGTTCACAGCTGCTCTTTCTAATTTTATTATATCGGAATCTGGATATTTTTTTTCTTCATTTAATGAAAGTTTTTTTGTGGTGATATCTTTATTTAAATTATATAGTTTTTCAATATATTTATTTCGTCTTAACAATTTAAAGGTTAAATTCTCATATGAAAATTCACCACCAGTTTCTAACCCACTTTGTCTAAATTTTTTTAACTTATTTTTTATATCACTTATTTCATCAGATACATCTATTCCTTCTTTATTTTTTTTAGTTAAATCATCAATTAGTTTTCCGTATTCTTCACCTTTTTTTAATATCATATCCTCATCAATATCATATTTTTCTTTTTTAGGTTCTTTTATCCATTCATTGTTTAAAATAGAATAAACACCAGATGATACATGTTTTTCGTTAATATCCTCAACATATAACTCTACATCATAATTTTTAATTTTTATTTTATGTATAGTATTCCATATGTTTTTTTTATATGTAAAAAAATCTTTTATAATCTGTTTAATAATAGTTGAATTTTGTTCATATAATTCGTCCATATTAATTAAAATATGTAAATCTATATCAGAATATTTTGACCAATTATAATTCGCTAATGAACCTGTTAATACTATATCATATATGAAGACATCAATATCTATATACGAAAAAAAAGCGTTAGAAACCTCTAGTAGTTTATTTCTAACACTTTCTATCATAACATATTTATCACTTTCTTTAGTGAAAACCACTGGTGATAAATTTTTTTTAAGTTTAAAAGTTTTGATAATTTTTTTATCAAATTCACTATCTTCTGTTAACTCGTCAACTAATTTTTTTGTAATTATATTTTCCATTTATATTAGTACTAAAGAACTTTCCTTGTGAATCTGTCATTCTAAATTTTGTAAACATTTCCCAAGGAAAATCATAATACTCATAAATACTTCCATTATTGAAAGTGATCGTTAAAACTTTACTTTCAGTATCGTAAACCGCTTGTTTCAAATTACTTGATTTAATATCAACACTAATAATGTTTTTTTCAATTTTTTCTGTAATAATTCCCATATTATTTTTTTTTATAATATACGAAAAATAAATCAAATAAAAAACCCCTCATAAAAAAAATCCCGAATGTTTCGGGATTTCAATTAATTAATAGAAATGATTCGTTCTATCATTTTTTTCTCGTTAAATGGTATTTTTATTTCCAATATACCATTCTTTACTTCGGCTTTAATTTCTGAATCTAAAACATTATCAGGTAAATAATAAGATTTAGAGAAGTTTGATACAAAATAAACAGAATCTTCTTTTAATTCATTTTCAAATGAAATTTTTAAAATACCTTCTTTAACAACAATTTTTAAATCATCTTTTGTCAATCCAGGAACAGACATTAATAATGTATAACCATCATCTTTTTTGTTGATTGATGTTTTAGGTACAGAACCAACCTTTCTTGTTTCGAACACTTTATCTATAGTGTCAAAAAGTGAATCATTAAATAATGTAATCATATTCATTTTATTTTTTTTATTATTTATTATTGGTATGGTAATTGACAAATTTCCTACCACAAATAAAAATATGACAAAATTTCAGTTTTTTTTTTAATCATTCAATTTTGTTTTTTTTAAAAAAAACGTTACTTTTGTATAAAAAATTTAATTTAATTATAAATAAAAAATTATGTCAGGAGTAGATTATTTCGAGGAAGGTTCAAAACAAACCCAAAAAACTAAAAAAACAACAACAAACACACCTATTTTAGATAATTTTTCAAGGGATTTAACTAAACTTGCTAGTGAAGGTAAATTAGATCCGGTTATTGGTCGTGATAAAGAGGTAAAACGTATATCACAAATTTTATCCAGAAAAAAGAAAAATAATGTTGTCATTGTTGGGGAAGCTGGCGTTGGTAAATCCGCACTTGTTGAAAAGTTAGCTATACAAATTATTAAAGGTACGTGTACTACTAATTTATTAGAAAAACGAGTTGTTTCTTTAGATTTAACATCATTAGTTGCAGGAACTAAATATAGAGGTCAATTCGAAGAAAGAATTAAAGCTATAATTACAGAATTACAGGAAAATCCTGATGTAATTATTTTTATTGACGAATTACATACTATGGTAGGTGCAGGAAATGCTAGTGGTTCTATGGATGCTGCAAATATTTTAAAACCTGCTTTAGCAAGAGGTGAAATACAATGTGTTGGTGCAACAACCTTTGATGAATATAAAAAACATGTTGAAAAGGATGGGGCATTAGCTCGCAGATTTCAGAAAATAATATTATCTGAATCTACTAAAGAAGAAACTATAGAAATTCTAAATAATATTAAAACAATATATGAAGATTTTCATAAAGTTAAATATGAAAAAAATGTAATAGAAACAATAGTTTTATTATCATCAAGATATATTACAGACAGACAATTTCCCGATAAAGCAATTGATCTTTTAGATGAATTAGGTTCTGAAAAAAGAATATCAACAAAAATACCTGAATCAATTGAACAAATAAAAAAACAAATTGATGATATTAGGATTCAAAAAATAAATGTTGTTAAATCTCAAAATTACGAACAAGCCGCTAAATTAAGGGATGAAGAAAAACGAATTTTACTAAAGTTAGATGAAGAAAAACAGATATGGAACGAAAAACAAAAAACAAATAAAACATCTATAACAGTTGAAGATGTTTATCAAATTGTTTCGTCAAGTACCGGTGTTCCTATTTCTAAACTAGATACTAACGAATCAACTAATCTTTTGAAAATGGAAGAAATTCTAAATAAAAAGGTAATTGGTCAAGAGGATGCTATTAGTAAAATATCTAAATCTATTAGAAGAAATAGAGTAGGTATTAAAGATGGTGACAGACCTATTGGTTCATTTATGTTCTTAGGTTCAACAGGGGTTGGAAAAACATATTTAGCTAAATCACTTGCGGAAATTTTATTTGGTGATCCCAAAAAAATTATACGTATTGATATGAGTGAATACATGGAAAAACATAATGTTTCTAAACTTATTGGTGCACCTAGTGGTTATGTGGGTTATGAAGAAGGTGGTCAATTAACTGAAAAAATAAAAAATAACCCATTCTCTGTAATTTTGTTAGATGAAATTGAAAAAGCACATAAAGATGTATTCAATTTATTTTTACAAATTTTGGATGAAGGACATTTAACTGATTCTTTTGGTAAAAAAGTTAATTTTACTAACACATTAATAATAATGACATCAAATATCGGAGCAAAAAAAGTTGCTGATTTTGGTAAAGGTGTTGGTTTTAAATCATTATCATCAAATCAACAAGAAGATGAAAGAAAGAAAACTATTATCAAAAAATCATTAAAAGAACATTTTAATCCCGAATTCTTAAATAGAATTGATGATATTATAATGTTTAATAAATTAAACAACGATAATTTAACCAAAATTATTTCTATTGAACTTGAAAATCTAAAAAATAGATTGAAAAATAAAAATTTCATTATTGAATTTGATAAATCAATTAATAGTATCATATCTACTATGAACTCGGAAGAAGATTTTGGTGCTAGACCTATTAAAAGAATAATTCAAAATCTATGTGAAGATTTTTTGAGCGAAGAAATTCTAAAAGGTAATATCAAAGAAGGAAAAAAAATATTTTTGAAATATGATGGTAATAACATAGTTATATCAAAAAAATAATATATTTTTTTATCTTTTTTCAATTTTTTATATATTTATTTACACGGAGGTTCTCTTTGTCGTTTACCTTTTCGTTTTAACTTATAACTATCATGGTGTTGAAACCTAGATAGAAAAGACCACTAAAAATCCCTACGATCCCGTTGGGATTTTTTTTTATTAATATTTTTTTCTTATATTTTATTATTAAAAAATAATATTATGTTAGAAGAAAGAACACTTGTATTTGAAAAAGATTTTGAAAGTTTTGTAGACTTTTACCAAACATCAAATTATGAAATTTTTAAAGAAACCATAGAATTATTAAAAATTATAAAAGAAAAACATAAAGCTTCATTAATAATTACAGCAAAAATTAATGGATTAGTATTTTCATCTGAATTGGTATATGATTTGTCAACCTATGAAGAACTAAGAAATATTCTTATTAATTATTTTGAAAAAATAGAAGATTATGAAAGTTGTGAAACTATTAAAAAACTAAACATTAATTAATCTATTATAGGTGGATTGTCTCGTCTTTCATATTCATCGTTATTAATATTCTGATATGTATCAAATTTTCTGAAGTTATTTTTTCTTGTAAATTTGTCAACAGTATCACTACCCATTCCAATAGCAGTTATAATCATAACAGAATCCACTAATGAATCTAATGGAGCATAATTGGAAACAGCACTAGCAACTAATGAACCACAAAGAAAAAATGCTCCAACTATTGCTACAAATGGTTTTACTGACGCATGATCTTCTTCATCCCTAAATAAATCTATAATCCACTCTTTGAACGTAATATCTGTTTTTTTCAACTTATTTAATTTTAAATTTTATATATTTATTATTATATTATTAATATTATATAAATATTAAAAATTTTATCTAATCAATTTTTTAAACATTATTTTTATCTCATTAATGTTTTGATTTAACTTAAACTTATCAACAATTTTTAAGGCTTCATCTCTTGTTAAATTTGGATTTTCATACCATTCTTCTTGAACAGCATTTAATATATCACTAAATATTTTTGATGGTTTAAATCCCATTTGTATTAAATCTTTACCGCTGATTGGTAATTTCATATTTTTTTCAGTTATTTGGGAATCTAACTTTTTTATTCGTTCCCTAACTATTTTTATCTGATTTGGCATAGACGATGTATCACTATGTGATATATTATCCGCATGTATTAAATCTAATATTTCTTCCAAATTTTCACCAACAGCAGATATAAATTTTCTTAATGATTTATCCGATAGTTTAGTTGTATCATCCATTCCATGTTTTAATGACATATGATGTTTTACACCTAACGCAACCGAATTGGTTAAATCTTTAGGGTATTTTAATCAATCCATTTTTTAAATCTGATATACCATTACCTGTTATATCTATTATTTCACCGGTTGAAATATTTTTAAGTAGAGAATTAATCGTCAAATCTCTACGTAAAGCATCGTCTTTTAATTCACCCGAAGTTACAATAGGTTTTCTTGAACCTGGCTCATATGTTTCCTTTCTAGGTGCAACAAACTCTAATTCAGTTACAGGTAAATTTGAATTATTGTTTTTTAATGATAATTTTGCCGTTCCAAATCTTGGATAAATTACTGGATTACTTTCTTTTTTATAATTACCCAATTCTTTTCCCAACCATTCAGCAAAATCAATACCACTAGTTAATTCCCCTAAAATTAAAAAATCCAAATCTTTAGGTTTTAACCCCATAATTTCGTCCCTAACTGCTCCACCAGCTAAATATACTTTACTCTCCCATTCAGTTTTTTTAATTTTATTTTTTAGAAAATCTAAAATATGTTCCTCGTTAGTAGACTCCTGTAACAATTTTTTTATCATTTAATTCTATTATAATGTAATAAATAGTTTTGTTTTTTGTTTTTTTTTATATTTTTGTACCATTAAACCGAATATAATGGGGTTTTTTAAGGTTAAATGTAAAATTTTAAAAAAAAATTCGATTTTTATTTGTTTATTTGAATATTTATTTGTATCTTTGTATCATCAAAAATAAATTATTACATATTATGAAACATTTCGCACATATTATTTCTTTTATTGCCTGTTCAAAATGGAACATGGAGCGTGATTTTTTCCTTATCGGGGTACATACTCATAATATGTAAAAAAGTAATGTAAGTTACAAAAACCCCGAAATTGATTTTTCGGGGTTTTTTTTTGTTCTTTTAAATATTGGGTTGGTAGTTTAGATGGCTAAAACACCTGATTTGCACTCAGGAGACCGAGGGTTCGATGCCCTTCCGATCCACAAAACGTTCATTGACATGTTGGAATAAAAAAAAACAAAATAGGGTTATCATTAAGATAACCCCGAAAGACGCCCTTATCGTCTAAAGGAAGGACACTACTCTTTCAAGGTAGAAATACGGTCTCGGGATCCGTTAAGGGTACTTTTTTTCATTTTGTTTATATTTATTATATATTAAAATGAAACAAATGGACTATTAATGAAATAACATTATTAAAAAATAATTATGAAAAATTTGGAATTAAGAGGATATGTGAAGTAATACCAAATCATAGTCGAAATAGTATTTTAAAAAAGGCTCATGAATATAATTTAAAAGTTGATAAAACTATATACTATCATTCTATAAATGAAATTGAAGACGTTGTTAAATCTTCGTTATCTTTTTCAGAAGTTTTTAGAAAATTAAATAAATCGAAATCAGGAGATTCTTTTAAGGTATTAAAAAATTTTATTATTAAAAATGGTATTGATACTTCTCATTTTGACCCATATAAAAATAATAAATCTAAAATAAAAAAAATATCTATTAATGATTGGTTAAATTATGGAACAAATATAACATCATCTAAATTAAAAGAAAAATTGTATCAAGAAAAATTAAAAAATAAAGTTTGTGAATTATGTGGTCAAGATGAAAATTGGAACGGTAAAAAAATGTCACTAATTTTAGATCATATCAATGGAATTAATAATGATAATCGATTGGAAAATTTAAGAATTGTATGTCCTAATTGTAACGCCACACTAGATACTCATTGTAAAGGATATAGGGGTTAAACATCAAGGAAGGTATTGAAAGAGTAAAGAGAAGTAAGCATGGTAGTAATGGACAGAAAAGAGCAAGAAGAGCATTAAAACAAAGAATTGACGAAACAGTAAAGGAATTATTTAAAGTCGAAACCCCTGATTTGATTGTTGTTGAACAATTAAAAAACATGGGACATAAAACAAAAGCCAAACGTCTATTGGCTAAAAATATGAGGCGTTCTATCGGTATTTGGAATTGGAAGTACTGGCTTAAAAGGTTACAAGAACACACTGAATTAAACCGTGTTTGGTTTAGAAGTGTATCACCTTATTACACCAGTCAAACTTGTCCAAAGTGTAATCACACTGATAGGGGAAATCGAAATGGTGAAATGTTTAAGTGTTTGAGTTGTGGTTACACAAACAATGCTGATATAAATGCAAGTATAAACATTTTAAATCGATTTCTCACGGGACAATACGGTGTCCGTTACAAACAAGAAAATCTACTTACCAATTTTTTGTAGATTTTTTTGAACGGTTTAATTAAAGATAATAATAATAATAATAATAATAAACAAAGAATAAATAAAAGAAAAGTTGAACGTCCTTCATATAATGACTTATTAAATTATGTAAATATTAATGGATATTCTGCAACTGGTAGAAAATATGGTGTTAGTGATAATGCTATTAGAAAATGGATTAAATATTATGAAAAAACAGAAAATATAATGTTTTGATAATATATACATGGTGTGTGGGGCTGCTTGGCGTGGCCGTCTGACTGTCACTCAGAAGATTCAGGTGGGTTCGATTCCCATACGCACCGCATTATATGTTCTTTGACATGTTGATACAAATATTTTAATGGTCGGTTCATCTAAATGGATAGGATATGAGACCTTCAATCTCATTATACGGGATCGTACCCCGTACCGACTGCATTATAAATGGTGTGATAGCTCCAATGGTAGAGCGAGGGACTGAAAATTCCTGCGTTGGTGGTTCAAGTCCACCTCATACCACAATAATTCAAAAAGAATTATTAATTAAATGATGACTCTGTGGCCGAGTTGGAACTAGGCACCACACTTTTAATGTGGGATTCCAAAAGATGTACGTGGGTTCGAGTCCCACCGGAGTCACAAATTTCGGAGCGTAACCCTCCATCCTGATAAGATGGCTACGGGTAATTGGTAAGTGTAAATGTCAGTTCGATCCTGACCGCTCCGACAACAGTTTATTTTTTTTCATATAACTGTACTATTAGTACATAAAAAATATAAAAAATAAACAAAACATCATAGGTGTGCCAGAGTTGGTCTATTGGCTCTGATTCCAAATCAGATGTTCGCGGGTTCGAATCCTGTCGCCTATGCAAATAATACGGTTTATCTTTAAATAATCCGTATTTCAATTAGATTACCTAAACTTTTAATAGGGTTCGAAATATTTATATATAAAAAATATATGAAAACAATAACAAAAGATCAAATGTTAGAGATTATTAATAATTCTAAATCTTTAAGAGAAGTTATTATAAAATTGGGTTTATCTACAAATGGGGGAGGTTGTTATAGTAATGTTAAAAATAAATTAAAAAAATTAGGGTTAGAAGTTCCAAAATATATAGGTGGTAACTATAAAAATTTTGTAAAAACAAGAAAAAAAAATACTGAAGTTTTTATTGAAAATTCAACATACCCAAGACAAAATTTAAAACGAAGAATTATAAACGAAAAATTAATTCCTTATATATGTAATAAATGTCATAATAATGGTATATGGGAAAATCAAAAATTAAGTTTACATTTAGATCATATCAATGGAATTAATAATGATAATAGAATTGAAAATTTAAGATTTTTATGTCCAAATTGTCATTCACAAACTGAAACATATGGTGGAAAAAAAAATAAAAAGTTAATAGAAGAAAAATATCCTTTAATAAAACTTAAAAAACATACATTATCAAAAATTAAACAATATAAAAGTAAAACCAAACAAAGAAAAGTAGAAAGACCGTCATATGAACAATTATTAAATGAAATAGAACAACTTGGATATTCAGGAACTGGTAGAAAATATGGTGTATCAGATAATTCAATAAGAAAATGGGTTAAGTACTATAAAAAAGAAAAGGGGGTGTAGTCGGTCCTGACTACGAATCAGGTAACTGTAATTGGATCTGAAAATGTGGGTTCGAATCCCACCACTCTCTCGACTATTTATATATAAAGACATAAAATGATAAGAAACACAAAGTTAAAAAGAATTTGTACTAATTGTAAAAAAGATATTAGTACCAATAGTAAAGAAAAAGAAATTTTTTGTTCTAAAGAGTGTGTTGAAGAATATCGTTCAACAAATAAAACAGATGTTAAAGTTAAAGAAAAAATTTTAGTTGAAGATATTTTAAAAGACATTAATAACTTAATTGTAGAACAAAATAATAAATGTAAAATTTGTAATGTTTCGTTTGATAAAATTAGACCACATATTTCAGAAACATATGATAGTAAAATAAAAGGTATTATATGTGAAAAATGTGATAAAGGATTAAAGTTTTTTTCAAATAACATTGGGATTTTAAAAAATGCAATAACGTTCTTAGAAAAATAATGGGTAGGTGCTCGAGTGGTCAAAGGGAACGGACTGCAAATCCGTAAAGTCATCGGTTCGAATCCGATTCTACCCTCACTTATATACATGGTGTCTATGGTGTTAATTGGTTAGCATGACAGATTGTGGTTCTGTTGGTGACAGGTTCGAGTCCTGCTAGACACACCAACACCGACATTGGACAACGGTTGTCCAGCACTCTCATAAGGTGTGTTCTATATGAACATTATCGGTTCGAATCCGATTGTCGGTACAAATAAAAAAAAGTTCGGTATAAATTTGGTAATGTAAAAAATAGTTTGTATATTTGTACCATCAATTAAAAACAAGTTCTTTAAATAATGAAAAAAATAGTGAGTGGTAATCGAAAGAGTTACTTCGTATTTTTAGATCAGTTGGATAGATCGTAAAATTTAGGTTTTTAATGTCGGTGGTTCGAATCCACCAAAATACAACATTGTAATACTCTTTTAACCTTTCCCTTACTTTAATATATTGTGGGGTGTTAGCAGAGGTAGCTAGCCGGGCTCATAACCCGGAGGTCGTGGGTTCAATTCCCACCCCCGCTACAAAAAAAATAAAAAAACTTTGGTATAAATTTGGTAATGTAAAAAATAATTCGTATCTTTGTACCATCGAAAAAAGTTCTAAAAAATATATGGCGAGAAAGTTAAAAAAAGAAACTAAGACTAATTTTCTCTTGAATAGTAGTAATAGATTTAATTACATCGGAAAACAAATAGTATCATAATAAACAAATAACAAAATGGGAGTAGATACCAAAGCAATCCTTAGAAAAGGAACAACGATTGAACAAATCGAAAAAGCAATTTCTGAAAAATATACAGAAGTTAAAGTTAGGGCAACAATGCCTGATTTTATGTATGTAATGTTCAAGGATGGTGCAGACCAAAGACAACTTGCAGTTTCATTTACAAATTCTTGCGAAAGAGAAGATAATATTGCAGGTGTTTGGACTTCTCTTGGTAAATGGGGAAATTCAGTTGAAATAGCAAGATACCTTTGCGAATACTTTGGTGGCTACCTTGACGAAAACGATTGTGATGATGAAGGTTATTATCCAATAAACTTTCATCTTTACTCACAAGGTAATGAATTTACTAAACTTGATGAGTTTCGTCATAAGGTCATAAAAGAAGTTGGTTACGATAAACTAAAATCTGTTATGAAATTGCTCGATGAATATTTGGAGGTAGTGTCTTAAAATGGCACATAACGTATGGTGCTATGAGCAGGTTTGCCTTGCAGAAATGTTCAAGTTACCGAAAATGTTATTGGCAAACTTGCTTATAGCGTTAAATGTATGAAATGTAGGCGAATAGGAACTACTGCCCTATCAACCTGCACAAAACTAAATAGAAAGTAGAAAAGTATAAACCTGCACTGAACTGCCTATATTTTATACATATTGTTAGGCGTATGTGCTTTATTTTTAAATCAAAATGAGAAAACAAGTAGAAGAAGAATATTGGATTTGCATTATAGGTGCAGCCAATAGTAAAAATTTAAAAGGTGGCTCAGATTCGCCTATGAGAAATGCAGTTCAAAAAGCATTTGAGGAAACAACAGGACACGAAGACGAAACATGTTGGAGTGGTTGGGGTTCAGAAAAAGAAAAAGTAGATGTTGTAAATTCTGTTTGGTCAATGGATAAAGACGACCCATTATATGAAGCAATTAAATGTATGCTCAAATGTGGTGGTCGGATTTCTTAGCATTACGCCTAACGGTCGAGTATTGGCGTTGTTGCCATCACAGAATTTAATTAATAACACTAAACTATAATATTATGGAAAACTTATCAGAAAGCACGAACAGCAATAACGCTAATACTTTGTTAGCACCTGTTTATTCGCAAGATGAAGTTAAATCACTTATTCAAGCGATATATTCAGAATTTGCAGAACTACCATTAAAAATGCACACAACTCATAACTTGCGTGGCATCATAGAACAAGAAGTTGAACAACACCCACTAAAACCAATTAAGATTTTTAAATAGGTGCTAACGGCGGTAATATGAAAAGTTGGCTTTGCAGACACTTTCAAGTTACCACATCAGTTTGATAGCCAATTTTTTATATTACGTGTTATCGGCTGCCTTTTATTAATCAAATTATTCACTTAAAATTTAAATAAAATGGGATTAGATTTTTCACATACTTGTCCGAAAATAGACAAGGCAATTTCAGAGGCAAAAGATACTATTATTGACTATCTGAAAAATTATATTACTGATTTATGCCCTTATATAAGTGATGATAAAGCAAATGAATTATCAAAAGATTGGGGTACGGATTTATATAATAAAATTTCAGACGGATTTGAAGCCACAAGAGAAACAAATGAAGATATGAGAAAACAAGCAGACTATCAGATTGAAAAACTCGAATCTGAAATTGAATATTTAAAGTCTGAAATTAAAGAACTCGAAAGCCAATTAGATGCTGTTTCTTAGGTTGCCGATAACGGTTGGCGGTATGAAATCGAAGCGGAATGCGAGCGATAAACTGTCAACCACTACAGAAGATTGAACGGGAGACAAAGCCCCAAAATAGCACTGAAACCGCTTTGTTTTATACCGCTTGTTATGGTTTCGTGCTTTATTAATCAGATTGTTAAACTTAAAAAATAAAATCAAAAATGAAACAAACGGCAATTGAATGGCTATTAGAGAATATGCCAGATTTAAGTCAAAATATAGAAATTGGGCTAACTCTTGAATTACATGCTAAACTTCAACATGCAAAAGAAATTGAAGAAGAGTTGCTAAAAGATGCTTATTCAGATGGGATTAATGCACATCGTGTAAATTTTTGCAATAGGGATGAATATTTTCAAAAAGCATTCAGAGAAAATCAAACAGTTAAAAATCAATTTTGCCCTTATTGTGGAAAATCTTCATGTTGTGGGGACTGTTCTTAGCATGAACCATAACGGTTGGGTGTATATGTAGTGTGAGATTTGAAAGACTGAACTTGACTTAACCACAAATATTGATTAGAATGATGAACTTGGATAAACCACTGAATCTCACATTACATATACACCTTGTTATGTACAGGTGCGGTGAAGTTCAGACAAAACGCAATTAGAACCACAGACAAAAACAAAAAGAATTTTGGGTGGAAATTTTAAATTCAAATATTTATATATATAAAAGAAAACGATGAAAGATTTGAAGAAATTTATAGCGACTACAATAAGAGAATATCTGAACGAAAACATTTATAGTGAAATACCACAACCATTTGAGGGTATTGATGTAATTGGTATGGGAACATTTGGTAATAAACAATACCCAACAGATGCTTATGAAGCCTTTTCAGAACAATATGATTTACCAAATGAACCAATATTATATATACATAGTTTTTTCCCAAATGAAGAATACAGAGGTAAAGGATTAACAAAAAAATATCTATTAAAAACGCTTTCAGATTGGATTAATAATAGATTAAATAACAAAGAATTAATTGAAAGAATAGGTATGCGTTCATTACGAAAATTTGGTGGGAGTGATTTATTTGGAACATCTTCTTTTTATGATGAAGGTGAAAAATTCTTCAATAATTTAGTTGATAATGGTTATTTAGAAAAAATTAATTTAAATAAAAACAAGGATGGTAGGGCTTTAAATTTATTTAAAATAACGGATAAGACTAAAAACCTAAATATTTAAAATGTGCGTTGGAAAATTCTTTTTGTTTTCTTCACTGAACTTAATTAGAAGTACTAATTTAGCACTTGTACATAACACGTTATATATTAACATTAACTAAAGATTAACAAAAAGAATATCAACAAATTAAACTATAAAATATGAAAGATAATCAAGCGTTTGTTATTACTGTTCAAACTGAACTTGGACAATGTTATTTAGGTGAAAGAGATAGTATAATGACTAAACCAAGTGGTGCTGTATTTTATCACGATGAAATGTATGCAAAGTCTGAATTAAATAGAGTTATTTCAACATATAGTTATACAGAAAATACATTCTTAAATGATAAGAGTAAATTGTCAATCAAGTTGGTTGAAATAAATATTTTATAAAATGTTTAATATTGATTATAACGGTTGCAAATATTAAAAAGGATATGGTAAAGATGTTGAGGGTAGTATAATGAACTATGGTGAAATATGTAATTGTAATAGATATTTTCTTTGTGAACATAGAATACAATGGATTGTGGACTTTATTAAGAAGAATTATGTATAACGGTTACAGATATATTTAGTTTTTTAATTATAATAATATGGAAGAAAAATATTTAGAACAATACAGAAACAACGGAATTAATTTTAATGAAACACAGGAAAAATTAAATATATCTGTTGTTATACAACGTTTGATTGAACGAAAAGAAAAATTGTTAAGAGATGTAGAATACTACGATTATTGTGTGAATGGAGGTGCTTATTTTCGTGAAGATGTTACTTATTACATTAGAACAATAAAGAGTAGATTAGTAGAGTTGGATTATCTTTTAGAAAATGTTGTCTAACGTCCTGGTGTATGATTAGTTTTAATTAATTATACCCATGAAAAAGGAAGTAAAAATAAAAGATTTTGTCAACAAACGTTAATTATTATGGATGAAGTTAAAATGTTTTTATTCGCAAGGTGGATAGCTACTTGTTACGCTGATTCACATTTGGATAGTAAAATGAAGTGTGAACACGATGAAGGATTTAAAGAAAGTGAAGCAATATCTGTTTTAAATAGAGAAACAGGATACTGGTATAAGGAACAACTAAAACATTTTAATGATGTTGTATATCCAAATTACCTTGAAAACGGAACTGTTGATAATACGAAGCAGTTTTTTAATGTTTACTAACGGTTGGGTATATGTATGTAAAACAAAAATTATAACTATGAAAAAAGAAGTAAAAATAGAAGATTTTGTTAGCAAAGATGAACTTGATGCTATGACAGAGACAGAACGTGAAATTTATGATAAAGTATTTCTGATGAATAAACAAAATCTACAAGGATTGACTGACGCACTTGATATGATAAATAAAGTAAAAGAAAAAGATGGTGGATAATTTTTTATATCATATAACTAAATTAAAATAATTGTCCATATGGAAAACTCAAAATATTTAAAATCATTCGGAGAACATTTGCGTCAATTAAGAGAAACTTCAGGACTGACACAAAAGGAAGTTGCTATTAGACTTTCTGTTGATAATTCTTTACTTGCTAAAATTGAACGCAATGAACGACCACCAACAAAAAAATTCATAAAAAATGTTGCATTGTTTTTCAAGGTTGATGAAAAAGAATTGCAGAATGAATTTTTAAGCGACCAAATTGCATACAGAATAATTGGAGAAAATGCTGATTTAAATATTTTTAAGGGTTGCAGAAGAGAAAGTGTTTTACTTAAAAAACAGAGAAAAATGTTAACAAAGGAATATATAAAAGAATTAAAAGGCAATGGCAACGGTGATATTGACCATCTGGTAAATATATTTCAAGATAGTGCTTCCTTGACTTTTATACTTGAAAATCTTGGTCAGTTGCCTAAAGACTTTGATGGTAGTTTCTTGCCTAATCTTTTATCTCATAAAAATGCAAATGTTAGGCTATGGGCTGTCAAAACCATTGGGAAATTAGTTAAAGAAGACTATTTGCCAATTCTTAAAAATACAGCTGCAACTGATAGCGACACAAATGTTAGACGCGAAGCAGTATCGTTAATAGGACGAATGAGAACCCCAAAAGGGCAAAAAGTTTTACAAGAGATACTCCAAGACAACGACCCTAAAATCGTATGCCAAGCCATTCGTGGTTTGCTTGTTTTCAAAGGAGACAACAGTATTGATAATAGTTTAAAACCATTGGTAAATCACGAAAACGAAATGGTTCGGACTGTTATTTACAAAGAGTATTTTGCAGTGCCAAAAGATAAAAACGGACAACCTCATACAGAAAGTTACGACTATTTAAAAAATGTTGTTGTTAATGCCGATACAATTGAAACTATGAAATTGCTCAATGATGAAAGCATTCATTTGACTTTTACATCACCTCCATACTACAATGCAAGAGATTATTCAATTTATCCAAGTTATAAAGCATATTTGGAATTTCTTGCAGATGTATTCAGGGAAGTTCACCGTATAACTAAAGAAGGACGTTTCCTTATAGTAAACACTTCGCCAATAATAATTCCGAGAATTAGCCGAGCACATAGCAGTAAACGCTATCCTATTCCTTTTGACATTCACCCATATTTAATGGAAATGGGTTGGGAATTTATTGACGATATTGTATGGATGAAACCAGAAGCAAGTGTAAAAAATCGTATTGGCGGATTTCAGCAACATAGAAAACCACTTGGGTACAAACCTAACTCCATAACTGAGTATTTAATGGTTTATAGAAAATCAACGGAAAAACTTTTAGATTGGAATATACGTCAATACGACTGGCAGACCGTACAGGAAAGTAAAGTTCCTGAAGGTTACGAAACTACAAATGTTTGGAAAATTAACCCTTGCTTTGATAAGGTACATTCTGCTGTGTTCCCAGTTGAACTTTGTAAACGAGTTATTCAATATTACTCTTACAAAGGCGATTTAGTTTTTGACCCATTTGGTGGAAGCGGAACAATGGGAAAAACTGCTAAAAGTTTAAACCGTTATTTTTTCTTGACAGAAAAAGATGAAAACTATTTCGAGTATATGAAATCGAAGAAAACAAAAGAAATGTTTGATACTTATGAAACAAAATTTTTAACACTTAAAGAATTTAAAGAAACAATAAAATGACATTAACAGAACAAGTAGCCAAGAACATCATTCGTAAACTTTTAAAAGGGGATGATTACAGAATTGAAGTAGTAACGCTTAATTATATAAAAACTATGGTGCTTTTTGGTGGACACCTTATAAAAAATACCCTAGAGTTAAATTCCTGAAACAATTAATTAAAAAATATTCCAATGATGAAAAATAATGATACAAATTTATTGAATGATGAAATTTATAATATCATTAATTCAAAAATTCAAGACGAATTTATTTGTAAAACTCTTGATGAAGCTGTTCTTTGGCTTTCAAAACAAGAACATCCTATGGGTTATTCAGGTTGTAATATGTCTATCGGACTATACATCAATATTAATAATAAAAACCTATTTTTATTAAAGGTTTTGATGATGAAGGACTAGCAAGAAAAAAACGAAAAGAATTAAAAAAAAACAATGAAAACTGATATTGAACTACTTAATTTATTCCTTAATGAGGTTAAATTACAATTTCCCGTTAACTTCAAAAATACATATGGCATCCCTCCAGGACTTTGCTACTTATTATTTTTTTTATTTAAAATGAAATTAAATGAAAAAATATCTAACGATGATTATAATAGATTATTATAACTAATAATAGACCTAATAATAATAGACCTTATGATATGTACTGGTGGGAACCTTATATAAGAACCCCTAGAGTGAAATTTATTAAACAACTAATACAATTATATTCTAATGAAAAGACTCGGCATTAATACAGTTCAAATTAAAAAAAGAATGTTAAATACATGTTCATCTTGTAAACATTTCGGATCTCAAGGTTCATTAGGTCTTGTTAAAGATAATTCTAATAACGACTTTAAATCTTGCTCAGCATTTATTTTCCAAGATTTAATAATAATAATTTTTAATGACTATCTTTGTTTAAAAGAAAATATTATGACACTTTGGAATAACGATACTGAAATTCAATTCTTTACGGAAGCGTTAAAAAACTTTGCTTCTCCTGAACAATTATTTTATAATCTGCAAGGTGGATACTTTGCTTATGTCCCAAAAGGCTCAGATGCCGAAGGACAAACTTTACAAAGCAGAAGCTCATTAATTGGACAATTTACAGAAAAATGGAGTAAAACTCTTTTTGAACCAATTGCAAATGAACTGGGACTATTTGCAGTTAACAGTGTAGTATGTGATGAACTCGGTTTATCAAGACAATCAAGTGCAGACCTTGCTTTTTGCACTACCAATCAGACAAACCAAAGGCCTGAAAACATTATACTGCTTTTTGAAATTAAAATGAGTGTTGTGTCGAACTACAAGTTTACACAGCCGAATAAAGTTGAATTCATTGGCGATTACAAGCAACATAAAGGCAATCCTGCATTACTGCGTTCTGACTCAATGTTAAAAGCAATAGGAAAGTCTATAAACATTCGTGTTTCAGGTATCGCTTCTACAAAAATACCAGTTGTAGTTTTGGGTAACAGCCCAATAACTGAAAGTTATATTAAGAAAGTAGACTTTCTGAAAACTTCTGGAGTTATTCAAGGTTTTTGGTCGTTAAATCCAAAGCCAACTAATTCAGACTTTGTTAAAAACACTTCAAAATTAGGATTTCAAACTATCCTAAACGGAGAGCAACTACTTAATAACTGCAAAGAACTTGTAACAAATGATATGAATTATTTTTCTTCTATGATTTCAAAATTGAAATTGGGTGAAATAATTCGAATTGCAAGCCAAGAAGCAACTGACATTGCTAAAGCAGAGAAATTTTTAAACTTAATCCGAAGCTAAAATGAAAAGACAAAACGGAACAGAGACAAGTGCTTTCGGAACAAACGGAAGAATTAATCACGATAGTTCAAAATTTTACAACTCTAAATTATATTCAGAACTAGGGGACAAAAAAGTACTTGATAAAAACGAAAATGATTTTCCCGATAAATTGGAGAATAAATTTATTCTTGGCTCTGCCGAGAATATGAAAGAATTGCCTGACAATTCAGTTCATTTGATGATAACTTCACCGCCCTACAATGTTTCAAAAGAATATGATGAAGATTTATCTTTAAAAGAGTATTTACAACTTCTTGAAAATTCATTTAAAGAAACTTACAGAGTGCTTGTTAATGGTGGTCGTGCTTGTATAAATGTCGCTAATCTTGGTAGAAAACCTTACATCCCTTTATCAGATTACATTTCAAAAATGATGTTAGATATTGGTTTTAATATGCGTGGTGAAATTATTTGGAATAAAGCAGCAAGTGCAAGTCCTTCGACAGCTTGGGGTAGTTGGCAAAGTGCTGCTAACCCAATTTTGAGAGACATACACGAATATATTTTAATTTTTTCTAAAGGCGATTATAAAAGAGAAAAAGGTAAAAAAGAAAACACCATTTCAAAAGAACAATTTATGGAATGGACAAAATCAATCTGGACAATGAATGCAGAGAGTGCAAGAAGAATTGGACACCCTGCACCATTTCCCGAAGAATTACCAAATAGACTAATTCAACTTTATTCATTTAAAGGTGATATTATCTTAGACCCATTTATGGGTAGTGGAACAACTGCTGTTTCTGCTTTGAAGACTGATAGAAAATTTGTAGGATATGACATAAGCAAAGAATATATTGACCTTGCAGAGAAAAGAATTGAACCGTTATTAAAACAAACAAAGATAGCATTTAACCTGACAGTATTGGAAGAAGAGCCACAAACCGCTAACAAAGGCTAAAATCAAGCGGGCAGAAAGTGCTAATTTGAAGGGTATTGCATCTAATAAACTTCATCGTAAATTGACAGTGAAGTTCTCCGAAATGCCCGCCAGCTTTTAGCCTCAACCGTTATGCACAAGTGGAAAAAAGACAACGACACAGTAAATTGACAATGAAAATGGAATATTAACCCACATTGCAGGGTTTTCCTCAAAAAATGATAAAAAAGCTGTTAATAACCCGGAATTTATTAACAATGATCCAATTTGCAGAATAAATAACCTTTGATAATCAAGTGTTTGCGTTTTTAGGTTACTTGATTTTGTAAATGTTGTACCCCCGCTCTTGTTGCTGATTAACAAACAGTTGCATAGCTTTACGGCATGTTTGTCAAGCCATATATTAAACATAACAAGACAACCGGTGAGCGTTACACGGTTTACAAGCTGGTTGAAGGTTGCCGTGTGAACGGACAGGTAACCCACCGGATCATTGTAAGCTTTGGCCGGCTGGATGAACTGGACACTGATGACCGGAAAAAACTTTTGGGGCGGCGCGTGGAACAACTAATTGTAAATGGTGGCAACACACTTAGCATCAGCCAGGCCGACGGGCAGGTAGAAGAGCTTGCGCGCTATTATTACGAAGAGGTAAAAAAGAGAAGGCGGTACGATATAAAGCAGGGGAAAGCCGATTGGGAAACGGTCGATATGTCCACATTAAAGAACAAAGATGCCCGTGAGGTTGGGGCCGAATGGTTGTGCAGGCAAGCCTTTGACCAGTTGGGCATTGGTGGTTTTTTGCAGCAATCGGGATGGGACCAGCAGGAAATTGCGCTGGCTGCCACACATATCATCAGCAGGGCGGTATATCCGGCATCGGAACTGAAAACTGTTTCATATATAAGGGAGAACTCAGCCATAAGCGAGATAACCGGGGTTGACAGGGAAAAGGTAACAAAGGACAAGCTCTACGGCATATCGCATAAGCTTTACCAGATCAAAGACCCGATGGAGCAGTACTTGTCAAAGCGTACCAACGAGTTGTTCGACCTTGAGGACAAGATCATCCTATACGATTTGACCAACACCTATTTTGAAGGCCGGATGCAGGGCAGCCGGGTAGCCAAATTTGGCCGCAGCAAAGAAAAGCGCAACGATGCCCGGATAGTGGTACTGGCCGTAGTGGTGAACCGTGAAGGGTTTTTAAAATACTCGAACATTTACCAGGGTAACATGGCCGATTGCAAGACACTGGAGGGGATAATCAATGCAATCAGCGCACAAACATCTTTTTCACACCGCAAGCCTATCGTAGTGACCGATGCCGGTATTGCCACCGATGAAAACCTGCGAATGCTCAAGGGCAAAGGGTTTGAATACATGTGTGTTTCACGCTCCTCGTTAAAAGAGTAAATGATTATCGTATTCGATACCTAAATTCATTTTTTGATGTTACGCCAACAATAAGTAATCGATCAAAAAGAGCTTCGCCAAAATATCTCCTATTGAATTTATAGCAAAACTCATTCAGGTAGCCTTGCAAATATTCTGGTTTGATGTTATGGTGTATATCCAGGATCATTCTTTTTGCATTGCTAATTGCCAGGTGTACCCATGGTAATATTTCCCCTACTTTTTCTTTGGGGATTACCTGTGGCTGATGCATTGAAACAAGGTTACCCAAATCCCTGTAAGAAGTAGAATCATCCGTGATCAAAGTTGATCCGGGTGAAACATTTGCACTGACCTGCTCATTTATGGTGCCAGCTTTAAGGTCCGGGATTACCTGCATCTTAATAAACCCCACCTTCCGTGGTTTACCCTTTTTTGACTGTTCTCCTTCGACCTTCTTGCTTTCAGCCATTACCAAAACTTTGGTCTTCTTTTGGCTACCCCTTCCCCGCTTCCTTGGTTTATACTTTTCTTCAGGTTTTATTTCGGTTGAGAAAAAGCCTTCATCCAACTCAATCTGACCGGAAAGTATATATTGAGAATCTCTTTTACCCATCGCTATTCTGAGTTTATGCAGCATTGTCCAGATAGGCTCGTAGTATTTATGCCCTAATTGCCTCTGTAATTCCAATGCTGAAAAACTCTTCTTCGTTGACGTTAGAAGGTGCATGGCAACAAACCAATAACGAAAAGGCAATTGGGAACCATGCATAATTGTACCACTTCGTAAAGTCGTCCTTGTTTTGCATTTTTTACATTCATATTGCCACTTGTCCCTTTTCCAATAATGGTCAGTGCAGCCACACCGTCTGCATATAACCCCTTCCTTGTCCCTGATTGCCTTCAGCTTCAATTTGCAGCTCTCTTCATCGGGGTATTGGCTGATAAAATTAAGCAAGTTCATATCCCATGTAGTTTAATGACCTTAAAGATAATACAATTAGGCACAATATACGATATACATATAATTTTTTTTTATACCTATGCCAAAATGGAAAATTACTTTTTCAACTTCCAATTTAAATTCCGATAAATATATTAATTATAATAATAATATATTAATTGTTCATAAAGATTTCGGTTGCGTTAATCATAACTCTAATTTTGATAAAGAATGAAAACAATAACTTCAATTATTCATCTTTTACCTACTAATTCTAATATCGAATTATCTAAAATTGTAAAAGACGACTGGTGTATTGATACTGAAAATAATACCATTACTAGAGCAAGATTTTATGACCAATACAATTTTCAAAAAATAATCGCAACTACCAATAAAAACCTTTCTCTTCCATCTTTTGATGATTTTTTTTTATTAACCATTTCATGTATAATTTTAATTTTAATATTTTTATTAAATATCCTTTATTAAACCTTTATGATGATATGTCTTTGTTTTTAAATAAAAATAATCAAGTTTCTTTTTATTATACTGATGTATCTATTAAAGAACAAGCTTTAAACTGGTGGAACAATCTAGAATTTATAAAAAAATACATTTTAACTCCGATAATGACTTCCAAATGTCTGAAAAATCTATTATTGAATTGTGGACAAAACTTTTTAATGTTTGCAATTGTATGGAATTAACTTGCGATGTTTACGAACCTGACCAACAAATACTTAATAAAACTAAATTATCCGCTCAACAACATAATAATATAGAAAATATTGCCAACTCTTTATACCCTAACTGGTACTCAGACTATGAAGAAGGTCTAAAAAGAAATCACTTCATTTTAGGGTTTGAAATGGGAATTAATTATAATCCATCACTATGAGAAAAAACGCTAAATATAGATTTATCCCTTGCTGGTATGAAGAATCTTCTGATGAAATATTCGGGAAAAACTGGATATATCATATCATTTTCAAACTATTCCTATGGTTCGATATTTTTATCCTTCTTAAAATCGAACTCCCTATATGGATCGATGAAAATCAACAATAAACTATCTAAATTATTATTCATAAAATGTTTAAAAGCTCAACGACCGAAGAATTTATTAAAAAAGCTATGGAAGTTCACGGGAAAAAATATGACTACTCAAAAGTAAGTTATATTAAAAATTCAATTAATGTAATTATAATATGTCCTGTTCATGGAGAATTTCTACAAACACCAGCATCCCATTTAATAGGATCAGAATGTAATAAATGTAGTTTAATTAAAAGAGGGTTAAAAAGAAGAAAAACCACTGAATTTTTTATTGGAAAAACTAAAGAAATTCACGGAGATAAATATGATTATTCTAAAGTAGTTTATACTGGAAATGATAAAAACGTAATAATAATATGTCCAGAACATGGAGAATTTAAACAACATCCTAGTAATCATGTATCGGGAAAAGGTTGTTCAAAATGTGTTGTATATCCATTATCTATAACAACTGATGACGTTATTGAAAGATCAAAAGAAAAACACGGAGACAAATATGATTATTCTAAAGTAGTTTATAAAGGACCTAATACTAAAATAACCATAATATGCCCCGAACATGGTGAATTTAAACAAGACCCATATAAACATATGAGAGAAACTGGATGTCCTAAATGTAATGGTGGTGTTAAACATAATATTAACGATTTTTTAATAAAAGCTAAAAAAAAACACGGAGATAGATATGATTATTCTAAAGTAGTTTATGTAAATAACACTATTAAAGTTACCATAATATGTCCAGAACATGGTGAATTTAAACAGGCTCCAAATAAACATTACACTTATGATGGATGTCCTAAATGTTCAGGTTCTTATATGGATACTGAATATTTCATTGAAAATGCTAAGAAAGTTCACGGAAATAAATATGATTATTCTAAAGTTAATTATAATAAAATAAAATTAACAATAATCTGTCCAGAACATGGAGAATTCCAACAAATATCAACGTCCCATTTAAGAGGATCTGGATGTCCTAAATGTAATGGTAGGTTTAAATTATTTGTCATATGATGATAAAAAAAATAATAATAAAACCATTTAATATAAAATCAGCTAATAAATATAAAGAATGGTGGAAAAATAATGAAAAATTTTGTAGGGAAAATAGAATCCCTAAATATCCAGATAATGTTTATGGTTAAATTGAAAGAAGAATACAAAATTAATAGATTTATTCAAAAATCAAAAGAAGTACATGGAGATAGATTTGATTATTCTAAGGTAATTTACATAAATCCATATACCAATGTTATTTTAACATGTAAAAAACATAACTTAGATTTTGAAATATTACCCGCACATCATTTTAGATCAAATATATCGTGTGATGAATGTAGAAAAACCAAAAATAATGATTTGTTTATAAAAAGAATTAAACTTAAATACGGAGATAGATATGATTATTCGAAAGTAATTTATACGAGCGCACATGATAAAATAATTCTTATTTGTAATAAACATAATAAGGAATTTGAAGTATATGCAAGTCATATACTAAATAAGGAACGTGGATGTCCTCTATGTCATAAAAAGGGTTATGTTTATGCCCCTTATGAAAAGGTAAAACCATTTAATATAAAAAGTATGAAAGATTATTTTGTGTGGTATGAAAATAATTTGCAATTTTGTGAAACCCATAGAATACCCAAACATCCTCATAATTATTATAGTAAAAAAGTTGGGTAATAACCTTATTTTTACGTATCTTTGTGGTGAACTAATATTCATAAAATGATAAATAAACCCGATTTTTTACCATATGATGAGGCTAGAAAAATTGTTAGGTCTTTAAATATAAAAACACAAAGAGAATGGTATAAATATGTTAAGAAAGAAGATTTTCCTATAAATATTCCTAAAGCACCTAGAGCAGTTTATAAAGAATGGGTAGGTATGATAGATTGGTTAGGGACAAATAAAAAACCTTTTGAAGAATGTCGGGAATTTGTTCAGTCATTAAATTTAAAAACAAGAGATGAATGGAAAGAATATATAAAAAGAAACAATTTTCTAATAGACATCCCAAAAAATCCAGCTGAATATTATAAAGATGATGGTTGGAATGGGTGATTGGTTAGGTACAGGTAGAATTGCTAACCAAAATAAGGAATTTGTTTCATAAAAAAAAATATTATAAAACCGTTTAATATAAAATCAATAGTGAAATATTTTGATTGGTGGGATAATAATAAAGAGTTTTGTATTCAAAATAAATTACCTAGAAATCCATATACAATATATGGTAATAAAAAAACTATGAAAGAAGAAAATAAGGTTTGGGTTTCATGGTACGACTTTTTAAGTCAACCTGAACCCGTTAATAGTAAAAAAAAACTGGAGTTAATAAACAAAATAAAAGATACCGATTTATTAACTATGGATCCCTATGAACTAATGATAATCATTGGTCAAGGTAATTTACCCGATGAAATCAGAAACATTCTAGATACCGATGCCGGAACTCCCGATAGAATGGTAGCAATCCAAAATGTAATCGATGATTTATCTGATAATGAAGAAGATATTAATGAAATTATACAAATAGATGACGTTGATATTAGAATTACAGAAAATGAAGAAGATGAACCTACATTACCAATCATTTCAACAGTAGATGAATTCAGATCTATAGATAATTCTATTTATTCTTCAATGGATGAAGAAGCCATTGAATCATTAATCCAATATAAATTCCATAAACTATGGAACTATGTCCTTAATGAACAAATATCAGTAGATAAAATTATAAATGAAACAGGTGGAGAATACTTTAATAAAAAATTCCTTTCTAAAAGAATATAACGATGTTAATCAATGGCACCCTAAAGATAACTATTCAAATTACCTAACACCAAACCTTATGCAGAAAGTAACTGTTCACCGGTTACTAACTTATAAATCGTATGGTAACTGGTCAGGTACAGGAGCTGGAAAAACTTTATCATTCATCCTATCAAGTAGGGAAATTGACGCAAAATTAACTTTAATTATCGTTGTTAACTCCACTACTTCACAAATCGGACAATCAATTATTGACGCTTATCCGGATAGTACGGTTCATTATAACTACCATAAAGGTCAGGTATTCGATAGAACCAAACATAATTACCTGATTTTGAACTATGAAAAGTTCCAACAGGATTATTCAGAAGAACGATTTCAATCACTAACAAACGATAATTTAATTGATTTTGTGGTAATTGATGAGGTTCATAACGCAAAACAACGTCAAGGTATCGATGAATCAATCAGACGTGGCGTATTAAATCGTCTTATGGGTAGAATAAGGGAAAATAACCCTAATTTATACACATCAGTTATGTCTGCAACTCCCGTTATAAATGACTTGTTCGAGGCTAAATCATTACTAAAACTATTAACGGGAAAAGAATACGATGATATTGATACAAGAAGAACTTTAAATAATGCCCTGAAGATATACCAACAACTGTTCTTAAATGGGTTAAGATTTAAACCAAAATACGATCTTTCAGTAGAAGAATTAACTGGACATAACACCACAGAATTGAATATTGATGGTACACACCTAATTGATGATTTAATTTCAAATAGATTTAATTTACTTGCAACTGAAGTGGTTTTGTTAACCGAAAAATTAAAATCCATTGATTATTATCTAAGAAAGGGTGTTATAATATATTCACACTATGTTGATAACATCATAAATAAAACTAAAGAATATGTCGAAAGTAAAGGTTTTACGGTTGAAAGATATACTGGCGAAGAATCTCTTGAATATAGAACCGAAACCCTTTATAATTTTATTAATGGTAATATTGATCGCTTCAGACCCAATTACAACAGGTGTAGACGGTTTACAGAAGGTTTGTAATAGAATGTTTATCTTAACATTACCCTGGACAGATTCAATATATACCCAATTAAAAGGTAGAATATATCGTCAAGGTTTTAATCCTCAATTTAATCATGTGGAAATTGTTATACCACAAGTAAGAATAAATTTAGGTGATGACGAATTTTGGTCATGGGACATTCAAAGACTTATTTAAAAATAAAAGAACTTTAGCCGATGCAGCTGTTGATGACCTTGTTCCTTCTAAAATCCTACCTACAAAGGAAACCATGCATAAGAAAGCGATGGAATCATTAATCGCATGGAAAGAAAGAGTAAGTAAAGGTAATATTCATAGTTTTGAAAGGGAAAATATAAATATAAACCTTTATCCCGAACTAAGTGAAGAAGAAAGAAAAAATAGAATCAATTCAGAACTAACGGAATTCAATAAAAGAGGTAAAACCACTCTTTCATCTACAATGAATAAAGAATTTAATGAAAACCCTGATTCTTCCTTTAGATATCATAGGTTAAGAAGAGAAAGTATGAAACATTGGAACGAAATACCTTATCAATATATCGCAGATAAAATTAAAGATACTACTGATGTTGTTATTGACTTCGGTTGCGGTGATAATCAATTTAAAAACTGTATCCCTAATAATAAAGTAATTTCTGTTGACCATATTGCCTTCGATGATACCGTAATCGCTTGTGATATGAAAGACCTTTCTCAACACATTGATGATAAAAGCGTGGATATAGCTGTTTTCAGTCTATCTTTATGGGGTATTAACTATCGTGACTATCTTAAAGAAGCTAATAGAGTATTAATTAAACGAGGAATGATTTATATCGCCGAACAAATACATAATTATCAAACAGAAGAAAGTAATATAGAACTAATTAACTTGATTAATAATGCAGGTTTTGAAATTGTAGGAAAAATTGAAAGAAGAACTAAATTCATTTATATAACTGGAATTAAAATTAAAATACAATTCATAAAATACCCATTTTATTTGTATAATTGTACTTTAAAAATATCTATCAATGAATAATACAATTAAAATTAAAAGAAGAATTACCCAACTTGATATTCTTTCTTTCGTTGAAAATGGTCTTAATACACCTATCATTAACCAATATAATATTTGATGATATATTATTATATTAATTATCAACATACTGACTATTTCAGAATAGATAATGTTCTTGAATCTAGATATACTAATGAAACATTATTTATCTTTAGAACAGTATGAAAAATGTAATTTAATCAAAATTATTAACTAAAGTTTCGCACCAAAAAATATAGTTGATAATTAATAGGTTAATGTTGAAAAAAGCAGCATGATTTTTAATTTATAATATGACTATTAACATTAACGATTTTGAAGAGGGTTTTTAACCCCCTTTTTCTTAACCTTAATATCACCCATCCCAGTACCGATAATCTTTTTAAACCACCTTAAAAACGATTCTGAATCATTTTAAAACACTTATTCTAATAGACATTCTTTGTCGTAGGTAAATTTATCTAATACAGATGGTTACAAAATCTTTAAAATATTGATACTCTATGTTCCAATGTATTACAATATAATTGTATTACCTTTACAGGAATTGTCCTATGTGTAAAACTCGACCCATTTTTTTAAAATTCTCAATCGGGTGTAATACGTTAGGACATAGGTAATTCTCAACCGGGTGAAGTTATAGTTAACAATATGTCATACAATATATGGATTTAATAACAAAAAGATAATTGAAGTATGTAGTTGAAAAAATAAAATGTCAGAATAGTGGGTAAAAAGATAACATAATGTCATACGAAATGGTGTAGGATGAGAATTAAATAATATGTCATACGAAATGGTGTAGGATGAGAATGACAAGGGGATAAAAAAAAAGGATCCAAGTATAACAACAAGGATCCTTAATGAGGGAAAAACGGAGTTTTGTTAACCACGCAATAATTTAGTCTTACATTGAAGAGCATCTCTTAAAGATGAATAGTTCTTACTGGTACGTACTCCGTTTTTAGTAACTCTAACGCGGAATGAAAGACCATCGTAATATATATTATTCGTTACGGGAACATATATAGTTACTGTATTACGTCTTAGAGCGAGTGATCTAGCTTTACGTTTAATACGTCTAAAAGAGTTTTTAAAATTCATAAAATAAAGATTAATGTATATATAAAATATACATAAAAAATATTAAAAAAACAAATAAGTTAGATGAATATTTTCATTAAGAAGTGGACAATAATAGTAAGAACGACAACAGGCCAAACGAAATAAAGTACGAATGATATGGTTCCGGCAATAAGGGATAGAGATAAAACGTCTTTAATCGGATCATCTTTTTTAACGAGCCAGGTTAAGAATGGTTTTTCAGAAAATGGAAAATAAAGATTAATTCCGACAGTAATATAATAGCTTATAGAAATAAGACCGCTTAATATAAAATACCAATTATCCATTAAATATAAATATCAAAGAACTTATAAAACATTAAACATAAGTTTATAAAATTGCCAATTAAGTTTCGGATAAAAGTGGATCCGGTTGAGAATTGCCAATTAAGTTTCGGATAAAAGTGGATCCGGTTGAGAATTGCCAATTAAGTTTTAGGATTAGGTATATTAGTACCAGAATAGTTTATTATTTTATTATTAACAAGATTGAATAATGAAATTAATAATTGGACAATCAGGTTATAAAAGAGTATTAATAATATAATAGGTAACATAATAATAGTAATAATAACACCAACTAAAGACATAAAAAAGTTAAATATGTTCATATTGATAAAAGTTTAAAAATTTCAATACAAGATAATATAAAGATACCGATAAAGATTAATTTTAATGGTACGATACCTAGATAAAGAATTTTCTCCAGTGTATTTTGAGGTTTAGATTTTACGTTATGTAAAATACCGATAAGAGAAAGAATAATAATAGTAAATAATAGAAGTAGTTCAAATAAAATTTCCATAGTAAATATAACCCCCTTTTTCTAATAAATATAAGAAAAAGGGGATTAAAAAACAAGGATTAGTCATCAAAATATTCGTCGTTAATAAATTTGATTTTAAATGATACTACTTTATCGTCTTTTTTAGCAATATAAAGGTCATACGACCCATCTCCGTATCCTGACGTAGATACAACACCATGTTCGATTACTCCCCATGAATCGGGTTCATTTATGGTTAAAGAACAAATTTTGCTATACCATTTATTCCCGTCATTTTTGGGATATTCATCATCGAACGCTGGTTCGATGTCATACGAATCAGAATCATCATCGTTTCTATAGTGGTTTATATCGAATATACCAGCTTGTCCAGAATCTACACCGATAGTAAAAGGGGTATTTTGGTAATACAAATCATCGGATTTATGGTTAACGTGAGTGGCGACAAATTCAGCAACTCGTCTTCCCCAACCTTGGTCTTTAGCTTTAATTATGTTAGCGATATATTCACCGGGTAATACATCATTAAGAACACCCTGACACCACGTACCTAATTTATAACAAGGGTCAGATACAACTACTGTTTCACCTAATTTAAATTTTTTCATTATTAAGAATTTAAAATGTTATACAAAGATAAAAGAAATTAATCAAAAATAAAAGATAATTCTCTATGTGTCTGACATAAAATGTCTTTACATAATTTATCAGGAATAGAGCTACGTTCAAGATACGATTTATGTTTAACGACCCCTTTAGGTTGTTTTTTATGATCATATCTTTGTTGAAAAGTATCGGAATGATGGCAAGTATTTGTTTTACTTTTCTTAGGGCACCATTTAAGGTTAAGTTTTAAATTGCTAAAGATACTTGTTTCTTTACGATATTGTGAACCATATTTGCAATAGGTTGTAATATTTTCGTAAAAAGTTGGTATCAATTTTTTGAGATAAAACCTCATATAACCGGTAGCGGGATTTTCGATAAAATAAATAAGGTTAGGATTTTGAACCTGGTAGTGGTTAATGATATCGACAGTTTTAATTAGGATATCGGTGTGGGTAATTCTTTTTCGAATTATTCTATCAGGATATTTAAGTCTTTTATCAATGGTAAAATTGGTTCTAGGTTTAATATCTACAACTTTGCCATTTAACTTTATGGATTCCCAGTATCTATTTCCACCTCCTTTCATAGCGGTTACAATGCTCCATGTTTCGCAAGGTGGTGAAGCCCAAATAACATCGGGAATAAACCCATTGATGTCTTCAGGGTTGAATTGAAGAATATCAATGGGTATATCAATGTGATCTAGGTTTAGAATGTCCAATGATTTAACATGGTAACCCAGATTTTTTGCCATTTTACTTATGCAACCGGATCCATCGAACAGGACTAGAATCTTTTTCTGTTCATGTTTCATCAAGTAGTTATCAAATAATTTATTAAACATTTTGATAGATGTAATTAAATTTTTGTAAAGTTTTTTCTATTTCATTGGACATTGCAACATGAAGTTTTTTAATAGCACTATCCACTAGATTTTGGTTTTTATAAAGTTCATTCATATCGTCACCTAAATCTGTAGTTTTTCCGGCGATAATTCTGATATCTTTGATATCGTTTTTTTTTCTATAGAATATAGATCTAGCATAGATGTATTCACGTGAAATAGCGAATTTCATTTCTGATTGGATCATTTCACGACATCTTAATTGAATTATTAGTTCTTCAATTTGAGATAGTTCAACAAGCACATCTTCGATTGATTTAACGTTCAACAGATAGTGTTGTTTGATAGAATTCAGTTGATCAGATTCTTGAATAGATAAAAGCATATCGGTATTCAAAAATTTGTCATACGCGTGTGGTTTCATAGAATCCCCTATAATGTTTCCAAAAACCATTGTTAATAATTTATTGCTTCTTGACATAATAAATAATTTTTTTAAACAAAATAAAAGGGGGAAAATTCCCCCTAATTGGTAATACAATTATTTTTTAAAATTCTTCATCATCTTCATTGTGTTCACAAATTTTTATGAAATCCTCTTCAGATGGTAGTTCAGAGAAATTGAAAACGTGTTGTTTATTCCAGTTAACGGTAAAGGTTTTATTATCCAGGTCGACACAATAAGTACCTTCGCAGAATAGTCCATCTATTTCAAAAGATTTTGAATCTTGTAACCAAATAACATCATCAGTTGAATCATTGATGATATTTAAAATATCGGCACCATGATCTCTTGAAAAATTAGGATACTGTGACCGCTAGGATAGTGGTACCATTGTCCATATTGAGCTACTTTTATTTCACCCTTATGTATTACTTTGGTTAACCCTCTTGTTCCCATACGTCTGTGGTATTAAATTGTTTTTGAACTTCGTCCAGAATAGTACATAAATCCTCAACCGAATAAGAATTTATGTCACCCTCTATTTCAGTACCAATTTCGTCTTTAGCGACTACTTTGCCGAAGTTGTGAATTTCCACAATGGAATCTTCACAAATTACAAATGGATTTTCACTAAAATCCATAAAATCCTTACCCTCACAATTAGATAGAATTTCCTCAACCAATAAGGTTTTCAATTCTTTAATTTTTTCTGTAAAATACATAATTTTAAATTTTAAATTGTTATACAAAGATAATAGTTTTTTTTAATTATACCAAAAAAATAAAACTTTATTTAGTTTTTATTTTTGAAATACCATTTTATAAATTCTATAACATAATAATAAGCAGTTTGAATATCGACACTTATATACATTCCCATTTTTATTTTTTGTTTATACAAAGATAATTCTTTTTTATGAATGTACCAAATATTTTCGATATTTTTTTTACGCGGACTGAAGGTTAAAAACTTAAATGGCAAATGTAATACGAATCGCCATTTAAGTTTTGAATCCAGATGATCTATATCTGGTTGATTAAAGCAAAAAAAAGGTGTTCATTTTGAACACCCTCTTTTTTTATTGAATAACAAATTTATTATCAGTAGTTAGTTTGTTTCTAACTTTTTTAAACTTTAACCCGACAATAACATTTTTGGGGTCTAAGTATCTCATATCATATAAGTCACCGTTAATTACTTTAAACCCGTTGAAAGTTTCAGGTACATTTTTAAATACCATAGCTACACGAATATTATTATTTAACATTTTAATACATTTATCCATATTGTAACCGTTATATGAATAAGTTACATCGTAGTTAGGATATTTTTTCATTAGTTCTACTCTACCAGAAATTTTAGTATAGTCATAAAATTGAACATCTGGAAACAATTGTAATACGTTTTTTCGTTTACCATTTATTTTAGTATAAATTGTTTCGGGTGAAATATCCGACGTATTATTTAAACGAACACTAAAACGTAAGCCCAATTTATTAGCTCTATTTTTAGCTCGGTTAATTTCACTAATAACCCAATTACAAAAAAATGAATGATGTTCAAAATACAACCGGGTCTTTTTAATTCTACAAATATTAATACGGTTACTTTTATTAGACCGGTTACGACCTGACTCATTTAAACACATAGCGGTACACTCATCGGTACGTACAGAACATACTTCATATCCACTCATATTAGCCGGAGAAAGATAAATACTATAAACCATTTCATTATATTTCTTCGCTTTCTCATGTTTGGTTGAGTTATTAACCTTACCTAAATAAGTAACACCTGATAATTTTCTCGCTAGTTTTAACGTTGTAAATTCATACATATTCTATATTTTTTTTTTGTTTTACAATACAAAGATAATACTTTTTTATTAAACCGCCAAATATTTTTTCTTTTTTTTTTATTTACTGAAGTGGGACTGAAGGGTTAAAACTTAAATGGCAAGTTAAATTTTGCCAATTAAGTTTTGTGACCTGAAGACAAAATAAGATGGTTATAACAAAAAAAAAGGTATCCATTTCTGAATACCTTTTGTAAATTACAAATTGTGTGATTATTCAACTAAATCAAAGAAAATTTCTTTTCCTTTACGGGGTTTAGTTGTTTGCATAATAACCCTGTTGCGAGCCCACGTACCAATTAAAGGATGCTGTTTGCGATAGTCACCACCGCCTCGTCCGTTACCCTCACAAGTTAATAAAGGTAAAGGGTGAATACGATACTCATAATCTTCATATATTTTAGTAACAGGTACTTTTTTCAAATCAACCCATTCATTTTTATCCAGGTTAACCAGATACTTTAATTTTCCGTCATACTCTGGTACAGTTGGTTTAATGTTATTTTCGTGAACCATAGAATAAATGTTACCGATTTCTTCGCCTTGCTCGTTCAGTTCGTTATCTGCATAATCGCCAGCCCAAACAATACGGTCACCGAACCATTTTCCACCTTTTGAAATAAGACGTTCAACCACATTCACAAAATTGTTACCAATCCAGGAATGTTCCATTAGTTTCAATCCGTTACTAAAATCGTGTGAATACACACTTTCCATTTTATCCAACGAAGTTGGCATGTAATACTGACCCATAATTTTTAAGTTTTAAATTGTTTATACAAAGATAATTCATTTATATGAAATTACCAAATAAATTGACAATTATTTTTTAAATTACTTGATTAATAATAAAATGAGGTACATTTTGTTTTATGATTTCTTTATATAAAGCGGATTTCATAAACATTGATAGAGGTTCATGTCCGAAAATACTTTTTGGTTCTATTTCTCTGTAAAATATTACACCAGTTTCGTTTATTACATCTATGTATGTAGAATAATTTAAACCTTTGGTATCAACAAGTAAATTACTTAATTCAGCAATTTCTTTTAAACCCTCAGTTACGGTGAAAGTAGCCACGTAATTTCTTCCATCTTTTAAAACATAGTAACTAAAATCAATACCATTTATAGTTGCGGTATTATCTTCACCCTCACTTATTTCACAATCTAAATATTTTCCTGTTGCTTTTCCATTAAACGACCAGTGACCCATACCATAACTAACACCAGTTAATTTAGGGTGAATTTCTTTTACATCTTTAAAAAGTTCAATGATTCTAGATATAATTGGTACTGCAATCATTGCTTCTTTTTTTTTCAATAAGTTTATAAACTTTTTGTTTTTCCTTTTTTAAATCAAATTTTTTCATTTCTATAAGTTTTAAATTGTATATACAAAGATAAATGTTTTATATGAAATAACCAATTATTTTAATTGTTTCAGCTCCGGATCCAAGGTTTTAAATATTAATTGGCAATTATTTTTGCCAATTAAGTTTCTTGAAAGGCCCCAATCCGCATTATTAATGTAAAAAAAAAGGTGTTCATTTCTGAACACCTTTTTTAATATGAATATTATACTTTTTTCATTAAAACATCATATTCTTGAATTATTTCAAAAATTTCATCAATTATGGAATCCGGTAAATCTTCATATAAATATCTGTTTGCTGAAAGTTCAATTTCATCCTGGTAAGTAATTGTTCTAACATCGAATAAATTGAAAGTTTCAATCAATTCTGAAATATTATTTCAATCTTATCTTCCTTAATATTAAAAAAAATGAATAGGTGGTACATAATCTTTTGGTTGAAGTTGAATAACAGCATCTTCATCCGATTCGTTTAAATCAACTGAAAATAAATCTTTTGTTTCTACATCTTGTACATAGTACTGCCGGTTGTCGCCCGGGTCTTGTAACCATTTTTCAACTTCCTTTGCAGCACCAAATGGAGAATCTTCCTGGATTGAAATTTCAAAAACAACATTATACGTTTTCATAATTTTAAAATTTATTACCGTTAATACTTTCAATGTCCAAAGACAAAAATAATTCCTCTAAACCTAGTTTTTCAACTTCTGATTTTAATAATGTTTGTATTACATTATCTTTTACATAGATATACCATTTAGGTTTTGCTTTATTAATTAAAACATCAATATCCATATAAGGTACATTAACATTTACTGTTACTCTCCTTATATATCTAACTGAACCTACCTCAACATAATGAGAAACAAGTCTTTTTATTTCTACATGTGTTACTTGACTACGATTTAAAACTTTCATGTCTTTTTATTTAATGTTACAATACAAAGATAATACATTAATATTAATTTACCAAAACATTGAAAATTTTTTTTCTTCTTTTCGAGCAAGTTCACATCTGTATCTACACCAACTTTCCTGATAATCACAACGTTTACCATATTTGCGGTGTAATTTTTTCATTTCATCAATATTATCAGCAGAAATAAAATCCCATATATCATGCCATACACAATTCCATCGTTGACCTTTTGGTGGAATCCATGTAAAAGCATCCGCGTGAATTATGGTAACCCGTGGATCTTGGTATGATGGGGCAACCAATTTAATCACATCCTCAGAATTTTCAATTACTGTGATATGGTCAATTTTTCTTTTCCCATCCTTTTCCAATAACATTTTAACGGTTGTACCCAACCCTAAACCATTAATCAAAACCGTACCATGAGCATAATTATAAAACGGAATAAAATCTGAAATTTCATCCGGTGTATTACTCATAACAATTGTGTTTTTTCTCATTAGTCGTTTATATATACCAGCCGGTACACTACGACCATATTTCATAGCAGAAATCATTTGTGAAAAATCTTCTTTTGGAACTGTAAAAGTTTCCACTCTCCAATCTCCCGAAACACCATCTGGTACATCAATATATACATTCATAATAAACGTTTTAAATTATAATACAAAGATAATACATTTATTTTAAACCACCAAATTATTTCTGAAGAATTTGATGACGGGGCTGAAGGTTGATAAAGTTAATTGGCAATAAAATAAAACACATAAAAAAACCTTTGTATTACCATCCCAATCGGACAAGGGTACAAAGGTCTAAAATTCTATACTCCGAGTTTTTTATCTACCTCTTAACGTATTACCTAGGTAAATAGGTATAAGTAACCATCTCGTTAAAAGTCTTTTGGGTATTGTCACACTTATTTTAATCATGTGTCATAAACATTGTGTAACACCCTCACGTTTATCCAAGTTCCTAAACTCATAGTTACGTGAGTTTCTTACTCATTGGTTAGAGTAACCACAATGGATACAAACGCTACTCTCCATTGCTTGTGTCATTATTTACCCCATAGAGCTTTACTTCCCACACGACACAAAAAGAAGGTTGATAACCGCAACTTTACGTCTTTACTAATACAACAGCACTGATTTCTATAATAAGAAGATCATCTTTGATATCCTTACACGTAAGGACTTTGAATAGTGTTACATTCAATCTCAGAGTCTAATCCCCGGTGGGTTTAACCATCGTATTTTCAACAATTTCATAATACAAATATACAAAATAAAATTCAAAAAAACAAATTAAACACTAAAAGTTTCTACTAACATTGACCTCAATAACTCGTCATCTTCAGTATAAAAAGAATTGTCTTTTGGAACGTAATACAGAATTTCTTCATATTCTATACAATCGTGATTATCCATGTACATTTCTACTGAAGCTTCATCTTCATTTTCCGGTACTCTTACACAGTAGTTCTTTAAAAATTTTGATTAATTTTTTTAACATGATTATAAAATTTAAGTTGTTTTTGCCAAATAAGTTTAAAATTGAAGCAACCCCTTGTGTTTGGGTTTTCTGTAATACGTTTTATTTGTACGATGAACCTTGTGAATAGATTTCCACCCATTTTCAAATGAAAGTTCAGCATCTCTACTTCCTTTTCTATTCGCTTTCACATAATCCATTGTTTTCATTTTATTTATTTCTCAAATTTGTTTTTTTAATTAATTCATTGTGCAATTTTTCTTGCTTAATTGTTTCACCAGGTTTTCCTAGTATATTGTTATACCTTTGGTTAGGTATCAAAATCGGATTTTTATTCTTTTTTTTCATAACAACAATTTTTAAATTTTTTTCCAGAACCACATGAACAAATATCATTCCTTTGTATTTTAGGGTTTACCTTACTGTCACGTACTGGTTTAACCTCATAACCCCGCAATTTTTTAGGTACATCAGGTAAATCAATATCATATACCGGAGGTATATATATTTTCCCAAACGGATAAATTAAACTTTCAACTATACCTTTCATCATTCCAAAATATTAAATTCATATCATACATAAATTTTTTTAAAATTTCACTCATTTTTCCAATATATAAAAGTTAATATTGTTGTAAGAATTACCACACCCAAAAATATTTTACTTTCAAGTAAAAGGTTTTCATTTTTTTATAAAAACTACGGCTATAAACCGACCAATAAAAACCCCCAATATCGTAAATACTAAATTTTTAACTTTCATCTTAAATATGTTTTTGAATGTTTTTTTACAATTTCTTTGTGTTAAATTTCACGTTTTAATTCAATTTTTTTGATTAGTCTCATATATTTTTTGTTTTTATACACAATATATAAATAATCAAAAATTTGATAACCAAACGAACCAATAGAAAGTGAAATTACTGTTGATTTATTAAATTCACCCTCCAATAAATAAAATAATATCGCAAGAATTAATACTGTAATAGTACTAATAATAAATCTCGTAAATAAAGAAACTTGTGTTTTCATTTTATATTTCTATTTATACAAAGATAATTGTTTTATTTATGTTTTATTTAAATACACCAAATTATTTTAAACTTTTTTTCTGAAGAATTTGATGACGGGGCTGAAGTTACAGAAAGTTAATTGGCAAACCATATTACAATTGCCAATTAAGTTTTTGGTGCGAAGACGAGATTCATCGAAAAAAAAAACCCCTGACTTTCGCCAGAGGTTTAATGAACTTTAAATAAAATCTATAACTAAACTAAAACAGACAATTCATTCCAAATGTGTCTTTCTTTTCTACCTGCAACCCCTAAAATTTTACTTTTGGAATTATCAGTACTTTTCATTGAATGTGTGGTATAACGTGTAACCGCTGAAAATAAACCCCAAAGATTGTCACCTTTTGTCGATACCTCAGTTTGAAAATCAAAATCAAACTTTTTAATCAAATTTAATTTTCTGGTCGATAAATCCTCCAACCTTTCCTCAGCCTTAATGTCAAACAGATAGTCAACAACCAATTTCTTAACCTCAGGCGTTATTTTTACATCATTGAATTTATCAATGGTATTGAAAATTTTTCTTTCCTCAACCAATAAAAAATCAATTTGTTTTAAAATTTCATCAATTCGTGGTCTCATGTTCTGTGAATGTCTCAATTTTTCGTCAAGTAAATTGTACCCTCTCCAGAATGAATTTCTACACGATATGGTGAAATAATAATTACCAAAAGCCAATGATGTTGAACCATCAAATGAATTTAAACCAGTTATATAACCTTTGATTGTGTCACCCCCGATATTGTGATCATTTGATTTTAATTGAAAAAATACCTTTTCACCACCATCAAACATACCGCCAGAATGAAATGATAAACCGGTTTTATTCGTTATTTTAAATAACAAATCAAGCAACTCCTCATTTTGATAAGGGTCATAATTTTTGGAATGAACCCCCAAAACTTGGCTTGTATCCTCACGAACTAATGCCATTCGACTGGGTATTTCTAACCCAGATACGGTCTTAATGTTCTCAGAAATAACTTTCCAATTCAGACCACTTTTTTCTAAAATCTCTAATTGTGTCATACGTTTTAATTTTAAAGTTTATACTACAAATACTTTAACAATTCACCAAATTTTTAATCCAAATAAATAATAAATTTTGAACCCATTGGAAAAAATAAAAACATCCTATTATCTAACATAGCAAAAGCCTCATCATTTTTTAAAACCAATTCTTTTGCCTTGCGAATTACTTCTATTTTATTGTTTTTTAATGTCACATCTCTAACACTAGACTCAAACTTGAATATAAATTTATTCATCTTTTCACTTAATTCCTTATCTTCAACCAATAAGATAAGTTTCTCTTTGTATGTTACTCTTATATAAACCATAGCTTTTAATTTTTAAGTTCATTACAAAGATAATACATTTATTTTAAACTACCAAATAATTTTTGATTTTTTTTTCGACGGGAATGGAGCTAAAGTCAAAAACTTAATTGGCAATCGTAATACAATGTTTAATATTGCCAATTAAGTTTCAATTTTTTTCAGGGAAGTCCATCAATCTTAAAATTACAACCGATTTTATCTTTCCATTTAATGTAATGTTTTTTAATTTGTTCAACAACCCATTTAGGGTCAGCTATAATATTCTTATTTTTAAATGTTTATCATTCAAAACTATCAAAGCCCTATTTAGTTCAATATTCATATCTGATAATAACTCTTTATTAGTATTACGTTTATAATTAAGAATTTCCATCATGTAAGGAATGGCTTCTTTATAATCCGATATAATAGACAAAATAGTTTTTCTCTGATATTCTTCAGGAAGTTCAGTATTTAAAATTTCTTTTATTTAAATTCATTTCAATCTTCTATTTGTAGTTCAGCTTCTCTCATACAATCTTCTTTATCATCATACCCGAAACATGAACCAATATATTCTTTTGTACCATCTTCGTTTTTTTTGCTTATTATATAACCATAACTTTCACCGTTGAGATATTTGTCAAAAGTTTTAACCTCACCTATTAATATATTTTCTACTTTCTTTCTTATTTCTTTTGTGATACGTTTTACTCCGTATTCTTTACGAACATCTTCTTTTGTAGCGAATATAAATCCAATTTGACCACTATCCCAAGGACAACTAAAACCAGTCGTATTTATTGTTATTCCACTATGATCATAAATATAAACAGGTAAAATAACACAAACTTTCTCATCTTTTATTAGTGTTTGTTTAAATTCGCCCCATCCATTATAATACATAGGGTTATATGTGTGTTTGTCACCCAAGTTATATTTCCTATGAAAACAATACATTTTTCCTAAATTACAATCTTCTCTAGGGTTACACGGATTTTCATCGATTACAATTTCAATTATATAACCGTTTACTTTCTTTTTTAAAACTACATTTTTCATTGTTCTTATTTTTAAAGTTCATTACAAAGATAATACATTTATTTTAAACTACCAAATAATTTTTGATTTTTTTTTTCGACGGGAATGGAGCTAAAGTCAAAAACTTAATTGGCAATCGTAATACGGTTTACCAATTAACTTTCATTACTCACAATACTCTCTAACGTAACTCATATTTACTCTAGTAATACTCTAAACTCTAAAAATAATAAAACCAAAAATCTTTTGGGATCAGAAGACCGGTTAAAATCTTAAATGGCAAATACAACCTTTAAAAAAAAAAGACCCGATGATTAACCATCAGGTCTTTTTAATGAATAAAATGTTTAAACTGAAAAACCGATTAAATCTTAGGTACAAATATAGTTATTTTATTATTACGTTCTATCATTTCACGTAAAAAAAAAATAAAAATATCTAAAATATTCATTTTTTTTCATGTTGTATTGACTTTTTTTTATTAAATAATAAATCTGATTCGTTGATAACAATCCACATTTAATCAAATCATCAATAGGTTTCTTCTGTACATAGATATTCTAATAAACAAAAATCATTCGACCACACACAAAGTTACACTTTTTCTTCGTATTCCATAACGTATCTAATTTGAATAATTTCATTTATTATTATCTTTTCCATAGTATAAAGATAATCTTTTTTATTAATCTACCCAAATTTTTCACGAATAATTTGATGACTGTAGGTCAAAAACTTAATTGGCAATCGGTATTACGATTGCCAATTAACTTTCATTTTTTTTGAGCTACGTATAACAACCGATATAAACAATTATTTTTCATTATATATACAATCGTAATACAAAAAAAAACCCCTGACTTTCGCCAGAGGTTCGTTGAACATTAAACAAAACATTATGAATAAACTAATGATTGTAACTTCTCAACCGTTGATTTTAAATCTTTAACATCACAAATTTTGTGAAACTTTTGATTTTCGTATGACCAATCACAACCATTTATAATTTCACCCAAACAATTTAAATAAATTTGACTTTCTTCAAAATCATCTAAAGATTCTATTGTATTTATAAAATTTTCTCGACCCATTCTAGATCGACCCTCTTTTATTAAACTAATACCATGTTATAGCCAATTAAAAGTGCGTACACGTTTCAGCTGTTCGTTAAATTTGCAAGGGCAATAATAATCAGAGCATTCAACTTTTGGATTACCTGCTGCACAATCAATACAACGCCCTTTCATCCAAGTATCGCCTTCAAATTTAACTTTCTTAAATTGTAATCTCCAAAATATTCGTTTTATCAGTTTCATAATTAAATAATTAACTGGCTATAACAAGCAATATAAAACAGTTGCCAGAAAACTGCATCATATTTTGAAACGTCTTATAAGGCAACCGTTTCATATTGCCGACCGATAATAATCGAAATTATTTTTTTCAAATTTAAATTTAAAAAAAGACAAACCAGATAATAATGAAATATCATAATCACATTCATATGAATGATAAATGTCATTTGATACATCAACAGAACAAAATTCTTTCTCATCACAATATGAATACATTTTTAAACAAAATAAGATAAATTCCTCTGTTATTTTAACACCATTAGTTGCGATATAAAAAGAACTAATTGGAATATTTAATTCTTTTACCCTATTCAAAAAATAATTCATAATAAGTACATTTAATGTCGGTTCACCACCTGTAAACGTTACGGTACTAATACTGTCAACCTGAATTAAAAGTTGATCAATGTAAACCTTTGAAATATTTTTATTCATCGGTTCACCCCTCAAACAATGTTCACACATTATGTTACATTTTCGAGTTACTTCAATCATTAAATTTCTAATTTCCATTTTGTTTTATTTTAATGTTCTATACAAAGATAAAACTTTTTTTATTATATAATCAAATTTTTTATCGGAATTAAATTGATTTTTTTTTCGGGAATTAAGTTCCAGGGGACTGAAGTTTCATAAACTTAATTGGCAAGTATAATACGGATTGCCAATTAACTTTTTGTTTTTTCTCTCTGGTCCTTCTTTAGGTTATTTCTGTTTCTCGGTACAATATATTTTTATCGTCTCGGTTTATTAATTAATTTTTTGCCAATTAAGTTTTTGGCACGAAGACAAAAAAAATCCCCAGTAACGAATTACTGGGGTAATCGTCAGGATACCTAACACCATACCAACCATCCTGACTAATTTGTAAATTCTTTAGTTTCCAACATTTAAATATTCAACTCTTTGATATATATAATTCCAGAATCTACAAACTATCTAAATATAATATATTTTTTTAAAAAAATCAAGTCTATTGCCATTTTATTTTTAAATTTTAATCTAGATAAGGATTGTTGCGCACAAAAAAAAAGCCTCGATATCACATCGAAGCTTTTTATAAAACACAAAACAAGTAATTAACAAAACACAAAACAACCTAACAAATATGACCAATAAAAAAAATATAACTGAAATGAAAAAATCTTTTTTATTTGTATTGTAATACAATTTTATTTCTTTATACATGACCATAATTTAAATATAATAAAATAATACTGAAAGAACAATAAAAACCACACCTATTAATTTTAAACCAAAATGTATTAAAATACACCCAATCGTGAATATTGGAAATAAAAATAAACCAATAACCATTAATATTATCTGAACTATCGACATAACTTTAAATTTTAAATATTACACTACAAAGATAATACTTTTTTATTAACCTACAACACTTTTATACTTTAAATAATACACATTTGAAACTTTTTTTTCAACATAAAATTCAAAAAAAGCATCTGACCTTGGATGAATGTTTTCTACATGAATTATTTTCAATGGTTCATTCTCATAAACAAACTCCTCTATAACTTCATGTTTTTTAAAATGTTCTTGTAACGACTTCAAACACATTTTGTAAAAATCTACACCTAATCTGTATTTAACACTTTCGTTTAAAATAAATTTCATCATATCAAGTATTTTAAAGTATAGTACAAAGATAAATGTTTTTTATAAATCTACCAAATTTTTTATTGGAATTAATTGATTTTTTTTTTCGGGAATTAAGTTCCAGGAGACTGAAGGTACATAAACTTAATTGACAAATGTAATACCGATTGCCAATTAACTTTCGTAATTGACTATCTTCTACTACTGACCTAAACCCTCAGAAGTAAATGGGTGTAAATCACGGTCATAAAAATTTTTTTTTTCGGGAATTAAGTTCCAGGAGACTGAAGGTACATAAACTTAATTGGCAAATGTAATACCGATTGCCAATTAACTTTTTGATCGCTATCCAGATCCGGATCGTTAAAACAAAAAAAAAGAGACTTTTCAGTCTCTTTCTTCTTTCACTTTCAACAGATTTTATACCTTGACGTATTTTATACCATTCAAAGTAAAAGAAACAATGTTTTCAATTTTCGGTGTGATAACCATTACTTTTCTTTCCTGTTCTTGTTTTTTGGATTCGGAAACCTTAACCATGTAGTCTTGAAATAATTGTTTTTCAATGGGGTTTCCATCCATTAAAAATTCAACTTTTGGTTGTACTTCGTCGAAACGTTCAACCATTAAATAAAATGTAGTTCCTGTTTTGTCATCGACCAATACACACGGTGAAACATGATTTTTACCACTTGGTTTTTCAACCTGAAAAGTATCAGGGTTTAAACCTTCTTTTTCCATGTTACTTCTGACCCGTTTTTCGTAGTTAACGCCTGTTAAATAATTCGTGGAAGATAGTTTTTTAACCTTACCATAAAACGGATTATTTGTTTTGTTCATCCTTACATCTGTAAGGGTTACAACGTTTATAAAAGTTCCGTTATCAACGGTCTTTAAAACTTCTACCATTTCAGGTAATGAAACATTTACGATTTGTTTTTCAGTTTTCATAATGTTATTTTTTTAACGTTAAACATACCACAAAGATAAGGATTTATTTTAAACCACCAAACAATTTTAAAAAAAAAAGATTATTTTTTCTACTAAAATTTCCCCTTTATATTTGAAACTTAAATGGCAAATTTAACACATTAGATTATTTGAATTTTAAGACCATTTTAAGACCACAAGATTAAAAACCTTATTCCGTATCGACTTTATTTAAAAAGTTCTTAAATACCCCCCATATACCCCCGTATAGGGTATATACCCCCTACC